ATGCGGGTGTTGCAGCCGCGGCCGCGGCCGCAGTTGTAGCGCCTGCCGCGGCCGCGGCCGCAGTTGTAGCGCCTGCCGCGGCCGCGGCAACAGCTGCCGCTCCAAGTGAGAAGATGGACAAATTCATTCAGGATACTATGTTGGTTGAAATGAAAAAGATTACTAATCAAATTGAGGTTGGTGGTTCCCTAAATAACAATTTAGCAGCGCATGACATTACTATGACTAATTTCACGGAATTTGATGCTACAATTACGGTTGCTAAAGACTTCTACAAAATGATTTCAGATGATATTGATAAGTATGCTGACCAAATCCAAGCACGTTCCACCAAAGCAAATCTTGGAACTGCAGGGGATTTTCCGTATGTTACCACAGAATACAATTTTCCTAATATTGATCTGGATGATTATCCCAATGAAACAGTTTTGCCAACGCCTGTTGCCGATGAAAAGATCCAAATATTATTTGAGCACATTACCAAACGAATTAGATATTTGATGAAACATTTGTTTCAGATCTTAACCCATGTGATTGATTTGGGTGATGATGACAAGATATCTAAACATTGGCTTGATATTGTGACCCGGTTAGCTATCGTATTTAAATCCTTTAAAATAGATGATCTAGAAGGGAATAACTTGAATAAAGTATTATTGTTAGATGGATTAAAAAGACAAATAGATGCGGTTAATTTTAATGTTGGTACCATTCAAGCCGACGATCTTATTAAACCTCTTTATGATGAAGTAAAAAAGATTTGTGATGAAATCAAAAAATATTATGCACACTTAGCTGTGTTATGCCGCAAGATTATTACAACTAAAGAAGAAAGTCTAACTGAGCAAGCAGCTAGAAAAGATAGAATTATTGTGGCTGTGACCGAAATTAAACAAATTCATGACAGAATGGCCAAATTAAAGGTCAAGGAAGCAGATATGAATGTTAAACTGAAAGATCAAATAACTGACCAATTAAAAAAAGTAAATCTTGGTACTTTAAAAAATTCTTATCCTGTAATGAAGGCTTTGTATGATGCACCACACACTGGGATCACTTGGGCAACCCCGGCTAATATTTTAAGTGGTGCTCCAGCCACAATTAATAATGCGTCATTTAAGGATGCGACTGACAATTTTTTTGCAACGTTCTCAGATTATGCTAAGTTTGTGGCATTTTTAACATTAACAACCAATTATAAATTATTTATCCCAACAGGAGAAAGCACTGGTGTTGGTACTGGCATTGCTGAGCATGAATTTCCCAATCTTGTAATTCCCCCATCGCTTACGGGTCTCAATGCATCTATAGTTAAGAATACAGCATTGGATCTCGTTGTGGCGACCACCAAATTCGATAGTGAGAGGGCTACATTATTTAAGGATTCTGCTCCTGCCCAACAATATTTAGCTGGTGCAATCGCAGGAACTACGCTTATTAGAAGTGCTATTTTAGAAGATGCTGTTGAGAATGATGATATTGCGAGAGACTATGAAACAGTACTCGCGTCAGCTAAACAATTTGAAGAAAAAACAGGTGGAGAAGGGGGCAATCTACGTGATATTATTCAGCGCGAAACTACCATTATTAGTCAATATACAGACTTCATCAATCAAATAAAGGCTTCATACATTATGGTTCTTGATGGATGTGATCCTTTGTTAAATGACACTCTAAGAAATGCGATGATTAATACTAAATTACAAACTATAATCGCCGATATTAAGGGAGTTGAGAAAAAGGTTGGTGAACAAGGCGTTGTAACTCAAAAGGGATTTGACGATGTTGCAATATTAATTAATGAAAACAAGACCCAAACCAGTAGCCTTGAAAGAAGTCTCGCGGGATTAGAACAAGGTCAGGGATTAAAACTTGATAATATGGCAACTCAACTTTCCGGACTTGCGTCTGGCACAGCAAGCTTAACAAATAGTGCTGCAGTAAATGCCTTAGAAATTGTGGCTCTTAAGACCCAACTTCAGGCTAATCATGCAGCTCACCAGCAAAAAATGCAAACCCTTGAAACGCAACTAGCGGCCACTACTGCTGCTGCTACTGCTGCTGCTACCGCTGCTACTGCTGCCGCTACTCCAACTGGTTCTTCGGGTATTGATCCTCAAATTCAACAAATGAGTCAAGAAATGAACCAACAATTATCAACAATGCAACAACAAAACGAATCATTATTATCAACATTTGAGGCAAAAATTAGTGCCCTGGCAGAAAGTGTCCCACACGTCTCTCAACTGTCAGAGAGGGTTAATGATACTAGAAGTAAGCTTCTAACCAGTCAAGATACTTTCATCCAAGAACAACTTGAACATCAAGGGGATCAAGGTTTTGGATATGATCGATATATGCCTTTCGATGAAATTAACAGGCGACTCGCCCAAGCTGGAGCACATTATCCTCCCCAGATGGGTTTTGCACCATCCCAACATATTGCCGCAGACACTCAGGATTTTTTCGCAGCTATGGTTGACTTATCAAATGCTTTTGAGCATGAATTAAGTGCTGTTGCTTCTGCAGCTGGTGGTTCAAGAGATACTCGTAAGATATCACAAAAGCGAAATAGGTTTGCTCGTTCTAGAAAACATAGTCAAACTCGTGTAATGTCTCTATCACAATCTGGTGGAGCAATCGATGTTGTTACCTTAAGAGGTGCTATTGATAGAGTCCGACTAAAAATTCTCGAAATTAGTATGAGAGGTATTGAAGTTGCCAGCGCCGAGCATATCCATTTTGCTAACTTCATTTTGGTCTTGGAAGATAATATTCAAAAGATAACAGATTTGCCTGATACCGAAATCAGTGATCCTGATCGTAACGCATTATTAACTGATGCAAATCAATTGATTGCGACCATCAGAGACCAGGTTTTTGTTACACATGGACTTGATCCAAACTATCCCGTGGCTGCTCAAGGTCAAATGCTAGCAGCACCTCAAGGCCTAGCCAGAACCACCGGCGAACTGAGAGGTAATGTTAACCCCAATGAACAGTATGTAGCATTTGTAATGATGCCAGAAATGACACCACTTATTGTTAATGCTTTAACCAAAAGCAATTTGCCTCCAGCAGTTGTTCTAGGTCTTAACCCTGGAGACCCTGCACCAGATGTTTATGAGGGACCAGCTCACTTAGGTGGACCTCTCAATTTCCAACAACAGCAACAACAAATGATGATGTCTAGCATGCCTGGAATGGGTGCCCAATCATTGATAAATACCGCTCAGGGTTCTATGTTAGCGCAATATGCTCAATCTGGATTAATGGATGAATACAAGGCCAAAATAAAAGAAATTGCCGGTGAGAATTTCCCAATTGTCATCTCAACTCTTCAGAATGCCTTATCTGAAATTAAAACCCAAATTGCGGACTTGAAACAATTAAATGAAGAACTCCGTGAAATTGAAAGTATTCAAGGTGGTATGAGTGATATTACTTCAAAAATCAAGATGCCTGATATCAAAAAGGCTGAACTCTTTGTGGTCAAGGAAGATAGAACTAGAAAGAGTGTTGTTCCGATTGATCAAGTTCTAACCAGCGATTACTTCCGAAAGGTTCAACAAAGCACTGAGCAAGATTTAGCTAAAATGTACCCCAAGATTGGTTCAGAAGTTATTCAAAAATTGATGGCCAATCCAGGAAGTCAAATAACTAGCCAAACACCGTTTGCTGGATCCACAATTGTTGACCCAATCCGAGTTGATCAATTAATGGCTCAACAACAAATGAGCATGATGCAAAACCCTGGAGCCATGGGATCAATATTTTCTCCAGGTCAATGGCCTCAAATCCCAGGACAAGCCATCAGCGGTCTTCCAATGGGATGGCCTAACCAAGGTCAAGTTGATCCGAGAGATATGTTAGCATTGCAACATATGACCCCGCTCGTCCAACAAGCCTACCAAAGTCAAGATGAGATGGAGAGATTCTTAAATGGTGAATATGGAAGACCATTTTTGGACAAGCATCCTAATGCAATTCCGGTTTTAACCAGTCATATGGGTATGGAATGGCTTCTCAATTCTGAAAGAGGACAAAAATGGTTAGCTGGTAAAGATGGCCAAAAAAGAATGATTGATATTATAAATGCTATTAGATCCGATACTCAACGATTTGGAATGGAAGCACCCGCCCTGGCTCAAAAGGTGGTTGAAACAGTGGCTAACTATCAAAAAACAGCTGGAATAAAGGGAGCCATTGAACAAGTTGGAGTTTCTAACCTTTTAGCTTCATTGCAAGCCACGCAAGGATTAATGAAGCAACCTAATATCAGTAATCCTCAAGCTCCATTTGCTAATCTGATTAAATGAGTTTGATCATAATAAAGGTGATTTAAGGTGATTGATTAACACCATAAATTTAAACTAAAACTTTTTTACTTAATTTTTTAACTTCTTTGAATTTTATTCAAAATGTCTTTCAAAATATTTTGATTAAGCGGTTTGGTAATATATTTATCAACACCATTTTCTAAGCATTTATCCTTGTCTGATTGAAGGATACTGGCTGAAACAGCAATGATGATTGGGTGAGCGGGATCTCTATATTTTTCTCTGATTTTTCTGATGGTATCATGTCCATTCAGGTTTGGCATTTTAATAGAAAATCTACTAAAAAAAAATTAAAATTAAATGTAAAATTAAAGTTTATTCTAACTCATGTCTTGAAGATCCTGTTTCGGGTTCAGTCTAGGAGTTGATCTAAAGATTCACTGTAGAGGATTCAGTCTGAGACTTAGAGCCTCGGTATTGGTTCTTCGGAGCATTCGGGTTGATTTCGTTAAACTGGCGATTTTTCATCACTAGAGCTCCTAGAGCAAGAAGTCTGATACCTAGACCGCGATCGTTGGTGATAACTAGAACAGATTTTTGTTTGACTAGTTCAGTGGCTTCTTCAACAATCGAGTCATCAGCAATTTGATCACCGCTAAATTTAACATCAATGTTAGCAATTGCTTGATATTTAGCTGGTTTATGATCAAAATAAACTGTGATGTTTGAGTTTTTTAAAGTGGTCGCAATCTCAATAGTTTCTTGGATGTGTTTGAGAATGACATCACGAGAATGCCTTCGCGGTCCACCTCCTCTGAGGTTGTTGCCATCAACGATCAACTGACCAAGGTTAGATGGAAGAGTTTCAATCAAGTTCTCTTTCAAGTGATTGTAATCATCCCGTCGTTTGTCAGCAAGTACTCTCTTATTTCTCTTGAGTTCTTTCAACTCGTCAATAGAAAGTTTGCTTAAGGCATCCTTTTGCTCCTGGCGTTTAGTTTGTCGCTCAAGATATTTCGTTAGCCTTTCTGGAGTCATCAATTTGATTTTGCTGAGCTGTCTTTCATCACGAAGAGCTCTTTTTTCTTCTTTTGAAAGATCTTTGGTGGTTAAACGTCTTTTAGCAAGTTCTTCTTGGCGAGCTTGATATCTAAGTTGTCGATCTGGAGACATAGCTTTGACTTTAGCTTCTTTCTTTTGAAGACGTACTTGCTTTTGAGTCTCACGCTCTTGTCTCTTAACTTCTTTCAAAGTAACATTGCGATCATTTGATAACAACTCGATTTGATCCTCTAAAAGATCATAATCTGCTTCTAAATCAACTTCAACTTTAACTTTAGTCTCAGAGTTCTTAGCTGTTTCAGACGGACATGAGAGTAAAAGATCTCTTCTCTCTTTGAGTCTAATCAAAGCAGTTTCTAAACGAAGAATTTTGGTGTTGTAGAAAATCAACTTTTCTTCAGTTGACATATTTCTAAAACTAAAACGTCGCTGAGTCTGTGATTCAACTTTAATAGTCTCTGCAGTATTCATACTACTGATTTCGGCTTCTTTTGCGCATTGCTGAATAGCCAATTCGGTTCGCTTCTTAGAGGTAGCGATGTCCTCGGAATGTAATTTTGTGTCCATTTGGATAATTTGTTAATATATTTTAATTGAAGCATTTTAAACGCACTTCAATTTTTTCCGGATTTCTAGCAACCTGACTTTTTTCAAATTATGAAAAAAACATCAAAAAAACACGTTTTTCACTTTTTTAAATTATTTTTTATGTCCTTTCACCCCCAACGAATTATCCCTTTGTTTTAAAACTTCCTGACTCCTCGTTTTTGAGTATTGCAAGGAACCGTAAGTAACTTTAGCATAGGTGGGAGCTAACACATGGAATTTGGGATCAACTATGCCAAATTTTTTTATAGGGCTTAGGAGCTCTCCTGAAATTGATTACAGTTTATTGCTGAAAAAACGTCAAAAAACACGTTTTAGCTTTGCTCAGGACTAACTCAAGCCCTCCTCCTGAGCCTAAAGTTATAGTACCCTGAACACTCAAACGACTGTAATTATATGCTAATTTACACTTTTGGGTTTTTCAGCAATAGATATGGCCTAAAAACACTTGGTTTGGGATTAGTGTTAGAGAGGGTGTTTTTAGGTGTTTTTAGGGGTGTTTTTGGGACAAACTTATAATGGTTTTAGGGACAACTCAAGCCCTATGGCTGTTTTTCAAAAGTTATTCCTGTCTAGTAGCAAGAATTGCCCCAGCTGAACACTAGCGCACGTAACTAGTATATAGGTCCCAAAGTTTTTGCTATCTTTAGGATTTAAAAATGTTAAATTACTCGCGTAGTTTAAAAGAGTCTAAAAGAGCTAAAATTTTGGTTTCAGTTTTTCCAATCAAGCACACAAAATAAATGTGTGCTGGATTGACCTGTTAAAACCAAGTTTTGGACCCTTCTTTTTGATTTTTAAAATGACAATTCTAGGACGAATCTATGCACTAGGTAGTTTCGAAAAACGCAATACATAGAATTGTCCTAGAAACTCCATGACTTTTTGCTCCTCGCTAGTAGCCGGCAGTAGCCGGGCTGTTTTTCAAGGTATCCCACTCCATTATTTCATCCTAGATAGGCTTCTCGTTTTATTTTAGTCAAAATGAGGAAAATGAGAAAAAACGAGAAGCTAATAATTGCTCAAAAGTGTAGTTTTGCTATCTACCGTAATGAATCCAAGCCCTATTTTTTTTGATAAATGAAAAAAAAAGTAGTAGCCGGCAGTAGCCGACCCCTGTTTTTAGAAGAAGCTCCTGAGATTTCTGCATTAAAATTTCTCCTCATTTTTCGAGTAGCCGGCTCCTCAAAAGTGAGGAATTTTTTCGCTATGGTTTCTAGGTGCCGAGCTCCTATTCTGCAAGAATATCGGAGTAGCCGGCGAGAAATATCTAATGGTATTGTAATCAGAAAATGCAGAGGCTCCTAAGGAAAACTGACAAATCGCTAGCCGGCAGCCGGCTATCTTTTCGGCTACTCCCCGGCTAGTAACCGGCTACTTTACTAGCCGGGCAAAATCGGATGCTCAAAAACATATTAGATTCGCCCCAAATGGGCTTCTCGTTTTTTTTTATGATTTTTTACTTTTGTCAAAAAACAGTAAAAAATTTAGGATTACTCTAAGCATACTTTAGGAATAAGCAACGTCGATTTTTAAGAAAAAATAAAAAAAACTTGACAAGAAACTGTATCTAATATCATATCTCGTCCTGAGCGAAAATGGTCAAAAAGGATAAGAAAAACAGGGTATTTCTCGGAAAAATGAGAAGCCTCCGTGGGAGATAGCCTTGCATAGCGCCATGTGGTTTCTCCTTTTGAGGAGGATACATATTTCGGCCTGCGTTTCACTCTTTTTGACTTTTTTCTTCGTTATTAGTAAGCCATAAATGTTCCATTGTAACTCCTGCAGTTATAGCACAGACGTTAAATTTAATTATGATCGTCACACAAAAAGTTCAAAACATTTAAAAAAGACGGAAATCCCGGAATTATCGGAAAATTTAAAACCGGTCGTCAGTTTGAAATTAAACGCACCTGAAGAATTAAAGTCTTTTAAAAAATGTCCAGACTGTGAAAAAGTCTTTCGGCATTCAAGCAGTTACCATCGTCATCGTAAATATCGATGTGGTACAATCAAAGATGAGAAGGATGAAGAGGATGATTTAATTAGATTAAAGCATCAAGTAGAGTTGCTTCAGCAGCAAATGAAATTTAAAAGCACTATTTCGAACCTAGAGAAGCAAAATGCAGAGCTAGAACGGGATCTAACCATCCAAAGCTGCCACGAAAAATTAGAATATATTGAAAATAATCAGAAATTAATTGTGGCTAACAAAAGTTTAACACAACAAAACACGGTCAATATCAGTAATCCAAGTATTATTTCAAAACAAAATAATCTTAATGTTCACTTCGGTGAAATGATAGATTTAGATACTTTTATTGAGAACTACAGTACGACATGCCCTTTAACTTTTGATGAAACCAAAGTCCTGTTAGAAAATTATCATCATTCGGGAATTAAATCCTATGGACCAGGTCTCTTCGCTTTTCTGAAGAAAAACTGTTCGAGACAGTTAAGTGAATTGATCGGGGAAGAAGTAAATACTCCAATTCTTCCTTTTGTTGTGTCAGATTCTGGTTTGAGAAAACATCTCGAAAAAACCCCCGATGGATGGTTTCCAATCAGCACCAGAGATAAAATAAAAAAATTAGTCGTCATCTCCAATGATCAAATTTATAAATACCACAAAGATTGTATTCCAATGAGCGCCTATGAAAAAGAACTAATCACCAATGCTATTCTCCGGAAATCAGATTATCATTGCGCGCAACTAGCGATCCAAAAAAGAAAAGATGATGAATGCCGAAATTGTTTGCGATCTTTACCCGAATTAACCATCGAAGATTTTGAAGAATTTGATAATTCAGAATGGATGGATGATCAACTGAACGACTCACCAAATGACTCACCAAATGATTAATTTAAGATCATTATTGATTATGATATATGAATGTATTATCTAGCACATTATCTAGTGCATTATCTAGGGTATTATCAAAATTTAACCTTTCACCAAGCCCACCAAGATATATTTATTCCATATATGTATCATTTTATTTCTTATTGGATTGGGTCAGCTATTTTCTTTGGAATTGATTATTATTTAGTTCAAACAAATCAAATCCTAAAGTACAAAATTCAAGGAAATGAAATTATGAAGAGGGGAAATTTAGATTGGGATAAGTATTATAAAACAGCATGCTATGTTTTATGGAATATGATTTTTGTTACCCTACCCTGTTTGGTAGCAGTAGCTCCCTTGATTGAACCTTCGGGACTCAGGTCACCGGAGTTACTTAGTCAAGGATGGTATTGGATTGCGATCAAAACATTTTTAATGATCGTCATTTCCGATTTTATTTTTACCTTTGCTCACTACTCGTTTCACCACCCGTATCTATATAAATATCATAAAATTCATCATGAGTGGACAGCTCCAGTGGCCGTCAGATCAATTTATGCTCATCCATTTGAACATCTTGGGGCCAACTTATCATCAATGATTATTCCGCTTTGGATAGTGAGGTTCCCATTTAATTATGCTGGATATTGGACAATTTTAATTACCTTAAACACTTTGAAAAGTCATTCCGGATTAAATATTAGGCATTGGATCCTAACCGCTGATGACCATGATCTCCACCATAAACTCTTTAAATATAATTATGGATTTACTAGTATTTGGGATTATGCCTTGGGAACATATCTTTCAATGGATGAATATTTAGAATGGAAAAAATTAAGTAGGGCAACTTCAGAAGAGATACCTACCAAAGAGATACCTACCGAAGAGATATCTACCAAAGAGACAGTTGTAGAACAAGAAATATCACTTGATGATATACTATCTGCATGTTGGCCAATTGATGGTAAAAATTCTGATGGTAAAAATTCTGATGGTAAAAATTCTGATGGTAAAAATTGATTTTGATTTGAATTGTGGCAAATATTAGATATCCTATTGCACATCCAACATGCCATGCCAGGAACACGAAGAATATTTAGACAAAATGGAAGAATTGAATTTCAAACATGATAAATATTGTAAAAAGTTACGTATTTTATCAAGTGATATAGAAACATTAAAAAAAAAGAGAGATTCCATCAAGGATAATATTGAAAAAACAAAAAAATTATTCTATTTTAGAAAAAAGGAAACAAAAAGTTCCTTCTTTAAAAAAAAGGAGGAAATAAGAGGTTTCTTCAAGAAGAATAAAATAAGAATCCTCGATCGTAAGCTAAAACATGAAATGGATAACCTAGATCATGAGTTAGAAAGTAAAGTGTATAACCTAAATCATAAGCTACAAGCTTACACAGCTACATTAAAAGATAAATTAAACAAGTTTGAAGAAGATATTCCGGAAGCATTAAATGAAATCAAAAGAAAAATTGAGGATACAAAGAAAGATGAAGAAGAGCGTCTCAGACAGGAAAGACTCCGCCAGGAAAGATTTCAACAAAATTACCACCCACCCACAGCGGCTGAACTAGCAAAAATGCGTGCTGATGAGGATGACCGGAGAAAATGGATAGATGATTTTAATGCTCGTCAAGACAAATGGGTCGGTGAGCAGAACCAACGGATGGATGATGATAAGAAACGTTTTGAAGAGTCTATGGCTAGTAAATTTGATGATTCCTGGGAAAGACGTCAACATCGTTCACCACAACGTATCTTTGGTCCATTTAGACATAAAGAAGGTCATCAACGTATGTTTGGTCCATTTAGATAAAAATTGAAATTAATCTAATTTTTAGATCATCTCCATCACATTAAACCAACATTAAACCAAATAATGGGACGTGTTAAATCAACCCGCTCTAAATCAACTCCAAAGTACGTGCTAAATGAAGCACCATGGAAAAAAATAGGCCGCAGTTATGAAAAAATTACTAAAAGTGATTTGAAAAGATTACTTAAATTAACCAAAGATGATCACAAGGACTTCATTCGTCGTCATCCAAAATATAAAAATTTAAAAGTTTTATCTATTTGTTTATGTCAAGGAGGTGCATTGCATTACCTTGATGGCAAGACTGGAATTCGAGATTTTGACACTTATATTTTCTTCGAAAGGAATCAAAGTATTAGATATCCTTGTCGCCGAAGAGGCTTTGGAGACTTTGGAGAAAGTAAATTTGGAAAAACTTACATCAATCCAAGCAATTCACAATCAGTCAATAAATACACTCAGGCCAAAGGAAGATATGTCGATATCATGGGACGTGAAATCGATAATATAGATAACGATTATGAAAAATCAATTCAAAATTATTTAAAAGAACCAAAATCAGCAACACCTTATTTTCTCTCACAGAAAGCTGCTGTTGTTCTTGAGCCAATCAATGATTTAGGTAAAATCATTTGGCCTTTGAATGCTCAGACAGACGATTCTAATTGAGAAATTCTAATTGAGAAATTCTAATTGAGAAATCATATCAGAAGCTGATGCTGGAAATCCTCCTGGAAAAAAGGAAATCGTAGCGTGAGTTTTATAATTACCAACTACGGGAGTTTCAATTACTAGGGCTCGGCCCATTCTACTAACTTGCAAGTTTTTTATTTCTGTTCCTTGAAGCTCTTGGGCTCGTTGAACAAGGAGGGCATCCGTGACTGGATCACCTCGGAAAATTAATTCGATGTGATAATCCATTCTTTTGGATCCTACTTTGCCAGGATAAATTTCATTTAATTTGGTATCTAAAGAGGTTAAATACTTATAAAATTCTGAGGCTGGGTCAAGAAGTTTGCTTTTTCTTTCACCCTCTAAACGTTGGTCTGGATTTATAAATCTAATTTCCATGTTTTTTAAAAGTTTTTTTTTTATATGATCTTTTGTGATATGTATTCTTTTTAAATGAATGCTTATGTCCTTTTTTTCTAATGGTTGCGATTCTTCCAATTGACCCATCACGATTACCAAGCATAACTTTATATCCTCTTGGATGAAATGGTGCTCCAGTCAAAACTCGTTGGATCTTGCCTTTTTCATATCGTCCAACATATGGTTTGATAGCGATCAGAACAATCGCTCCAATTTTGGGTCTTTCCTGAAACGCTACTGGATGTCTCTGGTAAGATTTAAACCCCATTGAGGTTAATTCTTTTTTAAATGGTTCCTTGAGTCCCCGAGTGTCATAAGTGATAAATTGATAACGATAATAATCTAAAATGAGTCCAATAATTTTTCTGAAATCATCTAAAGTTCCATATTGATGAACCCGAAGTGAGAATCCACCTGATTTCTTTTCCCGAACTCCCATAATGCAAGATTTATTTTTATACCAATCGAAATCCTCTTGTCTTTCAATACTAATCATTATGCTTCTGTTGTGCTTTTAAACTTCTAAAAGATTTAAAATTGAATCTGAAATATTTCTTTGGATAACATTAGACAGCAATATTAGACCGCAATGTTTTCATTCTTAAACTCAACCATCTTTAACTTTAATCCAACCAAAAGTATGGTTAATAATTTTCAAGGATCCCAATCCACAAAGATTCTCTCTGAAATTCCTTTTAAAATTTCTCAAGAATCTTTGCTAAAACCTACATCAGAACCTACCCTAGAACCTACATCGACCCCAAAACCTACATCTACTTCCTGGTTATATTTTTGCCCACTCCCCAGACAACTCTTCTACTATTGTGAACAGTCTAACCGACTTCGCGCAGATCAGATAACCAATCAATTTCAAATTTCTTCCAAAACAAAAACTGAGTTTCAAGCTCAACTTCAGGAATTTTTTGATAAATTTCAAAAGTAAAATTTTCAAATAAAAAAAATTAATTAAGATCGGTTTACTTTTTTCTACTCTTTCTTTTCTACTCTTTCTTTTCTACTCTTTTCAATCTAGGTAGATGAAAACAATCATCTTCCAGTTGTGAATCAAGATTTTCCACCATCGATGGCAGAACCATTGGGGTTGGATATGATAACGATCTTCATTAGATCCTTTCAAACAGCCCTTGGAAGGAAAGAGAATCAGTGGAACAGGTGGAGCAATATTGGAAAAGTATTTAAAAGTACTTTTGCTAGCAGTGCTCAAAAGGTATTGTCCTTCCTGGCGGATGCATTCTTCAGTTGATTTGAATTTAGCATTGGCTGGGGCATTCACACCAAAGTACTCCAGATCACCTTCCTGTAAATCATATGGTTGAAAATAGGTTTTGGCCTGAGCCCAGCGAAACATTTCCATTGGATCCGCATAATCCTCTTCCATTCGTTTGTTAAAGGCATTATAAACACTCCGCTCGATCATAAAGGTCGAATCAAGAAATTTGACCATCATTTTTTGAAAGACCCAATCAAATGTCCAATAGGTGATGATTGTTCCTGGAACATTAGTGTTGACAAACACTTTCTTGGAATAAGGAGATTTCTTCTTTGATCTTTCTAGGTGATGAGCTTTAAGATTAGTGAGCTCCCAGGAATCAAAGATAGCTTCTGGAAATTGATCAACCAAGTTTAACTTTTCATTTTGCAAATCTTTTTGATCAACAACAAAGATTAAACTGGCATTCGGGTAATCAAATTCATTGTAAATATTGTCCAAAGCAACCATAGCTCGATCAATTTGACCCTCGTTAGCAGATTGAATTCGACGAGAGGAGATAAAATAAACATGATTTTCAGAATCAAATCTCAAAAATCTGATTGAAGGTTGAATTGTCTCATCCCCATCTTTGGTGTGAAAGCAAAGTTTGTCAATTTTATAACTGTGAAAGTACATTTGTGGTGTCAGCCATCGCAAAGTCCAAATGCTTTGTGTAATTGAATGATATTGGTCCAACCAAACATCTACTGTTTTTGGACCAGGATGATAATAAATTTTCCAGTAAGCCCAAAAGAAATTTAGATTGCTTTGACGAGGAACAGACCTGATGTGATCTAGAATAATCAACAACCATAGTTTTAAAAAATCACTATAAACCCTAAGTCTTAGTGAAAAGTTGTGGAGATTCATATTGTTTGTAATATTCAGTTTTGTTGAAAATCTAAATCAATTTTTAAGGAAGTTCAACTTCTCCATTTTTTTTGTCAAGAAAAATCAAAAACAAAATGCAAATCCGTCAAAATAAGATTGGGCCTGGAAATCCAACCTACATTATCGCCGAATTATCCGGAAACCACAACCAATGTTACGAGAATGCGGTTAAATTAGTTCATGCAGCACATCAAGCTGGAGCCAATGCGGTTAAACTTCAAACTTATCGCCCCGACACGATCACAATTGATTCCGACAAAGAACCTTTTCAAATTTCTGGAGGAACTCTTTGGGATGGTCAAACACTATATCAACTATATTCAAAAGCCTATACCCCATGGGAATGGCATCAACCTTTAATGGAATTAGCCAATCATCTCGGAATGGATTTATTTTCCTCTCCCTTTGATTTGACTTCAATTGAATACCTAGAGAACCTAGAATGGCCAGCTTACAAGATTGCTTCTTGTGAAATAACGGATCATATCTTAATTAGACGAATCGCTGAAACTCACAAGCCAGTTATTATTTCCTCTGGAATGGCCAGTAAAGAAGAGTTGACTGAGGCCATAACTCTGTTGAAGAATCATGGTACACCAGAAGATCAGATTTGTCTTTTGAAATGTACTAGTGCATATCCGTCAAAGCTCGAGGACGCTAACTTGAATACTTTGGATGATATGATGAAATATTTTGGTGTTTTGGGAGGATTATCAGATCATACTTTGGGAAGTCAGGTTCCAGTTGTGGCAACTGCTTTGGGAGCTTCAGTGATTGAGAAACATTTTACTTTGGATCGAGAATCTGGAAGCCCTGATGATGCTTTTTCGTTGACTCCAGATGAATTCAAAGAGATGGTTCTAAAGGTTCGTGAAACTGAGATGATTTTGGGATCAACTCAATATGGAACAGAAAGTGAAAGTAAAACAAAAAAACATCGTCGTTCTCTTTTTGTGGTTCAAGACATCAAAAAAGGGGAAACTCTAACCTCTGAAAATTTGAAATCTATCCGACCTGGTGATGGACTCCATACTAAATTTTGGTGGGAATTATTAGGAAAAAAAATTAATCAAGACCTGGAAAGGGGTACTCCGATGTCTTTTGAATATGTGGATCAGTGATTGGATCAGTGATTGGGATTCAAACAAATTTTCGATCATGATGAAGTTCCCTGATATATTGATATGGTTCGAGACTTTCAATTAGGTGTATGTATCTAGCTTTTGGTTTTTCTTTTAGATATCTGTAAATGGCGCTTTTTGCATCACCAGAGGCAGTAATGCATATGTGGCCACCGATAGCGCAGAGTCGTGTATCGGTGCAAAGAATGGTTTGCCAAGTTTCGGGACAAATCAAGAGATTTGAGATTTTTAAAGCATGGAGAATCAGGAACAGACGAGATAAATCACGTTTATTCCCATCGCGAACGAAATTATCCAACCATGATGTAAAATAATAGTCAGGTAAAAGTGCCTTAATTAAAGCGTTTTTACTACCACCCGCTTTCATCCGAGCTCTATTTAGCAAGAAAATAGTTTGATTATCATATGACAAATATTGATCTAGCTTAATGTCTTTGAATCTGGCAATTACATCAATATACCGAATAGCTACTTCATCTAATAAATGTTCTGATTCATTTAAGTCCAAATTGAAGATTGGATCAAATGATGATTTGAGATAAGTCATGATTAGATGAGTGATGGCCAGTGACACTTGACCAGACAAATTCATTTTAAGAGAGTACTTTTTTCCATCAGTTAGGTACTCAATTGTTAGATAAGAAACTTGGCTATTCTGGCTATCTAATTTGGATAATTCAACCTTCAGTAATTTAAAATTATCCAGTGGTTCTTTATCCTCAAAACAAATATAACGAATCAACCCAAGAAAAACTATGATATGTTTATTATAAAATGTTTGATCAGCATCTTCAATAATTCGTAAGATATTATAAGATAATTTAGCATTTGAAGCAATTATATGCCATGGAATAGCTTTTTTAAGTTTTAACCTCTCCCAGTCATTATCAATTATGAACTTCAATCTTGAAATGAACATTGAATAAAAATTCATAATTGATAGGGACAACGAGAAATAACTTTTTGGAACGGATTTTGGATTTAAATAGCCAGATAATTCTCTTGAAAGAACATGCTCTTTCAACTGAAGTGGTAGGTTGTTTAACATATTGGTGACCAACTGACCTCTTGATTTTTAATCAATTTTATAAAATTGATATTGGGTCAAATGAATCAAAAAATCAAAGAATTAATCAAAGAATTAATCAAAGAATGGATCAAATTATTGAAAAGTTAATCAATTATGATTGCCCGCAGCAACAAAAAGTGAAAGTATTGTTAAATCTCGAGGATGGTTATTCAGTGGATTTAAGCATCAACCGTCTAATAAGTTCGAATTCCTTTTTAGTCGAAGAATGTCAATGTTCACCCTACATCAATGGCTACAAAAGTAAAAAAAATAAAATGGGTCTTAATAAATTAGTCGAATATCTGGAAAAATTAGTTGGTGGCTTGACTGATCAAACTGAATTAGAATTCCGATGGACTTTTAAAATTCCATATGAATCTGAACTAAATTTATCTGAGTATCGAAAATCTCTAACTGAATTTTGTCATCTTCAGATGGATTCAATCAGTTTTCCTTTGGAACGTCTTCAATTAAGAATTCAGCTTTCTTTTTGAAGAACACTGCTAGATTGACTGAGGGTTCTACAATTGCTGTGTGATGCGGATAGTAATGATTAGAATATTCAAGCAGGCGAACAATCATTTTTTCAAAATGGGAGAAAGGGATGATCTCGATTTTATAAATGTTCATATAATCATCATGATCGATGTATTCTAGATGAGCAAAAGGCTCATATTTATCAAACCTGTGAAAATTCAATAAAAGTGAGTTTTCTGGAACATTTTTTTTGACATTTTCTGAAGTGGTTTCAAATTTAAAATTGGAAACAATCTCGCTAAAAATATCTTTCAATGTCTTAACATCACTAGGGTCGTTGGTGTGCATTCCCAGATGATACATTAACGAATTGATTGAAGATATAACGGAATTGATGATTTCATTTGGTTGAATGAAAGCCAAGTAAAAACCAGATTTAACATTATGATGTATGTCCATATTATTCAAAGAAGGCCATAGAGTTTCTTTGAGGTGGACTGGCAGATTTGTTAGCATTTGCGAATCATTAATGGCGTTGATTAATTTCAATTTTTAGGATTTAAAAAGCACCAGCATGGTTCATAAGATTGATGAAACGTAAACCTTGCGATCTAGCATCCATCAAGGAATTATGATTACCTTTTACCCCTTCAGAGAATTTATCCCAAAGCAGGTTCTCTTGATTTCTAGAAGTTTGAGTGCTTTTCATGTAAAACTTCCAAATTGTAGATGCACAAGTTGCTTTGAATCCTAGATAAGGATATGCAGTGGATGGATCAGCTTCAATCATGTCTTGATAGTAGCAATTGAGCCATTGCCAATCATAAGCTGATGGCCACGCGACCCACTCGATTTTGTGAGTTTGCCGAAGACCGGCCAGCTTAGAAACCAGATCCTTAAAACCCTCAATTGGATCCACACGGTCGGTGTTAACAAAGGCCCATGCTTCAGTCTCCACAGCCCAGAATTCGGTCATACATTTCGGATCAGCCTTTTTGCCTGGTCGAGCATAGAAATTCTTTTGCCAGGTGAAAACTTCCATTTTATCCTTTGTTAGGCCAGCAATTCCTAGTGATAACATGCTATTGTGAGCTGGACTAGGTCCGTCCGCTTCGATGTCGAATGAAAGATATGCTGTTGGCATAATTGCAGCTGCAGTATTAGAATTCATTTTTGTTTGATGAATTGTTTAATGAATAAGTTAATTTTAGTTTAAAGAGTTACCTTCAATTTTTTATTTTATTTGGGTTAAGTAAAGATGTCTGGTACATTGACAAGTGGTAGATTAATTTTAACGGATACTAACGGCAATTCAGATGCATTTGATCGTCTCCGAGTTTCTAAACCTAAAACTTTATATGAAATCCATCATACTTTTAGTAAAGAACCCCGATTAATCGATGAATTTCTTTCTGGAAGTGGTGCTTCGGCCCATAGTGCAACAGGTGCTTATGTGGCTATGACAACCTCTAGCGGTGTAGCTGGTAAGGTTATTCGTCAATCATATGAATATATACCGTATCAGCCTGGTAAATCTAAACTAATGCTTTTCACTGGCATTTTAGAAATGGCTGGAGGGGTAGCTGATTCTATTTCTCGGATGGGGTGTTTTGACGCCAGTACTGATAAATCGAGTGTTGCTGGAACAGGTAATGGTCATTTCTTTGAATTAAACGGAACAACTATGAATGTTGTTGAACGATTGAATAATGTTGATACTACTATTGCTCAAGCTTCCTGGAATGTTGATGCTTTTGATGGTTCAGGTCCTTCAGGATTTACTATTTCAGGAGCAGCTTGGGGAAAATCTCGTATTTTTGCTGTTGATCAGGAATGGTTGGGGGTTGGTGTAGTTCGAATGGGGCTTTTTATTAATGGAGCATTTAAGGAAGGTCATCGGTTTAATCATAGTGGTGTTGGAACCCCTTCCAGTACAGCAATTACGGCACCCTATACCAAGATGGCCAAATTACCAATTCGATATGAGATTGTGTCAACGGCGGATACTGTCGCTGATAGTGAAATGAGAATGATGTGTTCAACAGTTCTTTCAGAGGGTGGATTTGAACCAGTTGGACGAATTTTTGCGTTTTCAGGTCATACTGAAATCACGGTTGATAGTGCTTCAGTTTTTGAACCTCTTTTTTCATTGAGATTAGTGGAAACTGAGCCATCCAATCGAGCCAGCATTATACTCAAAAATATTCATCTAATTAATATTTCGGGAGCTAGTAAATATGCTCATTTCCATTTGTTCTTGCTTGATGCATCAAGTAAAATAACTGGAGGTTCTTGGGTTAATCCAAATGAATCAGTTGGGGAATACAACAGTACTGCAACTGCGGTTAACACGAGCGGGGCAATTAGTGTCGGTTCTGGATATATTGAGATTAAAACCAGTGAAGAGTTTCCTTACGAAAATTATTTAAATAGCCCAATTATTAACAGTGCGATTGATGGTACTTCAAAAGTTTTATGCATTGCGGCCGTTAAACTAGGTGCCAATGTTGGTATGTATGGTGGTATGGAATGGATTGAGGTTAAGTAAAGAAGTTTTAGGTTTAGGTTTAGGTTTTCTTATTTTTTTTATCTGTTGATTGTAAACCAAAATCAAATCGAATGTCAGGAATTATCACAAGTGGTAAATTAGTTTTAACTGATTCTGAGGGAAATAATGATGCTTTTGGGCGTATTCGTATTTCTGAACCTCATACTTTATTTGAAATTCATCATGTTTTTAGCAAAGAAGGATACCTAATGGATGAATATATATCTGGATCAGGAACATCAACTCTCAATTCAGGATCTTATGTATCATTGGCTGTTACTTCCAGTGGGGTTGGTAAAACGATCCGACAGTCATATGAATATGTTCCTTATCAACCTGGTAAATCCAAATTAATGCTTTTCACCGGAATTTTAGAAGTTTCGGGTGGAGTGGCTAATTCAGTTTCTCGAATAGGTTGTTTTGATTCAACAACGGAAAAAACTTCAAGCGGTACCAAAGCCGGAAATGGTCATTTTTTTGAGTTGGATGGCACAACAATGTCAATAGTTGAGCGTCTTAATGATTCAGATACTAAGGTAGCTCAAGCGTCATGGAATGTTGATACTCTAGATGGCAACGGACCATCTGCGTTAACAGTTTCAACATGGAACAAAGCTCATATTTTTGCTATTGAACAGGAATGGCTTGGAGTTGGCATGGTTCGATTGGGTGTTTTTCTGAATGGAACTTTGAAAGAATGCCATCGTTTTAACCACAGTGGATTAGGTACTCCAGCCAGCACAGCACTAACTGCTCCATACACTAGAACAGCCAAATTACCAGTTCGGTATGAGATTTCGAGCAGTTCATCGGCTGATGCCGAAATGAGAATGATTTGTTCGGCAGTTTTGTCTGAGGGTGGATTTGAACCAGTTGGTCGCGTTAATGGAATATCAAATACAGCTGCGACCAACGTAGTCTTTAATTCAAGTGGCGTTTTTACTCCAATTTGCTCAATCCGATTAAAAGAATCTGAACCAGAAAATCGAGCATCAATCGTACTTAAAAATGTTCATTTATTAAACATAACCACTAGTAAATTTGTCCAATTTCATTTGTATCTTTTACCAGATGATACGGCTTTAACTGGTGAAAGTTTTAGTGATGTTGACTCAACCAACTCAGTTGCTCAATATGATTCATCGGCCACCGCTGTTAACCTAACTAACGCTGTCAGTGTTGGATCTGGATTTGTTGAAATCGAAACCAGTGAAGAATATCCATATCAATCATATCTCAATAGTCCTTTGATTAATTCAGCTATTGTAGGTAAATCACGGATTATGTGTTTAGCTGCTTTTAACTTGACCAGCGCAACCGCAGAATGTTATGGTGGTTTTGAATGGATTGAGATTAAGTAAAAAAAATAAAATCTGGTTTATAAATCAATAGAGGACATTCCTAAAAATGAGTGAAATAGTTTATGATGCAAAATATTCCGGTTTGGATTTAAGTAGTGCTCAGGGATTAAACCTAACCAATTCTAGCTCTCGGATCAAACACTCCGGTTCAGGGGCTGTAACTTTTGAATCAGTTTCAGGACAAATACTAATTAAAACAGAATGGAATAGTGGAGCCGAATCAATTAAATTACAAAGTTCTTATGGAGGTATTCTCCTTAATTCAACCAAAACAATCTCGTTACAAACTACTGATGCCACGAACGGTATTAAAATTGGAACCAGTAGTGATGTTCCGATTACCCTTGGAAATTCCAGTAGTACCCTAGCAATTAAATCAAGTGTAACTATTTCAGGGGATTTTACGGTCACTGGCAACACAGTTCAACATAATGTTTCAACCTATACAGTTGAAGATCCAATCATCGTCCTAGGAAACGGTCAATCCACTCCGGTTTATGATTTAGGATTTCTAGGTGTACGAGGAACCGCTGATAATATCGCTTTTTTCTGGGATGAATCAGTTGATCAATTCGCTATGGTTACCACCGCTTCCACCGGAGGAACAACCAGTATCAACATCAGCGGATATGCGAATCTTAGAATTGCTGATTTAACCGCCGTCAATATGGCTGGGACTTTAAGTACTGCAGCTCAGACCAACGTGACCAGCGTAGGAACTCTAACTGGATTAACAATGGGCGGAAACATTGATTTAGATAGTAATAGTATTGTTAATGCTACATCGGTGGCCCTTTCTACCCTCAGTGCCGCTTCATCTGATATCAACGTTTCAATCACCAACACTAGAGTGGCTGGACTAACCTTTAAAGAAGGAGCAAATTCATATTTGACTTTTAATACCACGGCCAACACGATCACCTCTAGCCAAGTTTTTAATATGGGCAATGGGTTTCAAATAGCAGGTTCTTCGGTGAATGCCTCAGCCTCTGAGTTAAACACAATGGATGGAATTAGTTCAACAACTAGCGAGCTGAATATTTTGAGTGGGGTTACTTCAACTGCGGCTGAATTAAACATCCTAGATGGAGTCAGCTCTTCAACCGCGGAATTGAACATTCTGGATGGAGTTACCTCAAATTCAACGGAATTAAATTATTTGGCTGGGTTAACCACTGGACAAGCAACAGCTAGCAAAGCTCTGGTGACTGATGGCAACAATGATATTAGCCTTGGATTAGGTGATTTAACGGCCACTAATCTAACCGGAACACTTCAAACCGCGGCCCAAACAAATATTACATCAGTCGGGACTTTAACCTCTTTAACCATGGGTGGTAATCTAGCTTTGGGTGGATATAATTTAACTAATGGGGGACAAATTTCATTGGATACATTGAATGCTGCTTCCAATGATGTTGTGATTAGTTTGACTGATGCTAGAACAGCTGCTTTAAGTATTAAGGAAAGTAGCAATAATTATTTGGTTTTTAAGACCAGCAACGGCTTTGAAGAAATTACTTCCAGTCAGACTTTAAATATAGCCAATGGATTTGAAATCGCTGGAACTGCAGTGACTTCGACTGCTACAGAACTGAACCTAGTGGATGGGATAACTGCTGGAACTGCCTTAGCCAGTAAAGCAGTTATTTTGGATGCTTCAAAAGATATTACAGGACTTAATATAGTTACAGCTACGACTTTGGCTGGTACTTTAAGTACTGCTGCTCAAACCAATGTGACTTCGGTGGGTACTTTAACTGGATTGACTGCGGCAGCTGAAGCAACTATTGGTGGTACTGCAACAGTTGGTGGTCAGCTTCATTTGACAGAGGGAACTAATAATGGAAGTAATAAAATTACTCTTCAGGCTCCGGCTGATTTATCAGCTAATTATTCTTTAATTCTTCCAGCGGATGATGGTGGAGCAAGCGAATATCTTCAAACAGATGGCAATGGAACCCTAACCTGGGCTGCTTCTGGTGGAGGTTCAACATTGGCTGGTGCATCAGATTCTAGTTTCAGTAGTTTAGCCAGTAATGATATCATGAAATACAATGGATCAGACTGGGTTAACACTAAAACAATTAGTATTACAACGTTAACAGCTACGACTCTCAATGGTACTGTTGGAACTGCTGCTCAGACAAACATAACTTCGTTGGGCACTTTAGGGTCTTTGACCACCTCTGGCAATGTTACTTTGGATAATTCGGGAAACAGTGCTCAATATATTTATATGAATTATAATGCAACTAATACCAATCATTGGAGAATTTCAGTTAATAGCAGTGGAAACCTAGATTTTGAAAGATATAATGGATCTAGTTGGATATCTAAATCTACAATCACTTGATTTGATAAAAATTGAATTTGGGATTTCTTTAAACCTCAAGTTAGAAACTAGATCAAAATGTCTGATACTGCTCATCATTTCAAAGTTCATCAATATTTTTATGATGAAAAAGATAAGAAAGTTTATCACATCCTAGAAAAGGAAGAATGTCGAAAGACTGGTCACAACGTAAAATTTGTGGTCCAAGATCTTGAGAATTTTAAGCATTCAACCAAAAGTTATTCTCATGACCACCACTTGAGGCTGGTTGATGTTCATACTCGCCATTACACTCTATCTCATTTCCGAGATGAGGAAGATGGATTTTATTTGGAATTGTTTGATACTGAGATGAAGCCCCGAGGCGATCTTCATCTGCATGATGCTTCTCTAATCGAGCAAGTAACCAAGGCTTACAAAGCTCTTGGAGATGATGATAAGCCACTGAACGTTAAGGTTGTTCAAGTTAAGGTTGGAGCCCTTCATCGGGTTGATAAGAGCCTTAATTTGGAACAAGTTGTTCAAATTACTGGAGTTGATTTCTCTCATCTCCATGATCATCATCACCAACATCATCATCAACATTCAACTACCTGAGGAGATTAACCAAAGAGATTAACTGAGAACTAACTTGATTTGAATTTTTGACTAACCTTTAGTGAATTATAAATTTCATTTATTTTCTTTATCTAGAATCCCATCAAGATCCAAGTATTTTAACTTCATTTTTTAAGCCAAACTGTAACATGATCAGATTGCATCTTTTTAAATCCATTTTTTTGAAATAAAACTTCCAATTTCCCATAATCACACGTTTCTTTGTAATCATCTTCATAAATTATTAATCGCAATTGATCTACAAACCATGGATATTCATCAATGAATGTTTCCAAACAACCTTCACAATCAGCAAATAGAACATTAATACTTTTGTAGCCCTTCAAAGTGTCTAGGGAAAAGGATTTAATTGGAATATCGCCATTTTTTTGGACGGTTGTTCCCCAATAATTATTATCACTGCTATCCAATTGAATTTTGAGATCTGTTTTATTAGAAATAACGCCCTCGATAATCTCGAAATTAGCTTTGTGATAGTCCTTATTTTTTTTAAGAACGGAGATTATTTTAGGATTTGGTTCAACACAATAATTAATTTGTTGAGATCCGAGGATTTTATCAGCATAAATGCAAGATGCTCCGATATTTCCACCCAGTTGCAGAACATGGTCATCTGATCTGAGATATTTTTCGAGAGCTTCTTGCTCATCATTTTCCCAATCAACATTTTTGATCCGGTCTCCTTTTAAATTATAAAGTTCAAACTTGTGTTGAGCGAAGCTTTCTTCTGATTTAGAGAGACTGAAAGCAATAATTATGATGGTTAGGAGGATGAATAGTAATGTTTTAGTTTTGGTGGTGATCATTATATCTTTCACAAAGAATTAAAAAACATTAAGTCTTGAGTTCTACTGAAACTTTAAACTTCATCCTTTGAGTGTATCTCCCCATCCCCACACAAATCTAAACACGTAAAATATGACGTAAACCACCATAAAAGTCAGGATGGTTTGAATCTTAAATTTATAAAAAAAATTAAAATAGTTTTAAATTTCAGGTTTAGATTGAATCTTCAAAAATCTGAATCATATCCTGGATAATATCCAGATCCATATCCTGAATCAGAATTGTATTCGGGTTCATAATTAGGATCATCTGGATTATCTTGATCAATGTCATCCATTTCAAAATCGGGATCTGAATCAGAATTTGAATCAGAATCAGTCTCAGTTGAGGTAGTAAATTTGATTTTAAGTGGTGGTTCCAAGCCATATTGGAGTGCTCTTTGATTGAATTCAGTTTTGGAGATATCTCTAAAATGTTCTTGATGAACTCGACCAAATTTACCAGCTACCAGAACTTGGTTATCTGCATAAGCATTTAGAAATCGACCATCAACACATAGAATATTATCATCATGAGTATTTTCTCCGCGGTAAAGATAAACATTAATATCAGTGATTGAGTCTGGATCGATTCCTTCCCGGTTAATTTTACTCTTAATTTCATTCAAAGCATTTTTAGATGGTTTGTAGCTAGTTCCTCTTCCTAGGCTTGTCCTTCCAATGACTGTCATATTTTCATAAATGATTGTGAAAATACAATCGTGGTTAATTTGAGATGATTCTAGATCCGAATTAGGAAATCTAATGGTGGATTGCATTGTTCTAAAAAGTGGCTTAATTGAATTTACGCTTCAATTTATTCTGATTAAATAGGACCCGGAATCTTTTAGACTCTCTTCTAGACTCTCTTCTAGACTCAATTATTTAGTCAGATCCAAACTTTTGTTTTGAATTTGGTTCTTGATCCAAGATAGTATACAAAGGTTCCAAAGCCTTTCCGGCATCATCCAGCATACTCCTAGAGATCAAATATTCTTCGGTTTGGATTAAAGCTCCAAGTGATGGTGGAATAAATTTAGATAAATTAAGATCAATTCTTTGAAAAATGGCTCTTGTTTTTTCTTGTTCTTTTAATGATTTTGGAGCTTCCGTGTAATAAGAATCATTGGTCTTTTTAACATATTCAAGATCTTTGATTACTTTGTCTAGGGTGGGATCCTTGTTTGGGTTTTTGATTTGAGACAACAAAGATGAATAGACCACTCTAGCATGTGAATGTTCATAATGCATGAATCCCCGAAGATGATTTGAAAAATAATACCGCCACAAATTTTGGGATAAAATGGACATTGGAATTTAAATAGTAAATCCTAAATTCAAAATTCTAAATCTAAAATTTAAAAAATATTTCAAATCAATTTTTAAACTTCATCCCAAATTCACTAAGCGAAGCCCAGCGCAGCGGTCAAGTATTTATAAAGAGACCGTTCTAGGTATCGTAAAAATTTAATTTTAAAGAGGATTATGAAATTCAAGGTGTAGCTAGAAAGGTCTAAAAAATTTACTTTTATTTGGCTAAATCAAAATTTATAGTAAAACTAAAACTCTGGCTCAATCTGATTTTACATCAGCAAAGTTTTTACTTTCGTATGAAATCAGATGAGAACAATCAGGACAAATTAATTTTCCTAAATTTTTTAATTTTTTAGCCATTCCAAAGGCGTTTCCGACATTCATTCTGTAATCTATGGAGCTAGCGCTATAATAAAAAGAAATCAATGGATATTTTAGAAAAGTTTTGTTTTGATTTTTAATTTCCCAGTTGTGGTAAATAATCAATTGATTTTCCGGATGCATATCCCATCGTTTTTGTACATTCTTTTTCCAAAGACGATCACATTCATTTAACTTCATAAACCCAATATTCCCATTTTTCAGTGAACATATTCCCAGGACGTTCTTTAACTCGTCAGTATTATTAATGGTTTTAGGCCTGACTGGTCGTCTTAGTCGCCTATATCTTCCAAAGCGTCGGCCATAATAATATGGTCTAGTTTGATGGTTAACTATATTTGAATTAAAGATCACATATTTACGGGATCCTTTGCTATCACCATCCTTAACTAGATAATCAAATGCTTTTGATCTTGGTTGAGGTCCTTTCAAAAATTTCAAAAATTTCTCAAAATCTAGATATGATTTTCCTTCTTTAAATGATCCTGGTTCAACTAGAAAAAATGATCCAGTCCATATTTTATCAAGCAGAGCCAGTATGTTGATTATTATAGTTAAGTTATTACTAGTAAAATCATCCATATGGTCTAACTCAGTGCGAAAGATGTCCTTCAATTCTGATACTACTCTTTCTTTTGGTAAATTCATTCTATTCTGCAACAGCAACTCTGATTAAATTTTATTAAATCCAAATAACCTTAAAACAAATTATCTTTAACTTTTAACTTTTCAAAATCCTAATCTTTTCATACAAATATTCAAATTGTTTTTGGTAAAGAACCTCATATTCGCTAACATCGCATTCAATTAATTCTCTAGTAATTCTCATTTTTAACTGGGAATAACCTAACAGTTGTTCTAATTTAGTCACAATGTGATGACATGGTTTACAAAGTACTTGACATTTGTCAATTTCCAGTTTGATCAAACTGACCTCTGCCCCGTTGCGAGCCATTGAGCAAACTGAATCACTTTTGTCAAAGATATTGACGTGATCAAGATGGAAGTTAGCTTTAGTTTCTTCTGTTCTAGGTGCCTGGCAACAGACACAAGACAGTTTATTTTGTTCAGCCAGATAGGAATCTACTTCCTTGAAAAGGGCTTGGATTTCGGGGTAATGTGCGATATGGCACTCAAAACATTCTGATTGATCCTGCCATTTGTAGGGAATCGGATCAATGATGGTTTTTTGACATTTCAAACATTGAAATTGATACTCTTCTAGGACCTTTTTTAGCTTTTCTTGATCAGATATCTGCGCATAAACAAGCTTATTTCGCTCATCAGTTGGCATAAGTTCTCCAAACTTATTTTGACAATAAAGAACCGGAATTTGATTCTGATCCGAAAAGGTTTCCCAATCAGGATTCATAATGTGCGCCTTACCATATTCTAGAATTCTAGATTCCTTCACCCGAGCAAACTCCTGACGACTTAGGATTTTGTAATTTTCTTCTTTCGCAATCAAAGTTAACTCTTTTTTAAGATTTAAAACACTATTGGACGTATCAAATTTCACATTGAATTGTCTTTGAATCTCAGTGAAATTAGGACAATTACCAGTGTAAGATAGTAAAAGAGTTTTTAAATAATCTTTTTGCTCTTGTTCCATTTTGTGGGATTTGTAATTGAGGATTGATCACGCTTTAATTATATGCTAATCAATTTTTAAATTAAACAAAAAAATAGGATTCAGAATTGGATTCAGAATTAAATCAATCGATCTTTTTGGTCATTTCTAAGAAATTAACTAAATTATCTGGTGTAACTGGCGCGGGGTCTTTTGGTAACATCATCATATATCCATTCTGAACATCTTCTGAAACTGGGATGTTACCACCAATTCCGATATCCAGCATTCTCAGATCTGGTCGAGGAATACAATTTGAATTTTCAGGATCTTTGTTAAGAAACATCATTCTATAGGCTGGAATCCAATCTTTTCCATCTCTGCTAGCCCAATCATTACCCGACAAAAAGCGTCGATGATAAATGTGTCCATTACTTTTGCCAATATTTTCTGAAAATCCCCCACAGATTGAATCTGTTCGATGGGATCCTACATAATGATGGCCAGGGCGACGGATAGTAGCTAGAAAGGTCCATTTATCCATTGGTAATTCTTTTTCCGGATCAATGATGGCATCATCACGATACTTAGGTTCCAACGGACCTCGGTTGATTACATAAGCAGAATAATCGGTAAGCTCTTCATCTCCTTCAACATGTTCCATTTTTAATAGAATTCCGTACTTGTATCCTTGGTGAAGGTTGGTAATATAATGACTGTGGACACCGCTGCCTTCATGCCCAAAATCACGATAAATTAAATTCTCGTTGGGTTGATGCATAACTGCTTCCCGGTCGTTATAATCCCAAATGCTAAAAACAAATTGGGTCCGCTCATGTTCTCGCCCCGGATATTTCCGGTTAGCGTCAAAATATCTGTTAGTGGTTGATAACCCGATATACCCGCCTGAGAAAGCAAAGGTATGATAGGTTAGTGGTCTTAATTGATGCAGGCATAACTCACGATAGAAATACTTTCCTTCATCTTTTGGAACTTTAAAGTAAGTTTTGCTATACGCGGCAGAAGCGTGTCGAGCCGCTCTGAGAGATAAAATATCTTCATGGAAAACACTTGTAACTTTATGATATCCCATGACTTTCAAATTTTGGATTGTGATTTGCCCTCCAGTGATTTCAGAGATGTTCTTGATGTAGAAATGATAAGTTCCTGGGTCGAGGTTGTAAATTGCTCCTAGAAAGTAATTTCTATTCGTCTTAACTTTAGAAAGTTTGATTGGGAGGGTATTTACCCGACCCTTTTGATTGATGAGTTTGTTTGCTTGGTTCGGAATCCACAAGCCCGCCTCTAGAGCAATATCTCCATCCAATATGCCTTCGAGAGTAAAGTTATATTTACCCTTATGTGTGACTACAATGTCCCAAAAAACTTTTTGTTCTTGGTTGCTGAGAGTAGTAACGGAACGCGTTCGGTCCCCGTAATAAGCATGATTTGATGGAAGCAGAGATGTTCGTCGTATTGGCATCTATTAAGTCCTATATGTTTGTCTTTTTTAAACCTTAAGTCAAATCAAAGCATCCGTTTCTGAGCTAGCTTAAACTCGGAAAAAAACTGCGAAGGTACCCACCCACAGATCCCAAAGAAGACCCAAAAGAAGACCCAAAAGAAAATCCAGAATGTGATTTAGGAGGGTTAAAGATCTTATTAATTTCTTTTGACCATTCGCTGGGATCAGCTTTACCATCAGGGGGAGCTTGAAAGTATTCCCAAATAAAAGTTCCCCCAAGATTAGGGTATTCAACTTTCAAGGCAGTTAGAGTTTGACAGGCTCCAACGAAATCAATTCCTTCGAGCATACCCATGACAACTTTTTCCTCGGGGTAACCATTCAGAATGGCTTTTTCGTAATCGCTTGGCTGGTAGCTGCCATAAAATTGTCCATTAAAATAGTTAATGTATTGGCCTTCTGGTGATGTGTAAAGGTCCTTGTAGATGAATCCACCCATTCCAGGTTCATCATTACCAAGAGAACTACCTAAGGGAGCCATCGCAATGATAAAATCATCTCCAAAATCGGTATGAATTCGATTAATTAATTTTTTGCAGTTATCTAAAGTAACTTCTTCCTCAATATCCAGGTCAATTCCATTAATTTCCGGATGATTTTTAATTGTTTGGTGTAAAAGAGTGTAATATGTTTCAAAATTTGAGAAAAGGTTACCGTAAGCACCTCCAGCACCACCCAGCATGATGACAATTTTAATTCCTAGAGCGGCCGCTGCTTTGATCTCTTTCCAGACCGGATCAAATACAGGATCGTTAGGATTGTTGTTGTTGAGGTGGATGTAGGGAGTTTCATCTGGATCAGTGTTGTTGCCGAAATGAAATGCAGATAGATGGATATGGGTTGTTTCAGGATTCTCATGCAGAATCGGAGTCAAACCAGTAAAGGTTTGATAGTAATAAATAATTCGGTTATTTGAGGCCATGCCTTACAATAGGCAGATACTATTTTTTATATAATTGAATTCATCCAGCAAATTAATTGATTAAGATTAAGATTCAGATCAAGATTCAGATGCCATACGAAAATAACTACCTCTCGGTCAAGTTACCAAATGATTTAAAATTAAAACTAAAAAAAATTATTGATCAAATTTCTCAAAAAGATCCTCGATTTAAGTCAACATCACTTGAATATCTTCATATGACTTTACTTTTCTTTGGTCAAAAGTTAAAACATTTAAAAGAAAGTGAATTGCATCAATTGGAAGAGAAGCTAGAAAGTATCTTGTCGGATCATTTTACTCTTTTATTCATCAAACCTGTTTTAAAAAGATTTCCACCAGAAAAATTAAATTTATATGTGATAAAATACTCAGTTTCACCTGATGGACATCAACTTTATGCCAAACTGAATGTGGTTCTTCAAAAATATTTAGATGGGGTGGCTTATCAAAACTGGGCACCACATATTACACTTGGAAAATTACATGATTACAGCATTAATATGGATTCTCAACTTGATTCAAGTTATAACTGGAAAGCGGAAAGTATCATGATTTCGGGTTCCTCACGAAAAATTAAAATTGAATTTAATCTGATTTGATTTAATCCGATTAGTTAAGATTGATGACAGACATCGAAAAGAGATTTAAACTTGTTTTGCTTGGTGATAAGAGATCCGGCAAAAGTGCCTTTATTAGAAGATTTGTAAATTCTAAATTTACAGATATATATGTTGCTACCTTGGGGGTAGATGTGCACCCAGTACCATGCCAGACCAATTATGGTAATTATGTTTTGGATGTTTGGGATACAGCTGGTGATCCCAAACATGGTGGTTTAACAGATGGATATTACATTGGAGCCAACGCATGTATTGTCTTTCATGATGACCAATCAGATGAGACACTTATTAGCAGACGATTATTTAGATTTAAGAGAATGTGTCCCACTGCAACGATCATTGAGGTTTGGAACAAGGTTGATCTTCCCAATGAACTTGCGCGTTATCAACAATATTTAAATAACCACAATATTCGCCAAGGTAGTAATAGTGCAAGCAATGACTTTGGATACTTCATTGATATTAGTGCTAAAACTAGTCATAATATCCATACACCATTTAATACTCTTCTGCGGAAGTTAACTAATCATCCAAACCTGTCTATTTTAGGTTACAACTGAGCTGAGATTAAAAAAAGTAAGTTAAAAGTAAGTTAATGAGATGAATTGGATTGAATTAGGATTTCCAATAACCAACTGAGTTATATAATAATTCCCTTTCTTTAATCCGTTTATTTTTTTTGGTTATTTTTGATCCTTTTCTGGGAGGATTGAGATCTTTGAGCTTGTCAATAATTCTTGAAGAACCATATTTGAGAGAAAGCGCATATTGATATAGAGTTTGTCCTTTATAATTTCTTATTTTTTGAAGAGACCTCTGCTCGAATTTGAGAAAAATCTTGAAAAGTTTTTTTCGCTTGTCTCTCATCAAATAGAAAATCCATTCCGAAAAATTCTCTAAAATCCATGATCGAAGTCTAGGATAACGTTTTAGCCAATCTCTGTGCAGTTCAGTGGACTTAATTTCCAGATAAAGTTTTTCAGTGTCCCTATTTTTGATTCCATCAAGGATGATTTCTTGAATTTCTTCTGAAAAAGAATTGAAAATATATAAATCATGCTCATACAATCTAGCCAAAGGCATCACAAATTTATTACCAACAATGAATTCGTTTTTGAATCTATTTGGATCTCGATTATAAACCCAAACAAACAAATCAATGACGTTTAAATAGTGGTGAATCAACCAGTCGGTGTTAATTTCAATGATCTCACAAAAATAAATTCCACCAGTTAGGGCCCCTCTGAGATGTGGATATAAATCACGAACACCAGATACATAAGTAAATTGCCCAGAACAAACATATGGAATTATAATTTGATTGAAGACTCTGGGTATAATTTCCTTTTTTGAAGGATAATGATGCATATCAAATGCATATTTGACAAACAATTGGCACAGAGATGATTTACTTATCCCCATCTGCATGGTAGTTGCCCTTGTGGCTGGGGATCTAGAAATTAAAGCTTCTATACACAATTTAGGGGTTCCATATTTGTCTGGATTGATAATCATTTCATAATATTTATGTATTGACAATTGAGGAAGATTTAGAGCCAAAACTCTTGGAATTACCTCATTCTGATAGTGGGTCGCCAAACGATCAAAGTGCCGCCAATTCCTCTCTTGCCAGTTGTTGATCGATTTGATTATGGCCCACCAATCCTTACATACTAAGCAACATTGTGTATGTGTATATCTATCCAGCAAAAGAAATATTTCGAGTAAAACATCATCATATAATCGATTCATAGTAAGTTATCTCTTTCTTTTCAAATATTAAAACTTCAATTAAAACTTCAATTTTTTAAGGTGTCTTTCCCGGAGTTTGATTCGTTTCGATCTCTTTCTAGGAAGATTCAGTTTTTTGAGATTTTCAATAATGTTTTCAAGAGGAGAACCGTGTTTGAGAGTGAGAGAATATTGATAAAGAGTTTCTCCTTTAAAATTTCTTATTTTTTGAAGAGATTTCCGCTCGAATTTCAGAAAAACATTCAGAAGTCTTCTTTGTCGGTCTCGAACAAAATAGAAAATCCATTCTGGGCAATTCTCTAAAACCCAAAATCGAAGCCTGGGATTGGATTTAAGCCAACCTAGAATTAATTTAATCTTTCGTTTTTGTCCAAAATTATGTTTAATCTCTAGATAACCTTTTTCTTTTTTATTTTTAATCCCAATTTCAATTATTTTTTGAATTTCATCTGAAAAAGAGTTAAAAATATAAAAGTCATGTTTAGTTAATTTAATCAGTTCAATAATAAATGCGTCTTTAGGAACATCCCTAAAAAACCCATCAGAAATAAATTCCTTTTTGAATAGATCTGAATCATTATTGTAAAACCAAACAAATAAATCAATTGCATTTAGATAGTGGTGTGTAAGCCAACCAGAACCTAGATATCTTGGTCCTTTAGATCCAATTTCATTTTGATCTTCGTCACTAGGAATCATGTACCCTCGGTCATAATTTCTAGCCATTGCATAATTAATCTTATCATATAAATCATAACCGGATGCATAAGCAAATTGCCCCGAACAAACATATCGAATTATGATTTGATTAAAATCGTAAACAATATTCCATTCTCCGCGACAGAAAAGATTTGAATTACCAAATGTATCTTCAACAACTAATTCGCACACCGATTCATATTCATTCCATCCCAGATGTTCAAGCTCCGCTCGAGCAGATGGAGATCTTGCGATGAGTGCTTTCATGCGATCCTCTGGCGTGATAGGCAAATGTGCTTGAGATTCACTAATCATTTCTCGATATCTGGATAGTGGTAATCGAGGTAGATTAAGAGTCAAAACGTTTGGAATTACTATATTTTTGTAATAGGAGGCCAAATTATCAAATTTAACCCAATTCTTTTTGCGCCAGTCAATTGATTTGATAATTTGGTACCAATGTCGGCAAACTAAACTACACTGAGACTGGTCATATCGATCTAGGAATATAAAAATTGTGTATAGAGCGTCTTCATTTAATTTATTCATTGGATCTGAATTGGATCTGAATTATATTTGAAAATATTAAAACTTCAATTTTTTAAGTTTGCTGATGATGTTTTCTAGGGGTGATCCATGTTTGAGTTCTGATGAGGTTGAATACTGATATAAATTTTCTCCTTTTAAATTTCTTAATTTTTGAAGAGACTTCCGCTCAAATTTCAGAAAAATATTTAGAAGTCTCACTTGCCGATCCCGCACTAAATAGAAAATCCATTCCGGGGCATTTTCTAAAATCCATGATCTAAGCTTAGGATTGAATTTGACCCAACTCAGAAGCAATTTCATTTGTGGCTTTTGCCCAAAATTAGTTATAATTTCCTGATAAGCATATCTTTTCTTAATGATTCCTTTGCCAACTATGCATTTAATTTCTTCTGAAAGAGAATCAAAAATATAAAAATCTGATTTAGTAAACGTATGAAGAGCTAGAATAAAGTCGTCCCCAGGGTCATAAATGAATTCTTTTTTGAACAGATCTGGGTTATGATTATAAAACCAAACAAATAAATCAATGGCATTTAAATAATGATATCTGACCCAGTTGACTGTGACTAGATTGACATCATCTTCACCTGGCTTTTTGCAAGGTCTTGGGTATTGCTGGTAGTATTTTCTTAGATTCACATAATAATCACAATTCATCCCCCTGGTTATAGCCTGATAAATAGCAACTCCGCTTGCATTATCCATTTGCCCTGAACAAACATATGGAACCACAATCTGGTTAAAATTATTGATTAAATCTCTTTTATATTTGAACCAAACTTTAAAAGTATTGTTAGCTAAAATATCTGATAAAGTCTCATCCCAGCAAGTAACAAAACAATCCCTTGTCATTTGAGATCTTGCAATCAAAGAATTAATGCAATATTCAGGAGTTCCATATTTATCAGGTTCCATAATCATTTCACTATATTCATATAATGGGGATTGATAGAGGTTGAGAGCCAAAACTCTTGGAATTACTACATTTTTGTAGTGAGCAGCTAAACAATCAAAATTCCTCCAATTTCTCTCCTGCCGGTTGATTAATTTAGTCGCATTATACCAACCGCGGCAAACCATAGAACACCGAGAAAGATCGCATCTATCCAATAAAATGAAAATATCGTATAATACATCCCAATTTAATTGACTCATATCCTGGATTTGGGACTTTTAATTTTTTCCTTTTAGATTCTTTTCCTAAATTCTCTTCTTAAATTCTCTTTCTAAATTCTCTTTCTAAATAGTAAATGAGTTTGAATGATCTAACTTATCGCAATAAGGTAACTACTAAGATTGAGAAGTATTACCTAGAAACCCCCACTGCTTCCAAGTGTTTGAATTATTTAAAGAAAAGATATCCTTTCATAATGCCGACAATTGACCACACTGCATATAGATTCTTAAGTTGTGAAAAGTATCGATTATTTGCCCGGGAAATGGATTCTGATTACCATTTAAAAGGTTATTTGGACTTTCCTTTAAAACCAACTGATAAATATCATAAACAAGCTTATTGGTACAATCATCAAACTTACTCGAGATTATTTGCTAGTTTTATAGAAATTTCAAAAGAAGATGAGATTCGAATTGAAAAACTGATGGAAAGCAACCTTCCTAGAAAGGGTAAATATGATCAACTTAAATCTATGGATCAGTATATGGCTTGGACTGTAATGTGGGGTGACAGTATCAATCATTTAGCTTTGGATTTGAGTTTATATCCGGATCCTTTTGAGCAAATTATTGAGGAGATGGCTCAAGAGTTAAACCTGGAAATGAATGATTATCATTTTAATAATCCTAGTCCAAATAATCCTAGTATTGCTGTTAGTCAAGATGGTTTTTTAAAGCAGGCTTCTACTAAAGCGGATAAAGTTGATGGAATTCCGAAAGCTTATTTAGAATTTGTTTCCAGAAGTGTGGATCCCAGAGAGGGTTCTAGACGGAATGGGTTTGATACTTTTAGCGCCAATGGTATTTTTGAATCAACTGGTTAATAAATTTAGTAAAAAAATTGATTTTATGAATCAGATTGAGAGCAATTAAAAATGGATTTGTACAACGATAGTATGTCTCACGTGGGAATCCACGAGACATTTGTACCAAATGATGAAGAAATCTGCTACGATTGCCGGTGGCCGGATCCTTACGGCTGGAGCTACGGTTGCAAGTGCCCGACCAATAGTCAGGATCAAATCAATTATTCAGGGGTTTGGATAGTTTATCAGCTGCGAGTCAATGGCGTTCCAGCCAAGATGCGTCCTGCTGAGTCTGACTACAATGTCCGGAAATTTGTTCAAAGTGGTGCCAGGCAGGCCGAACTTTCTATTTATGATCTGACTGATGAGAATCTAGTCGAGGAGTTTACCATCTCAAGTACCGAAGATCCTCGAGACCTAGAGCAACTTTATGGAAAGATGGTTAAGGATCTGGGGTCTGGATGGAAGCCAACTAGTGAACGCAGCAACTTTACCGCTAAGGATACTGCCTCAAACTATGTTGATCATTTTACTCGGATCGTGGACAGTATCATGCATCCCCCGCCTCCTCGCGAAGCATCTGAAAATGCTCATGTAGGTCTTCGGAAGAAGAAGACAGCTAAGGGCTCTCGGACCTGAGTCAACCTAAAGACCCATACAAAAAAACTAAATTATTTTTTTTTAGATTAAATGTTCAAAAGAGGAGACTAAAGCTCTTTGCAACAGTCATCATCACTATCAACTAGATCCCACTCAGAATCTTCTTGATTCTTTCCAGACTCATCTACTCTAGATTCGAGAGCAAGTTTGATATCCTGAAACTCTTGCATGATGGCCTGGTACTTGTTGTCAGAATCCAGTTTTTCTTGAAGACTTGCGATTTGCTGGTGCAATGACATGATAGTTGCTCTTAATTGTGCAACAATTAAAGGATAATCTTCAATTGATGGTGTGATGGCTGGTGTGAACAAAGGTGGTTTAATCCATGGTTCACAATGCTGAAAAGATCCACCATTCTTGATATTTTTAAGTTGTTCACTGGAATGAACTGTTATTCCATAACCCTGGCAATATAGTTTAAATTTCTTTAGTTCATTGTCATTAATGTAATTAAAACCTAAACAAATCGTTTTTAGCTTTGGTGGAGGATGATACAACCAACTTGGAATTGTCTCCAACTTGTTATGAGCTAAATTAATAGATTCTAAATTTTCTAGGCCAGCTAAAGATGATACATCAGTTAGTTTATTACTATACAGTGTCAAAATTCTTAATTTAGTTAGCTGATTAATGTCATCGGGTAAAGATGTCAGTCGATTATCATGAAGATCAATCACCTCAACATTTGGAAATTGATTAAGGGCATCATAAGGTAATGATCGCATTCCTTGGTTGGACCATCGTAAATGTTTAACTATCAATCTATCTGAGTAGTGATACCCAAAAACACGTCTGCTATTATCATTCACATTACTATTAGTATTGTAGAACATTAGAGTTAATTTAAGATTATAAAAAATTAAAGATCAATTTTTCTTTCAATTAGAATTTTTCACTTAGGATCTTTCACTTAGAATTTTTCACTTGATGTCAATCATTCCTAAATATTGTTTGTCGATTAAAACATCACTCCGTCCCAAGGAATTAAAGTTGACTACGTCCCCAGCTAAAGTCAGAAGACAATCATCATGAATTAAATAAATTCCGACATGAATGTTGTATGTTATTCCGATTACTTTCCTCCAGGCGGTGTATCGGTACTCATCATGTTCAATTTCATAATCAAATTTAAGAATTTTGTCTTGATCAGGTGTTTTTTCAACAAAAATGCAAGGAACTTTGCTATCACGTTTGATTAAAATTTGACCATCTTGATTTGTGATGTCATTGATTGGAACCCAATAAACTTTGTCAATTGTTTGATAGTAATGTAAATCTCTTTTTGTTTCTGGAGTATATTCCATGTTGGGTGTGATACCATAAATTAATTTCAAAATCAATTTTAAATAATACTTTCAAAAATCTATTGTTCAGCTAGATTCTCCTCAGCTAGATTTTCAAATGAATCCTCACCAGCTAGATCCTCCTCAACTGGATCCTCCTCAGCTGGATCCTCATTAACCAAATCCCATTCTGATTCGAAAACAGTTTTCTCATCTTGTTCCAGAAGCTGTTTCTCTAGAAGTTTTTTCTCTAAAAACTCTTTTTCTCGAAGTTCGTTAGTGGCAATTTTGGTTGTCAGCCATTCAACCTTTCTTTCAAGCTTTTCAATCTGGTTTAAATATCTCAGATGGTCATTTTCCTTTTTCAGAGTTAGAAGTTGATGATCATCAGACAATTTTGAATGCTTTTTAGAAAGAGCATTGACAAAATCAATAATTCTGTTCAATTCAGTTAGACCATCATGCTGCCTTATTCGAGAATCAGATTCATACCCATATGATGATCTAGGTGAGATATAAAGATTCCGTTTGTAATTGTGATTGTGATCGTAATAGATACTCATATCCATATTTTTATTTTTTTATTGAAAGTTAAAATCAATTTTTAGTCCAGAATCCTTCCACCATTTCATGATCTTATCGGATTCTTCCTATTTAAGTTTCCTATTCATAGAATTCACAACTAAAAAGTGGAGATTTAAGTTTCCTATTCGTAGAATCCACAACTACAACGCGAGGTGGAAATTCGATCAGTTTCAATCCAAAATTATTCCACCATTTTACAGCATCAGTGCGACCATTCACAGAAGCACCTTGAAGTGCCCATTTATCATATTTTAGTTCTAATCCAATCTCCTTGTTTGCTTTTAACCACCAATCTAAAACCTTGACATGGCCATGACAAGAAGCATTATAAAGTGACCAATTATCATATTTTAGTTCTAAGTTGAATTCTTGATGTGCTTTCAACCACCAGTCCAAAACATCAACTCTACCATTCATGGAAGCAGCATTAATTGCATTTTTTCCATATTTAAGTTCTAAGCCAGTTTCTTGATAAGCTTTCAACCACCAATCAAGAACCTTGACTTGACCACCTTCAGAAGCCACATAAATCGCATAAGAAGTATATTCTAGTTCTGCATTGGATATGATCTTAGCCTTTAACCACCATTTTAACCACCACTCTAGGATGTAAAGACAACCCTTGTAGGATGCTCCGTTGATAGTTCTAATGTCGTTGATAGTATCACAACCATGGTGGTCTCTAATTTCATCCATTTTTTGAGGTTCTAAGTTAATTTGTAATAGATCAAAAGTGTTTGGCAATGAGGATTTAGAGCATGAAAGTAACTCTATCATATCATTTCCCAGTTGGATACTTTTTTCCAAATGAGTTGGTAAATTGATGAGCATTGGGGTATTTGCTTGGTATGAACTTATAAAAAATAAAACTTGGCTTAGTTTTCAATTTTCTCTTTGGAATTTCTATCGAAGTAGTTCAAATTCCAGATCTACCAAGCTATTTTCATTATTTTCAGAGTATTCGCTTAATTTATAATCATCATCACCATTTTTGATTTTGGAATGAAATGATTTGAGTAATTTAGCGCATTTTGTCCTTTTTAATATGTGCTCAGTACTTTCTCGTTCATGATTAGCATAATAACCATAATGCAAATTCATCATTTCGATTGAAATAGATGGTTCATCCTCACAACCAAAACCAAACTGCTGATTGTAGTCAGTCTCCTGAAAAGAATTACCCGCCTTACCAATGACATAAATTCGATCATAATTCACGAAAACAGCCACGCATTCTATCTCTATTAATTCATTTAATTCATTATTCTCATCTCCTAATGTATCTTTAAAAAAGGCATCTAAATCAAATTGAAACATATCTTTTAAGCCATAATCACTAAATTTTTCTAAGCGGGACATATTAAAATAAATTTGGAACGAAATCACTTCATTAGATTGATCACGGGAACTATCACGCTTGAAAGTATATCGCGGATCTTCTTTTAGTTTGACAATAAATTTATCAATTCCGTTGCATAATTCTTCTGGATTTTCGATTTGATCCAGGCGCAAATCAATCTCGAGAGCTACATCAGAAATCGGCTTTTCTATCTTTGATCGCTGAGCATATACCCAGGCGGATTTAGGCTCATAATAATGATTTTTCACTAGAATTGGAATTTTAGTATCTGGACGAACATAGCTAGCAATGAATATGGCACCAACTTGTTTTAAAAATGGGTAGTCAATCATAAATTGATCAACATCTAAAATATAACCTTCTTTAATTTTATCCATATTTTGAGGGTTCAAGTTAATTTTAAACAAATCCAAAGTACTAAGCAATGAAGATTTGGGATCAGAAAGCAATTCTATTGTATCATTCCCCAATTGTATTTGTTCTCTTAAATGAATATGTAAATTTAGGAGCATTTTCACTTAATTAATAAAAAATAATACTTTACTTGATTCTTCAATTTTTATTTTAAGTAAAATATTTAAGTCATTAATCCTTCAACATGAACCCGGTTCTAAACCAGAATTCTTCAGCAATTCTAAAACTTCAGTGAGACCATAATGAGTAGCATAATTAAGTGTATATTGATTATGTTTTATTTTCAATCCTGATCTTTTCCACCATTTCAAAAGCTTGCTGTGACCATTCAGACAAACCCAATAAATTGCATCTGAATTATATTTGAGTTCTAAGTTGAATTTATGATGAGCTTTTAACCACCAATCCATAATTTCAACATGACCACCCTCAGAAGCCATAGCAATTGACCCCTCATCATATTTTAGTTTTAATCCATTTGTTTGATGAGCTTTCAACCACCAATCTAAAATCTCAACGTGACCATTATGAGAAGCATATCTAATTGCTTTTTGATCATATTTAAGTTCTAATCCTGACTCGTTGTGAGCTTTTAACCACCAATCTAGAAGATAAAGATTTCCCAAGTAAGATGCTGAATTAATAGTACAAATATCATAAATATCATAAGGATCCGTAATTTGATTTGGTTGTGGCTGTAAATTTATTTTAAACAAATCAAAAGTACTTAGCAATAGATGTTTAGGATTTAAAAGCGTTGCACATGTATAATTTCCTAATTGTATTTTCTCTTTTAAATGAATATGTAAATTTAGAAGCATTAAAACATTAGTGTTATTAGTGTTAGTGTAAAAAATAATATTTGGTATAATTCTTCAATTTTCTTTTTAAGTAAAATATTCAAGTACTTTTTCAGGTAACTCTAACCCGGAATTCTTCCACCATTCCAAAACCTTAATATCATTACGATGATGAGCCCAACTAATCCCCCATTCAGTATATTTAAGCTCCAATCCAGAATTCTTCCACCAATCTAAAACTTTAACATGACCCTTGGCAGAAGCCAAATTAATTGCATCGCGATCATACTTGAGTTCTAATCCTGATTCATCTCTCGCTTTTAACCACCAATCAAGAACCTTAACATGACCATATTTAGAAGCGTAATTAAGTGCCCATTCACCATACTTAAATTCTAATCCCGATTCATCTCGAGCTTTTAACCACCAATCTGAAACTTCAACATGACCATTCGCAGAAGCCCCATTAATTCCCCATTTAGTATACTTTAGTTTTAATCCGGATTCATCTCGAGCTTTTAACCACCATTCCAGAATATAAAGGCAACCTTTGGCTGAAGCTCCATTGATAGTCCAAATATCAGTAACACAATAGTAATGATAATCAGTAATCTGATTCAGTTGAGGTTGTAAATTAACCTTAAACAAACTTATCACACCAGGAAGTTTAGAACTCGTTAGTAATTCCAAGGGTTTTCTTCCCAATTGGATTTGGTCTTGTAATTGATTCGGCAAATTAAAGAGCATTACATTGAATTTCAATAAAAAAGTAAGTCTTAGTTAACTCTTCAATTTTTTCAACTTTTTTTAATCTATAATTTATATCCTTCTGGTAGTCTCAGCCCTGAATTCTTCCACCATTCTAAAACTTCAACATGACCATACCAAGAAGCCAAATTAATTGCTAAATCATCATACTTGAATTTTAATCCGGATTCATCTCGAGCTTTTAACCACCATTCTAAAACTTCAACATGACCATACCAAGAAGCCAAATTAATTGTTGATTCACAATACTTCAATTCTAATCCGGATTCATCTCGAGCTTTTAACCACCATTCCAGAATATAAAGGCAACCTTTGGCTGAAGCTCCATTGATAGTCCAAATATCATTAGCGTAACGGTCATAAAGATTAGGAATTTGATCCAGTTGAGGTTGTAAATTAACCTTAAACAAACTAATCACTCCATAAAACTTAGAACTCGTTAGTAATTTCAAGGGTTTTCTTCCCAATTGGATTTGGTCCAGTAATTGATTTGGCAAATTAAAGAGCATTACATTGAATTTCAATAAAAAATAAGTCTTAGTTAACTCTTCAATTTTTTCAACTTTTTTTAATCTATAATTGACAGCCATGTTGGTAGTTCTAATCCTGAATTCTTCCACCAATCTAAAACTTTAACATGACCATTTCGTAATGTCCAATCAAATGCCCATTCATCATACTTTAATTCTAATCCGGATTCATTTCTAGCTTTTAACCACCATTCTAAAACTTTAACATGACCACGAGAAGAAGCTTTATTAATTGCCCATTGATCATACTTGAATTCTAATCCTGATTCATCTCGAGCTTTTAACCACCATTCTAAAACCTCAACATGACCATGAGAAGAAGCATAATTAATTGCCCGGTCATCATACTTCAATTCTAATCCGGTTTCCTTGTTTGCTTCCAACCACCATTCTAAAACCTCAACATGACCATCTTCAGAAGCCCAATTAATTGCCCATTCATCATACTTCAATTCTAATCCGGATTCATCTCGAGCTTTTAACCACCAATCCAGGATCTCAACATGACCATTTTCAGAAGCCAAATTAATTGCCCATAGATCATACTTCAATTCTAACCCGAATTCATCTCGAGCTTTTAACCACCAATCCAGAACCTTAATATGACCATTTCCAGAAGCCCAATTAATTGCCCACCTAGTATATTCTAGTTCTAACCCATATTCATCTCGAGCTTTTAACCACCATTCTAGAATATAAAGGCAACCTTTTTTAGATGCCCCATTAATAGTCCAAATATTGTCTGGGTTATAATAATCAGTAATCTGATTCAGTTGAGGTTGTAAATTAACCTGAAACAAACTTATCATCCCATAAAGCTTAGAACTCGTTAGTAATTCCAAGGATTCTTTTCCCAATTGGATGGTGTCATTTAATTGATTAGGCAAATTAAAGAGCATTACATTGAACTTCAATAAAAAATAAGATTGAATTAAGTTTTCAATTTTTTAAAATTTTTTTAATCTATAATTGGCATCATTTAAGTATTTTTAACCCTGAATGCGTCCACCATTCCCGAACCTCAAAATACCTATTATAATGAGATATATCACATGAAGCCCAATAACTTTCCCATTCACCACACATATGTTTTAATCCGGAATTCTTCCACCATTCTAGCATCTCAATATGACTGCCCCTAAAAGCCCCATTAATTTCCTTATCATCATACTTCAATTCTAATCCGTAGTCATGATGAGCTTTTGACCACCATTCTAGAGTCTCAATATGACAATTGTATGAAGCCTTATTAATTGTCCATTGATCATATTTAAGTTCTAATCCAGTTTTTTGATGAACTTTTAACCACCATTCCAGAACACCAACTTGACCTTCTGCAGAAGCTACGTTAATTGACCATTGATCATATTTAAATTCTAATCCGGATTCATGATGGGCTTTTAACCACCATTCTAGAATCTTTACATGACCTTCTTTTGAAGCCCACTCAACTGCCATTTGATCATATTCAAGTTTTTTCCCCGATTCTTGATGGGCTTTTAACCACCAATCCAGTACATAAAGACAACCCTTTCTGGATGCTCCATTAATAGTCCAAATGCTTTGAAAATCATACGGATTAGTAATTTGATTGATTTTAGGTTGTAAATTAATTTGGAATAAACTTATTAGCCCATAAAACTTAGAGGATGAAAGTAATTCTAAAGTTTCTTTACCAAGATGGATTTGTTCTTTCAACTGAACTGGTAAATTTATAAACATTGCAGGTTATACAAAAATTAAATTTAAAATTAAGTTTTTCAATTTTTTACTCCCAATTATCGTCCGTATGGTATCTTTAATCCGGAATTCTTCCACCATTTTAAAGCCTTCGAGTCACAAAAAGTATCCCACTTAATTATCCAATGTTTAGTGTATTTTAGTTCTAGTCCTGTTGATTGATGAGTTTTTAACCACCATTCTAAAACTTCAACCTGACCATATCGTGAAGCCAAATTCATAGCGGATTCAGTATATTTCAATTCTAATCCTAATTCATTATGAGCTCTTAACCACCATTCGAGAATCTTAACATGACCATTGCAAGAAGCACTATTAATCCCTTCGCGATATTTCAATTCTAATCCAGATTCATTATGAGCTTTTAACCACCATTCTAAAATCTCCAAATGACCATTGCAAGAAGCAAGATCAATTGCGTAATGATCATATTTCAATTCTAATCCGGATTGATGATGAGCTTTTAACCACCATTCCAGGATATACATGCAACCTCTAGCAGAAGCTCCATTGATAGTCCAAATATCAAAATCATTATAATAATCGTCATAATGATCAGTAATCTGATTGATTTGAGGTTCTAAATTAGTTTTAAATAAACTTATCACACTAAGAAGTTTAGAACTCGTTAGTAATGCTAATGGTTCCCTTCCTAATTGGATTTGGTCTTGTAATTGATTTGGTAAATTAAAGAGCATTATGAAGTAAATTGCATTGAATTTCAATAAAAAAGTAAGTCCCAGTTAACTCTTCAATTTTTACAAATTTTTTTAATCTATAATTGACATCCTTCTGGTACTTTTAGTTCCAATCCGGAGCTCTTCCACCATTCCAGAACCTCAGCAAGACCATTCCTTGAAGCCCACGCAATTGCCCGGTTATCATACTTGAATTCTAATCCCGATTCATCTCGAGCTTTTAACCACCATTCTAAAACTTCAACATGATCATTCCCAGAAGCACAATTAATTGCTGATTGATCATACTTGAATTCTAATCCGGATGATTTGTGAGCTTTTAACCACCATTCTAGAACTGAAACATGACCATTACAAGAAGCAGAATTAATTGCTTGTTCAGTGTATTCAATATATCTATGTCTAAATTTGAAATAATTTTTCCACCATTCTAAAACATTCAGATGACCATTTGCAGAAGCATTATTTATTGCCCGTTCATCATACTTCAATTCTAATCCTGATTCTAACCACCAATCTAAAACCTCAGTATGATTATTTCTAGAAGCATAATTAATTGCAATGTGACCATACTCGAATTCTAATCCCGATTCATCTCGAGCTTTTAACCACCATTTTAAAGTTTCAACATGACCATTCGCAGAAGCCCCATTAATTCCCCATAGATCATACTTCAATTCTAATCCTGATTCATCTCGAGCTTTCAACCACCATTCTAAAACCTTAACATAACCACGAGAAGAAGCTTTATTAATTGCTTCTTGATCATACTTCAATTCTAATCCTGATTCACTTCTAGTTTTTAACCACCATTCTAGAATATAAAGGCAACCTTTGCTGGATGCTCCATTGATAGTCCAAATATCATCAGCGCCATAGTTATAGGCATAATGATCAGTAATCTGATTGATTTGAGGTTCTAAATTAGTTTTAAATAAACTTATCACACTAAGAAGTTTAGAACTCGTTAGTAATGTCAATGGTTCTCTCCCTAATTGGATTTGGTCTTGTAATTGATTAGGCAAATTAAAGAGCATTATGAAGTAAATTGCTTTAACTTTAATAAAAAATAAATTCAGGTTATTCCTTCAATTTTTTCAATCTATAATTGATATACTTTACACCCTTCTGGTACTTTTAATCCGGAATTCTTCCACCATTCTAAAACCTCGGTATGACCATTCAAAGAAGCTTGATTAATTGCAAATTTCATTAGCCATTTGGAATATTTGAGTTCTAATCCTGATTCATTATGAGCTTTTAACCACCAATCAAGAACCTTGACATGACCATGAGTGGAAGCCACATTCATAGCCCATTTATCATACTTAAATTCTAATCCGGATTCATTTAAAGCTTTTAACCACCAATCAAGAATCTCAATGTGACCCATTCTGGAAGCGACATATATTGCATTCTCCGTATATTTAAGGTTTAATCCTGTCTCCTTGTTTGCTTTTAACCACCATTCCAGAATCTCAACATGACCCTCGCCAGAAGCAGCATTAATCCCATGGTAATTATATTTAAGTTTTAAACCGGTTGATAGATGAGCTTTTAACCACCAATCTAGGATATAAATGCAACCTAGATGTGATGCTCCAACAATGGTCCAAATATCATCATAGTCATAATGATCAGTAATTTGATTGATTTGAGGTTGTAAATTAATTTTAAACAAATCTATCACATCCAGAAACTTAGAACGTGTTAGCAACTCTAAAGGAGTTCTTCCTAATTGTATTTTGTCTTGCAATTGATTTGGCAAATTAAAAAGCATTGCGACATTGAAGTTTAATAAAAATAAATGTAGGTTATTCCTTCAATTTTTTAGTTTTTATCTATGAAATTTTATAACGGATATCTTTCTAGTGTTTATCCTTCTAGTGTTAATCCTTCTAGTGTTAATCTCGTCCACGGTTCTGATAGTTTTAATCCGGAATTCGTCCACCATTCTTGAGTCTTAGTAGTACCATACTCATAAGCCCAATAAATTGTCAAATCAGAATACTTAAACTCAAGGTCAAATTCATGATGAGCTTTTAACCACCAATCCAAAAGATCAATCTTATTATTTTGTGATGCCTGATCAATTGGCCAGCAATCATATTTAAGTTCTAACCCAGATTCATGATAACTTTTTAACCACCAATCTAGAACCTTAACTTGACCTTCATCAGAAGCATGCTCAATAGCCTCTTCATCATATCTTAGTTCTAAGTTGAATTCCTGATGTGCTTTTAACCACCAATCTAGAACATAAATGCATCCCATCCGAGATGCTCCATTAATCGTCCAAATATTATGAACATCATAAGGCCTAGTTATGTGATCGATTTGAGGTTGTAAATTTATTTTAAACAAATCGATCACACCAGGAAGCTTAGAACGTGTCAGCAACTCCAATGAGATTCCCCCTAATTGTATTTTGTCTTGCAGTTGAATATGTAAATTAAAGAGCATTGCAACATTGAATTTGACTTTAACTTTAACAAGTTCTTCAATTTTTTTCTTTAACTTTAATACCACCGTCGGACTTTTCGTCGATATTTTTTTTTACAACCGTATTTCTTGAAAAAATCTTCTTTTTGATCTTCTTCTTCTGCAACTATTTTACGCATATAATCGATTGGATATTTGGGATTTTTGAGATCTAACCCACTGCTTAACCACCATCGAATTGATGTTGAATTTCTGGATTCGAAAGCCTTATCAATTGTCTCAGAAGTATATTTCAACTTTAATCCTGAATTTTTCCACCATTCTAAAACGTTGGGATGATGATTCTTAGAAGCATAATCAATTACGGAATCAATTTCATATTCAAGTCCAATATCATTTTCAAGATCATATTTAAGCTCTAACCCAGAATTCTTCCACCATTCCAGAACCTTAAGAAGACCATTCATTGAAGCACAATAAATTGCATCTCGATCATATTTAAGTTCTAACCTAGAATTCTTCCACCATTCTAGGACATGCAGGCAACCTTTTGCAGATGCTCCATTAATGGTCCAAATATTAGAATGATCATAATAATCAGTAATTTTATTGGGTTGAGGTTGTAAATTATTTTGAAAGAAATGTATTACACCATAAAACTTATAAAATGCTAGAGTTTGCAATGGTCCTTTTCCTAATTGGATGGTGTCATTCAAATGATTTGGTAAATTGAGAAGCATTTGGAATAAAAAATAAGATTCTGGTTAACCCTTCAATTTTTTCAACTTTTTTTAATCTATAATCCTTCAGGTATCTCCAATCCTGAATTCTTCCACCACTTCAAAACTTCAACATGACCATTAATTGAAGCAAGAGTGATTGCTAATTCACTATATTTAAATTCTAATCCTAACTCATTATGAGCTTTTAACCACCACTCTAAAACTTCAACTTCACCTTCCGAAGAAGCCTGAATAATTGCCCATTTATCGTATTTAAGTTCTAATCCGGTCTCCGTGTATGCTTTTAACCACCCTTCCAATACATTTACACGACCAAACCTTGAAGCATCATTAATTGCCTCTTTAGTATATTTAAGCTCTAATCCAGTCTCCTTATTTACTTTTAACCACCATTCAAGAGCTTTCACATAACCATTTCTTGAAGCCCGATCAATTGCCCATCGAGAATACTTCAATTCTAATCCATCATTCTTGTTTGCTTTTAACCACCATTCGAGGGTCTCAACATGATTAGAAAAGGAAGCTGAATTAATTGCACTATCAGTATATTTAAGTTTTACCCCATTTTCTTTTTTTGCCTTTAACCACCATTCCAATATATGAAGACAACCTTTACAAGAGGCTCCATTAATAGTTCTAATATCATAGTTGGAATTAAAATCATAATGATTATAGTTATCATACATATTTTGCGGTTCCAAGTTAATTTTTAATAAATCAAAGGTAGCTGGCGATGAGGATTTAAAGACACAGAGTAATTTTATTGTATCATTTCCCAATTGTATTTTATCTTGCAATTGAATATGTAAATTTAGAAGCATTGCAACATTGAATTTCAGTATTGGGTTTCAATTATTCAATTTTTAATCAAGATTTTTCTAGCAATCCTGATTCATTCCACCACTTTCGAACCTTAACACGACAATTATGAGAAGGCCAATTAATTGTAAATTTATCATATCTTAATTCTAATCCAGTTGATTGATGAGCTTTTAGCCACCAATCCAGGACTTTGACATGACCAATGTGAGAAGCCGAATTAATTGCTTTTATATCATATTTTAATTCTAATCCTGATTCATGATGAGCCTCCAACCACCATTCTAGAACATCCACATGATCATTAAATGAAGCACAATTAATTGCCCATTTAGAATATTTTAGTTTTAATCCAGATTCATCTCGAGCTTTTAACCACCATTCTAAAACTTTAACATGACCATTGTGAGAAGCCGAATCCATTGGATTTTGATCATACTCCAGTTCTAACCCGGATTCATCTCTCGCTCTTAACCACCATTCCAGAACATCTATATGACCATTCCAAGAAGCATAATTAATTGCATCATTACCATACTTCAATTCTAATCCAGATTCATTTCGAGCTTTTAACCACCAATCCAAAACCGTAACATGACCACGAGAAGAAGCCGAATCAATTGCTGATTCACCATACTTCAGTTCTAATCCGGATTCATTATGAGCTTTTAACCACCAATCAAGAACATCTAAATGACCATCCCGAGAAGCAGAATTAATAGCCACGTTATCATACTCCAATTCTAATCCTGATTCATCTCGAGCTTTTAACCACCATTCTAGAACATAAATACAACCTTTTATGGAAGCGCCTTGGATAGTCCAAATATCATTAATGTCATAATGATTAGTAATCTGATTCGGTTGTGGTTGTAAATTATTTTTAAATAAACTGATCACCCCAGCCAGCTTAGAACTCGTTAGTAATTCCAAGGGTTCTCTTCCTAATTGGATTTGGTCTTGTAATTGATTTGGTAAATTAAAGAGCATTACATTGAATTTCAATAAAAAAGTAAGTCTCAGGTTAACTCTTCAATTTTTTAGTTTACAAATGTTAATTCATTTATTTTAGCAACTCTAGCCCTGAATTTTTCCACCAACCCTTCTGGTAGTTTTAGCCCTGAATTTTCCCACCACTCAAAAATATGAGGGCGACAAGTAAAATAACCCAATGGAATTGTGTTTAAATCATATTTTAGTTCTAATCTGGAGTCATTATGAGCTTTTAACCACCATTCTAAAACCTCAATAGTGCCAAACTTAGAAGTCCCATCAATTGCCTCTGTGCTATATTTAAGTTTTAATCCTGATAATTTATGAGCTTTTAACCACCAATTCAGAACTTCAATGTGGTTATTTTGTGATGCACAATCCATTGCAAACGAATCATACTTTAATTCTAATCCCGATTCATGTCGAGCTTTTAACCACCACTCTAAAACATTAATTTGTCCTCTTGAAGAAGCCCAATTAATTGCCCATTGATCATATTTTAATTCTAATCCGAATTCATTTAGAGCTTTTAACCACCATTCTAGAACTGAGATATGTCCTTCACTAGAAGCCTTATTTATTGCAACTTCCGCATATTTAAGTTCTAATCCAGTCTCTTGATGAACTTTTAACCACCATTCCAGAACCTTAACATGACCTTTCTCAGAAGCCCAATTAATTGCCCATTCAGTATATTTAAGCTCTAACCCTGAATTCTTCCACCATTCTAAAGTCTTAATGTGGCAATTGTATGAATTCCAATTAATTGCATTTTGATCATATTTGAGTTCCAATCCAGATTCATCTCGAGCTTTTAACCACCATTCTAAAATCTCAACATGACCCTTTGCAGAAGCCCAATTAATTGCATTTTGATCATAATTCAATTCTAATCCTGATTCATTTCGAGTTTTTAACCACCATTCTAGAATGTAGATACAACCTTTATTGGATGCTCCATTGATAGTCCAAATATCATTCGTAGAATTATACCTATAATGATTGGTAATCTGATTCATTTGAGGTTGTAAATTAGTTTTAAATAAACTGATCACGCCATAAAACTTAGAACTCGTTAGTAATTCCAAGGGTTTTTTTCCTAATTGGATTTGGTCGTTTAATTGATTTGGCAAATTAAAGAGCATTACATTGAATTTCAATAAAAAAGTAAGTCCCAGGTTAACTCTTCAATTTTTTCAATTTTTTTTAATTTATAATTGAGATTCTTCTGGTGTCTCCAATCAAGAATTCTTCCGTCATTCTAAAATCTTAACATGACTATTCTGATAAGTCCAATTAATTGCATTTTTATTATATTTTAGTTCCAATCCGGAATTCTTCCACCACTCCAAAACTGAGGTATGGTCATTATAAGAAGCCCACTCAATTGCCAATTGAGTGTATTTAAGTTCTAATCCTAATTCATTTCGAGCTTTTAACCACCATTCTAGAACATTTAAATGGCCTTCTCTAGAAGCACAATTAATTGCTGATCCACCATATTTAAATTCTAATCCTGACTCATCTCTAGCTTTTAACCACCATTCTAAAACCTTAACATGACCAGCATAAGAAGCACAATTAATTGCGCATTCATCATGCTTGAATTTTAATCCTGCTTCATTTCGAGCTTTTAACCACCAATCTAAAACCTCAACATAACCATTTTCAGAAGCACAATTAATTGCCCATTGATCATACTTGAATTCTAATCCTGATTCATCTCGAGCTTTTAACCACCAATCTAAAACCTTAACATGACCATTTTTAGAAGCCCAATTAATTGCCCATTTATCATACTTCATTTCTAATCCGGATTCATTTCGAGCTTTTAACCACCAATTTAGAATATAGATACAACCTTTTTTAGATGATCCATTAATAGTCCAAATATCATCAACGTGAAGGGCATAATGATTAGTAATTTGATTTATTTGAGGTTGTAAATTAGTTTTAAATAAACTGATCACCCCAGGGAGCTTAGAACTCGTTAGTAATTCCAAGGGTTCTCTCCCTAATTGGATTGTGTCATTTAATTGATTAGGCAAATTAAAGAGCATTACATTGAATTTCAATAAAAAATAAATATAGGTTAACTCTTCAATTTTTTTAGTTTTTAGTTTTTTAATCTACAATTTGCATCCGTATGGTAACTCTAATCCTGAATTCTTCCACCAATCAAGAACATCTGCATGACCATTCCCAGAAGCCCAAATAATTGCTAAGCAACAATACTTCAGTTCTAACCCGGATTCATTTCTAGCCTTTAACCACCATTCTAAAACCTCAACATGACCATGCAAAGAAGCCAAATTAATTGCATATTGATCATACTTCAATTCTAATCCGGATTCATCTCTTGCTTTTAACCACAATTTCAAAACCTCAACATGACCATTCATAGAAGCATTATTAATTGCCCATTTATCATACTCCAATTCTAATCCTGATTCATCTCGAGCTTTTAACCACCATTCTAGAACATAAATACAACCTTTTATGGAAGCGCCTTTGATAGTCCAAATATTATTAATGTCATAATGATCAATAATCTGATTCAGTTGAGGTTGTAAATTAGTTTTAAATAAACTGATCACACCAGGAAACTTAGAACTCGTTAGTAATTCTAAAGGTTCTCTCCCTAATTGGATTTGGTCCTGTAATTGATTAGGTAAATTAAAGAGCATTACATTGAGTTTAATAAAAAAGTAAGCCCCAGGTTAACTCTTCAATTTTTTGTTTTTAGTCTTTTAATCTATAATTTATATCCTTCTGGTAGTTCTAATCCAGAATTCCTCCACCAATCTAAAACTTCAACGTGATCATTTTGAGAAGCCATATTAATTGCTGATTCAGTGTACTTCAATTCTAATCCATGTTCATTATGAGCTTTTAACCACCAATCAAGAACCTTAATATGACCATTTTCTGATGCATAATTAATTGCTAAATCATCATACTTGAATTCTAATCCTGATTCATCTCGAGCTTTCAACCACCACTCTAATACATCCACCTGCCCATTCATAGAAGCACAATTAATTGTTGATTTAGAATACTTCAATTCTAATCCATGTTCTTGATGCGCTTTTAACCACCATTCCAGAACCTTAACATGACCATCATAAGAAGCCCAATTAATTGCGTATTTACCATACTTGAATTCTAATCCCAATTCATCTCTCGCTTTTAACCACCATTCTAAAGTTTCAACATGACCATTCGTAGAAGCCCACTTAATTGCATATTCACTATATTTTACTTCTAATCCGGATTCATTATGAGCCTTCAACCACCATTCTAAAATGTAAATACAACCTTTTGCAGATGCTCCATTAATAGTCCAGATGTTTAGAGGATCATAATAATCAGGAATCTGATTGATTTGAGGTTGTAAATTAGTTTTAAACAAACTGATTACCCCAGAGAGTTTAGAACTTGTTAGTAATTCTAAAGGTTTTCTTCCTAATTGAATTTGGTCTTGTAATTGATTAGGTAAATTAAAGAGCATTACATTGAGTTTAATAAAAAAGTAAGTCTCAGTTAACTCTTCAATTTTTTCAAATTCTTTTAATCTATAATTGACATCCTTCTGGTATCTCTAATCCTGAATTCTTCCACCATTCCAGGGTCTCCACATTGTAATGTCCAGTGTACTCCATTCTCAAATCCTTATAATGCCATTTCAGAGGTTTAGCATCCCCAGAAGTATAATTAAGTTTTGCGGGATCATATTTAAGGTCTAATCCAGTCTCCTTATGAGCTTTTAACCACCATTCAAGAACCTTAACCTGACCATTGCGCGAAGCATTATAAATTGCTAATTCAGTATATTTAAGTTCTAATCCAGTCTCATTGTTTGCTTTCAACCACCAATCCAAGCTTCTTATCATGCCATGATAAGAAGCCCAATCAATTGCGGCTTGATCATATTTTAGCTCTAGCCCGGTCTCTTGATGAACGTTTAACCACCAATCCAGGACCTTTAGATTGCCTTCCCCCGTGCAATTATGAATTGTCCATGGATCCTGTTTAAGTTCTAATCCGGAATTCTTCCACCAATTTAAGGTTTTTATACTAACCATTTTAAATGCAAGTTTACTATACTTCAGTTCTAAGCCAGAACTCTTCCACCAATCCAAAACATGAATATGACCTTTGATGGAAGCCCAATCCATTGCTAATTTATCATACTTCAATTCTAATCCAGTCTCCCTGTTTGCCTTTAACCACCAATCTAAAACTTTCACATGACCATGTTCAGAAGCACATCTAATTGCGTCTTGATCATATTTAAATTGTAATCTAACTAATTTATCAGTCTTATTCTTTAACCACCAATCAAGAATATTAACATAACCTTGTGCTGAAGCTCCATTGATAGTTAAAATATTGAAAATGTTTAAAATATAAGTAATTTCATTGATTTCATGGGGCAGTGGTTGAAAATTTGTTTTAAACAAATCTATCACATTATAAAGCTTAGAACTTGTTAGTAGTTCAAACACTTTCATTCCTAACTGGATGCTGTCCTTTAATTGATTAGGCAAATTAAGAAACATTAAAAGTAAATAAGGGCGAGTTTAATAAAAAAACAGATCCAGGTTATCTCTTCAATTTTTTCAAATTTATTTAATCTATAATTTGCATCCGTCTGGTAGTCTCAGTCCTGAATTCTTCCACCATTCTAAAACTTCAACATGACCATTATAAGAAGCATAATTAATAGCCAATTTATCATACTTCAATTCTAATCCGGATTCATTATGAGCTTTTAACCACCACTCCAAAACTTTGATATGACCATTTTCAGAAGCCTCAATAATTGCCCATTTATCATACTTCAATTCTAATCCGGATTCATCTCTAGTTTTTAACCACCATTCTAAAACTTCAACATGCCCAGCCTTTGAAGCCCAATTAATTGCCATGTGATCATACTTCATTTCTAATCCATGTTCATTATGAGCCTTTAACCACCATTCCAAAACATTAACATAACCATTTCGCGATGCCGAATTAATTGCGTATTCAGAATATTTTAATTCTAATCCGGATTCATGATGAGCTTTTAACCACCATTCTAAAACATTAATATAACCATTTCGCGATGCCCCATTAATTGCGTATTCAGAATATTTTAATTCTAATCCGGATTCATGATGAGCTTTTAACCACCAATCCAGAACCTTAATATAACCCTTTTCTGATGCAAAATTAATTGCACATTCATCATACTTCAATTCTAATCCAGATTCATCTTGAGCTTTTAACCACCAATCCAAAACATCCACATGACCATTCTCAGAAGCCGAATTAATTGCCCATTGATCATACTTCAATTCTAATCCAGATTCATTTCGAGCTTTTAACCACCATTCCAGAATATAAAGGCAGCTTTTGCAGGAAGCTCCAACGATAGTCCAAATATCATTAGCGCCATAGAAATGGCTATAATGATCAGTAATCTGATTCGGTTGTGGTTGTAAATTAGTTTTAAATAAACTGATCACCCCAGCCAACTTAGAACTCGTTAGTAATTCCAAGGGTTCTCTTCCTAATTGGAATTGGTCTTGTAATTGATATGGCAAATTAAAGATCATAACATTGAATTTCAATAAAAAAGTAAGTCTCTGGTTAACTCTTCAATTTTTTCAACCTTTTTTAATCTATAATTAACATCCACCTGGTATCTTTAATCCAGAATTCTTCCACCATTCTAGAACTTTAACATGACCATAACGAGAAGCCACATTAATCGCCGATTTAGTGTACTTCAATTCTAATCCTGATTCATCTTGAGCTTTTAACCACCAATCAAGAACACCTACATGACCACTTTGAGAAGCCCAATTAATTGCGCATTGATCATACTTCAATTCTAATCCGGATTCATCTTGAGCTTTTAACCACCAATCAAGAACACCCACATGACCATTCATAGAAGCATTATTAATTGCGTATTCAGAATACTTCAATTCTAATCCAGATGATTTGTGAGCTTTCAACCACCATTCTAAAACCTCAACATGACCATCCTGAGAAGCCCAATTAATTGCTGATTTATAACACTTGAATTCTAATCCAGATGATTTGTGAGCTTTCAACCACCATTCTAAAACTTCAACATGACTATGAGAAGAAGCCCAATTAATTGCGTATTCATCATACTTTAATTCTAATCCAGATTCATCTCGAGCTTTTAACCACCATTCTAAAGTTTCAACATGACCATTCGCAGAAGCCCAATTAATTGCCCATCCAGAATACTTCAATTCTAATCTGGATTCATTTCGAGCTTTTAACCACCATTCTAAAACTTTAACATGACCATTTTTAGAAGCTCCATCAATTGCCCATTCATGATACTTCAGTTCTAATCCAGAATCATTATGGGATTTTAACCACCATTCCAGAATGTAAAGACAACCTTTGTTGGATGCTCCATCGATGGTCCAAATATCATTATTGCGATAGTCACAATGATCAGTAATCTGATTCAGTTGAGGTTGTAAATTAGTTTTAAATAAACTTATCACCCCAGGAAGTTTAGAACTCGTTAGTAATTCTAAGGGTTTTCTCCCTAATTGGATTTGGTCCTGTAATTGATTAGGTAAATTAAAGAGCATTACATTGAGTTTAATAAAAAAAATAATATTCAGGTTAACTTTTCAATTTTTTCAAATTTTTTTTATCTATAATTAACATCCTTCTGGTATCTTCAATACAGAATTCTTCCACCAATCAAGAACCTCATAATGACCATTGTTGGAAGCCGAATGAATTCCCCAATTATCATGCTTTAATTCTAATCCAGAATTCTTCCACCAATCAAGAACATCAGCATGACCATTGTTGGAAGCCAAATTAATTGCAAATTTATCATACCTCAGTTCTAATCCTGATTCGTCTCGAGCTTTCAACCACCATTCTAGAACCTCAACATGACCATCCTCAGAAGCCCAATTAATTGCTAATTTATCATACTTCAATTCTAATCCGGATTCATCTCGAGCTTTTAACCACCATTCTAAAACCTTAACTTGACCATCACAAGAAGCATAATTAATTGCCCATTGATCATACTTCAATTCTAATCCGGATTCATCTCGAGCTTTTAACCACCATTCTAAAACCTTAACTTGACCATTGCGTGAAGCCCAATTAACTGCCCATTGATCATACTTGAATTCTAATCCAGAATCATCTCGAGCTTTTAACCACCATTCCAGAATATAAAGGCAACCTTTGGCTGAAGCACCATTGATGGTCCAAATATTATCATAGTAATAATGACCAGTAAATTGATTCGGTTGTAAATTATTTTTAAATAAGCTGATCACACCAGGAAGTTTAGAACTCGTTAGTAATTCTAAAGGTTTTTTCCCCAATTGGATTGTGTCATTTAATTGATTAGGCAAATTAAAGAGCATTACATTGAATTTCAATAAAAAAGTAAGTCTCAACTTAACTCTTCAATTTTTAGATATTCTATACATATCAAGAAGGCATTGCTCAGTCGTTGACCCAGTCTGGCCGACATAATCCAAGGCGATTAGATGAGAACCTTGATAATTAACTCTTTAATCAAATAGTACTTTGCTTCATCTAAAATATCAAGTACTTGATATTTAGGCATTTCCTCGAGATTGATGTCATCATCTCTGAAAAATTTGAGAATAAATCCAAAATTTTCGCCATTTCGATCAATAAAATGGGGGGCTTCCTGATGTTTTAACTCAGATAGATTGGAGCTATATTTGTTTAGTGTGGTTTCTGTAGTAGTATACAGAGTTCCACCGACATTAATAGTTACTATGTCTGACATGATTAATAAATACCTATCTGAGTTTAATCAAATAATATTCAATTTTTTAGTTTTTCTCAATCGAATTCATTAAAGAATTAAATGAAATTAAAAACTAAAAAATGTAAGAATAGTATTCTGATTATATTAAGTAATTAACCAGAATGAGTTTTTTTTATAATTGGATTGGAAGGTCTAATCCATCAAAATCTAAAGAAAAACAAAGAAATACTAATACTAACACTAATACTAACACTAAACCTAAAACCAAAATTTCACATGCTTTAAGATGTGAGGTTTGGAATCATCATGTTGGTCGCGAAAATGGGATTGGATTATGTTATTGTTGTCAAAAAGAGATTGATTCAAAACATTTTGAATGCGGTCATATCATTTCAGAAGCAATGGGTGGTGGTTTATCATTAGAAAATCTTCGACCTATCTGCACTCTATGCAATAGATCAATGGGAATAAAAAATATGAATGATTTTAGAAAAATTGTAATATCATCAAAAGGAAAATGGTATGAAAAGAAAGTTTATTTCGGATTAAATTCTACAAATGATCTTAATGCGATGGATAAATGGTATATCACTTCTAAAGCTTGATTTCATGTGTAAAATCAATTAAAAATAAGTAACATTTGTTTTTAAATGCCTTATGTAAAGCCAATTTACTAACTTTACCTGTCTTAATTTTTCCATTTTTACAATCTAAATTAATACGATCCAGCTCATTGATCAATTGACCTTTTGTAATATTATATTTTTCCTGATCATGCAAGAATTTAGACAACTGATCAACAACCTTATCACGATTAAAATTGGGTTTTCTAGGATGTGGACTTGTTGACAGATGATTTGGATATTTGTTGATTAAAGTTTTAACCACATCATTAACAATATTTTTTATAATTGCATTTTGTGAATCATCTTGATTAAAATATAGTTTTGGTACTGGATTAGCCAGATTAAGCTTGATAAATTTTTCTTTGATCGGATTTTCATCAGTGACCTTGTAAATATTTATTAAAGTTCCGTATGATTGTGGCAGAGCTTTGAGTGCTCTAAGTCGATGATTACCGTCATAACAATAATAATTAAAATCATTATGTTCTTCAATTTCATAAATATAAATGATACCATCAACTATCCCAGTTTTTTCAATATGATCTTGAATTTCTAGAACTCGTTGATGCTCAGCAGGACGATTATGATGCCAATTTTTAACATAAATTAAATCTTTGCTACTGACTAAATAAATCCCCTGTTGCTCATTATATTGTATAATTTTCATAATTAATTAGTTACCACGATTAAGATTTATATTAAATTACCAAAAATAAAAAATGAATATTTTGATTTCAGGTATTTCTAGGAGTACCTTTTATCCCTTAGCGAGCCCAACGCAGTTGATTGGGGATTTTAGAAAAAACTAAAAAATAAAGAACTGGTTTAAATTAGTCTAACACATTAGGTGTTTTTCGTTTTTAATTTTTGTTAAATATTTACCTATATCTTTCCACAACATCTTATATTTATCCTTTATGATTGTCCTAATTTTGTTTAAGTTGGCTGATGTCAATCCTTTAGTTATTTTATTATCTTTATCTTTTTCGAGGTTGAACTGTGAATCCACTTGATCATCGCAAGAGTTAACAAATTTGACAAATGATTCATTCAATGGTCCACGTAATTTAGCCAACATCGGTTTTGTGGAATTTGTGGAAAACAAATGTTCTCTATTCATAAAAATTAATAACATTACCAACAAATTTGTGACTGGGGGACTTTTAAAAAGAATACTTGGTGACATTAGCATTGATGTGGTTAGATATGTATCTAATATATTTGACATTCTTTTTAGAATTATTTCAAATTTGGTTGTGTCATTACTAATTTTAGTTAAATATTCGCTGATAGATTTTTGACTACCAGTGTCTTTGCCACTTTCGCTAAAAAATATTAATTTGAAAAAGAAATCAGTATCTTTCCCAGCATTACCAATCTTTAATTTTGATAATTCATCATTGTATTTAGTTCTTAGCTTTGTAAATTCAATGGCACTTTTTTCATTTCTAATGAAACTCATTAATTTTTCATTTACTGAAACAGGAACGCCATTATTAGTTTTCATAAAAACATCTATTTCTTCATCATATGTCAAATTATCATATGTCACTACAAAAAGTTTTTCTCCTTTCAGCGCCCTCATTTCATTATTGTCTAATATTCTAGTTTCGTAATCATCATAATCTAATGACGAAACTAAAATTATATGGCTCCGCGGAACTTTACTATAAAATATTAGTTCTCTCTTTTCTTTATCAACACAACACATTTCATTGTCAGAAAATTTTCTTATCGCTGTTAATCGTTGTTTACCATCAATACAATGCCGAATACCATTCGGATCTCTGTTCAACAAAATAGGACTTGGATTTAATCCAATGCGAAGTAAATTATAAATATAACTCTCTTGTTTTTCTTTAGACCACACTGATCCACGTTGATAATCACGATTGAGATTAAATAAACCTTCTCGTGAATCATTCAACAGATTGTAAACTTTATAGATTTCTGTTTCACACACTTTAAATTTTTTAGACATAATAGGCTAATAATGAATTAGGCTAATAATCGCTAAAATAAAAAGAATTCAATTTTTTATTTTTTGATGTAATTTTGATGGTCCTAGAAATGAACAAAAAATATACTTAACCACTCCGTTCGGGTTCATTCAGGTATTTCTAGGTGTACCCTTTTATCCCTTAGCGGACCCAACGCAGTTGATTGGAGATTTCATAGTTAAAAAATTGAACAATTGTATTAGCAATTATGATTATCATATTATTTTAATAATCATTGCAATGGAAACAATTGAAAATGGACTTATCAAGTTAGATCAACATAACAAAGATGCTATTGAAAAACATAATTCAATATTAATGAAAACTATTTTTGATTTAGCACACAAATCACAACAATCAGCAACATCGTTTGATAATAATTTTAAAAAACTTTTTCCCGAACTTGTTAATCTTGGAATATTTGATGAAGAAAATTTTAATCCCAACGAAATGTTTAATCCACATACCGTATGTGAATTTCGAGATGGCAAAGCATATCAAGTGATTGAATCATGGGATAAATATTGTGGCATATTGCCCAATCGAAGAGTTATGAGCAAATATTATCTGAGAGAGGGTCATGTTTTTACACCAACTGATACAGATATTATGGTTAATAATTATAAAATATGGTATTGTGACTATCATAGTAAAGTTGTAGGTCCCACAGGATCACCCATTTGTGGATGTGGCATTGGTCAAACCAATAATACTTATATATTTCCGACAGTTAGTCCAAAACACAAAAGAGGAGAAGAACGTTACAACTTCTTTCACAAAACAGAACAGGAATTTGAGGTTGACAACTACCTTAATCTATATCATGTTCCAACTGGATTATATTTAATGTTTAACAAAACTGTATTTTCAGATTTTCCCTTTTGTTTGGCCAAGATGTATCTGTCATCTAGAGATACTACTTTTATAGAAAATAGTGAATTTGATAAAGAATTTATAGAACAACATCCATTTTATCAAATATTTATGTCAAAACGGCTCAATACAGGTGATCTGACATTTAAATTAAATAAGTCTAATTATGAATCAAAAGATGCTCGCGATGTGTTTTTAAAGGAAATCAATCAACTGGTTCCAGATGATTACTTATTTGTTTATAATTTGTTCAATCGTTTTAGGCAATTCGATGGTTTTTCATCAAATTTTGGAAGTGATAATATATTAGAACTTGAATCAGGGGATGCAGATTATTTGGATGAAAAAGATAGATTAATCAAGGCCTTTCAAAGTAAACTTCGTGAAACGGTTTCAAGGGCAGAAGAAGCTGAAAAGGTAGTATCCGATATGACCGATGATTATAGTAAAAAATCAATTCAAGTTCAGTCATTAAATCGTGAACTCAATTTGAGCCAACTTAAATTAGAAGAACAACGTCAAAAATATGAAACCAATAATAAAGAAATTATTGTTGATAAAGTGGAGGAACTATCACGTGAATGTTTTAGCTTGAAAAAACGTTTACTAGAGTCAAGTGTATTTAAAATTCAGGCTGAAAAAGCTGGAGAATCTCTTAATTCATTTAAAAAAGATAACGAACAATTATCATTGGATGTGAAAAGGCTCAAGGATATGAATAGAGGTTTAGTGGAATGTGTTAGCTCTGAAAAAAGTAGGAATGATGACATTACCAAAAACAATAAAGAATTGTTGAATAGTATTGGAAATGCAAATCAAAAAACATCTAATTATGATACTGTAATAGCTAAAATGGGTCAAGAAATTAAACAATTAGAAAAAAGTAATAAATCATTTGCAGATAAATTGGGTAGTCTTGGGGATGCTTCAACTAATGTTTTGGAAAGGGCTCTTGGAGACCAGATGAATGATCTACAAGCTAGACTTTCAGATGCACAGAAAAGTAATGTGGATTTAGAAAGTAAAAATAGACAGCTTACTTCACAAATTGATAGATATCAACAATTAGTATCTGCTTTTAAAGTATAAAAATATTTCAAGTTTTAATACAATTATTATAGTTTTGATTTAATATCATATGTAAAATTTCAATGAATATCATTATTATTTAACAAATCTAAATAGTTTTATAAATTAAGTTCTTCAATTTTTTAGAACCAAAAAATATAAAAATTGAATGAAAAATGAACTAAAATTTTACAGTATTCAACTAAAATATGTCAACAAAAGATAAATTGAGTATGCATGAAAAGATTCAAGAACATAACAATAAATTGCATAGATTTGACCCAATCATGTATAACACAATTATTAAAAATAATTCACCAAGATTTCCATCTGGTTATATCAACTCTGAACAAGAAAAATATTTATGTGAAAAAGAAGAAGTGTATAAATTGCTAAGCAATTGTACTCCCCTTCAAATAGAACTGAAGAAATTAATCAAAGAACGTCAGATCGGTTGGTGGTGTAATAAGGAAGGTGTTAAATGCAAACAATGCAAAAACATCGTTGGACCAAAATGTTGTATAATAAAAAAATATACTTTACCAACTGGAGAAGGTGAGAATATTGGGCAAAAACTTGAACGTGAGTATAGGGAACAACTTTTTATAACTCGGGAAAAGAGAAGAATACTTTCCGAGTCTCAAGGTCATCAATGATAAATTAAAGAATTAAGTGAATGAACTAAAAGTAATTGACTGTGAAGTTAAGAAGTTCATGTACATCAGAGCAATAAAAAACTAAAAAAGTACTTGTGTATGTAATGTTAGTATTTACGATAATAACATAGAATATTTATTTTTTATGGGATTTAGTTTGGCAATGCTTTTTATAACCAGATTCAAATTTAAAGGATTTATTACATTTTGTACAATCAAAAGTTGCTTTTTCTTGATCAGATTGATCATCTTCATTGATTATGTCTAAATATTTTTTGTATTTAATTTCACAACCAATGCAGATAACTTCTGGATCTTTGTATGATTGAAAGACTTTTTCAAACTTATCTTTCCACCTATTTTTATTGTTCCAAATATCATCTTGTAAAATTCTAATTATAGAATAACCATTTTTCATAGCAAGTTCCATTTTATGTTTATCATATTCAAATGTATCCTCATGTGATTGCCAATTTGAAATTTGTGAAAAATGCTGTTCTCCATCTACTTCAATAATTAATTTCAATGTATCAACTGCAAAATCAAATGGTAGATATCTTCCAGTGTCTGGGTTTTTACACCAATCATATTTAGGTTGATGCTTTAGTTTATATTGCGAATATTTTTCATGAAACCAATGTTGAAATATAACTTCAGTTTTGTTTTTACAGAATGGACACCAATTGCCCCTGGTAATATTTTTGATACATGTTTTCCATATATGCAAATCATCTTTATCGCATTTAAACCATATATATTTATCTCCCATTTTTGATGTATTTCTTGGGGTATTGTTTGCATTTTTTTCATTGTGCCAGTAATCTATAATAGATTCATTATTTTTTTTTAATGTTATACTTGCAAATGATTTTTTATAACATACATTACACCCAACACCATCACATAAATATCTAGAATTGTTACAACAATATCTACACCATGAATTGCCCTTAACTATTTGACTTAGAGCTTTATCAAATAAATGAGGGCAATTATCGCATTTGAACCAATATTTTACAGGGGTTCCTATAATAATATTGCGCGGATTGATATTATTATTTTTTTCACTGTTCCAACAGCTTACTTTTAATATCCCATTTTGAGTTTTTCCATTGTAACTTGCAAATGAATTATTATAACAGAATTTACACTCTTCGTTAGTGCATATTTTCTGACAAGGCTTAGAGCAATATGCACACCAACTATTATTATGTGTAATATCAGCTAATATTAAATATAATTCATGCTTGCAGTCAATACAATTAAACCAATATTTTTTATTCGAACCTTTAATAACATTTCTTGGCGTGCAATTATTTTTTTGTTTATTAAAACAATTAATTATTAAATTTTTAGATGATGTTTCACCTTTATAACTAGCAAATGAATTTGCATAACAAAGACTGCAATTATTATCTTTGCATAGTTCATTACAAGGTGTGCAGCAGTATGGGCACCATTGGGGTGCTGTACTAGATTTTGAAATGGAAGATAAAATCTTTCTAAATCCATGAAAACAATTATCACATTTAAACCAATATTTATCAGTTGATGAACTTATTGCAACATCTATTGGTTTTTTTTTATTTTTTTCATAATTCCAACAATCAACTTTTAATTTTCCAGTTGGTGTCTTTTCCTTGCAACTGGCAAAACTATTATTAATACACAAATTACATTTTTTGTTATCACATAGTTTTGGAGCATTAGAGCAGTATGGACACCAATATCCAGTTTTTACATTACTCAATTTTGCATCAAAACTATGATTACATTTGTTGCATTTAAACCAATATTTTACAATCCCTCCACCAATAATATATTTAAAATTTTTATCTTTATTTTTATCATTATCCAAATATTTACTTTTAGGATGAGCATCAAATGATTTTGCATAGCAGTGCACACAGTCTTTATAATTTTTTAAATAATTATCACAGAAAATTTTGCTTGGTACTACACAATATGGGCACCACCCACGAACTTTACCATTTGTAATATTATTTATTATTTTTTTAAAATTATGATTGCAATTATCACATTTAAATAAGTATTTTTTCGAAGACCCTTTGGAAATATATCTTGGATTGCAATTGCCTTGTTCATTATTCAAGCATTCTATTTTTAATTTTCCATTTTTAGTTTTTTCAGAAAAACTTGCAAATGAATTATTATGACAAAAATTGCATTTATCATCATTACAAAATTTCTTGCTGGGAATAGAACAATACGGGCACCACGAATTATATGACAAACATGTTTTAAAACTATGTGGGCAATTATCACATTTAAACCAATATTTATCAGTTGATGAACTTATTGCAACATCTCTTGGTTTTTTTTTATTTTTTTCATAATCCCAACAATCCACCTTAAATTTATCATTTGATATCTTTTCTTTGCAATTTAAAAAGCTATTGTTAAAGCAAAAATTACATTTATTATTGTCGCATAATGAAAAATGAGAGCAATATTTGCAATCATAACCCTTTTTAAGTGATTTTGCTTGTATATATAATTCATGATTACATAATTTACAATCCATAAAGATAGATTTATCTGATGATACACTTATTTCTATTGGATTCAGTTTATTTTTTTTTGACCATTGTTTATTTTTAAAATCTACACTCAATAATGATTTATCTTTACATTTTTGACAAGAATAATTACCACATAATTTTCTACCACTACATATATTACACCATGATTCTACGTTTGGGCGTGTTATGTGGCCAACACTCATTTCAAATGAATGATTGCATTCATCACACTTGAAATGATATTTATCTTTAGTGCCTTTTGTAATGTTTCTAGGAGTAATTCCTTTGTGTTTACTAAGATCCAAGCAATCCTTTTTAAATTTACCTTTTTTCGTTTTACCAGTATATCCAGCAAAACTTCTTTCAAAGCAAACTTTACATTCTTCCTTTCCACATAGCTTGATTTGGTTTTTACGACACTCTGTCATATTTAATTAATATGTATGCAGATGGGACAAAACCTCTAAATCAATTTTTTAGAATAAAATATATAAAAATTGAACATCTATATATATATTTTGCCATACCTCATTACTTCTATATGAAAATCCAGTATGCCACCTTCAATGGTTCAAAGGTAAATATTGAGAATATTAGTCGTGAAAGCTATTACTCAGCAGATAAAGAAAATTACAAAATGAGAAACAAACTATTTTGTCCTCTTTGCAATGGTAAACTTATTCCAAAACTAGGAAATATAGTGATTCATCATTTTTCGCACAAAGCAAACAGTTCGTGTGATTCATGGATGAGCAACATGACAAAGTGGCATTTAAAATGGCAATCATTCTTCAAGGATGATTACAAAGAAGTTGTTATAAAAAAACATACCAGCAATGGAACTGTTAGGAGGCATTTTGCTGATATTAAAACAAAGGATGGAATTGTAATTGAAATTCAACATTCAAATATTAGTAAGGAAAATATAACAAAAAGAGAAGAATTTTATGGTGATATGATCTGGATCCTAGATTCTACAAACCATGAATGTGACAAATGTATACTCGAAGATACTAGCGAGAGTACTAGTGAAAAATGTTCCTGTCAAAATCGATTAAAAAGTATCTATCATGGTACAAATTTTGCGATTCTTAATTTTATCAATATACCAACATATGGTTTAATGAAAAAGCCAGTTTACATACACACTAACGAAGGGCTATTTCAAATAGTTAAACAACGTAATCGGAGTTGGGATGATAATGATAAATGGCCAAAAGATCATAAAAAATATATCCTTTGCAAAAAAGTCAATTATGATATATTTATTAAGAAATTTTTTCAAAATTCAATTAAAGATACTATTCAAAAAAATAAATTAATTGATTGGTTCAATTATAAGCATTATAACAGCCTAAAGTCATATGATGATCAAATTGAAAATTTATCTTTAATTCAAAATAAAGGTGATGGTTATCATTTCCATATTCAAAATATAAAAGTCAATTTAGATTCACTTTTTCATTATGACACAGATCTAAAGGATCCAGTTTATCTAAATGATTTGACAACAGTGGAAAAATGTGATAAAATGATTAATGAATTAGAACGATCGTCCCAATCAGTTGATTATAGGATTAATAATAAAATATGCAAAAAAATTGGAAGCGATAGCAGAGCTTTATTCGATAAAATCATGTATTATACAGAGTGGGGGTGTTGGAATACAAATAATTCAAAGTGCATTTTGAGAAATACAAATAATGATCATAAACTAAAAAATAAAATTAACTCTAAAATAGATTGTGTCCATAAACATATGAATGCTCTATATAAAACAGCATGGTATTTGAAATGGATTTCATTTTTTAAGAATGAATATATAGTTTCACAAGCAGAAAATTCTGATATTCATAATACATTTGTGGATGTTGAAAATATTAAAGGAAAAACTATTAAGATTATTGATTATGACATAACAGAATATGATATTAATAAATATGAAAAAAGATACCCTGATCTCGTTTGGCTTATCAACCTCACAAACAGTAAAAACAAGAAAAAACTTATTAGCATCATTCATGGATCAAATTTTGTAATACTCAAAGCTATTAATTTTAACATGTTTAGCGCAATGAATAAACCTGGATTTATTCACACCAATGAAAGTCTATTTGAAGTTGATTTCATTTTTAAATCGAATCAAGATTATGATAATGACTATTATACATATATTCTTTGTTACGAGATTGTTAGGATTGACTATGTTTCTGCAACTTTGGGTTTGAAAAATTCTCATTCTAATGAATTTAATAACTGGATAAAACCTAACAATTTTTTAAAAAATTATCAAATTTTTGATGATCCACGCGTTTTTAAATTGAATTCTTTTGATTTTTGCGCAAATTTAAACTTCGAGAATAAAATAATTTATGATTTAATTTTAGAGGGAATAATTAAAAAAGTCAATAATATTAATACTTTTGTTGATCTGAGTGCACACAAAGCTCTAATCCAAGATATTTCTTTTAATACTGAAGCATATATCATAGAAATTATTAACAAAGCATGTTCTGATGCACAGAGCTCTGATCTCAATACAGTTTTTAAAAAATATTTATGTTACAATGGAGATGGCAATTGGTCATATGATCCTAAAAAAGTAGATAATGCATCTAAAACGTTAGATTTAGTTGGAAATTCAGATGATTTAATAAATGATGTTACTAAATTAATTTATGACCAATTTGGTATTATCGATGATCGTTTTCAAACTATCCTGGGTCCTTGTGCAAAGCCACATCATGCAATTTATAATTTAGGTTCACGGAAAATATATCAAAATGTTGATGATATGAATACTTTAGTTGATCTAAAAGAATACAAAGATGTAATACATGATGTTGATTTTGATATTGAAGCCTACATTGCTGGAATTGTTGAACGAGAATATTGCTATGCATCAAACTTAAAATCTAGAATAATTTTCAAAGAATATTTAGATCATTACATCTATGGTAGTTGGTCATATGGTCCTAAAAGATTGAAATATGATACTAAATTTAAAATATTAGATATGGTGGAAAATTTAGATAGTTTAAAGAATAATTTCTCCAAATTTATTTCAGAGCAACTCATTCTAATTGAAAATCGTATCAAAGATATTCAGGATTCTAATAATGAAAGTGAAAGTGATCAAGAAGTATAAAAATAATAAACTCTATTCGAAGTTAATTTGATAATTTTTAAATAATCTTTTAATGACTCTGACCACTCCGTTCGGGTTCATTCAGGTATTTCTAGGTAGTACCTTTTATCCCTTAGCAGGCTCAACGCAGTTGATTGGGGATTTTAGAGAAAACAATTATAAAATAATAGACCCAATTCTAAGTTAATTTCAACATAGTTTTACAATTTTTTTTTGCTTACTGTCAAATTGCACCACATATCATCATTGTACTTATTTACTTCAAGATCTAACTTTTTGTCATCAATAATTTTTTCCATAAATTTTTGTAAATATACACATCGATAGTGTGCTTCCTCCACAGAATTTCCAGGAATATCTAATGGATCAACCACTTGAAAGGTCTGTGATAGACTTGATACGACAGTAAATTCCTTAAAATAATTAGAAAAGTTTTTAGGATTTCTAGGAAAACACGCATCAAATGCCACAAAATCATTTGCAATTTGAGGTCTTTTATCATTTAACTGTTTTAATAATCCTTCAATGGCTTGAGCATCTTGAGAAGACATTTGTGGTTAATGTTACGGTTAAAAATAACATTTGGAAAATAGGATCAATTTTTTTAGTTTTATGTATTATTTAAAAATTGAATATATATTTAATGCAATTTATTTGAGTATTATTTTAATTATGTCGCTAAACGAAAAAAAATCGTGGTATACAGAGGATGAATCACAAGGAGTTAGAGTTAAACCGTGGAGTAATGATGATAAGGCGTGGAATTCTGTTTTTACTGAGAATAACATTAGTATCCCAATGTGCCAGAGAAGCTATGACTGGAATACTAATGCGGACAAAGATACTGAAAATCAAGTACCTAAATTCGTTGAAGATCTAGTCAAAAATTTTGAAGAATGTCCTGAATTTGAAATGAAAATGGGGACAATTGTTTTTTACAAAAATAAGTACAACGAAGCTGAACTATGGGATGGACAACAAAGAACTATCACCATGCTATTACTACTTATTTCAATATGTAATAATTATGCAGAGCTTAAGAATTCTTTCTTTCAAACACACGTTATTGTCAATCAAATTACTCAAGGATTGACAATTAACCAAAAAAGAATGTTAAATGATTTTAAAAAGAAACATAATGCCACAACAGCAAATGTACCAAAACTTTATTGCGTTAGTCCCAAAGATCGAGAAGCTATTTTAGAAATCGTTAATGATAATTATGATGTTTACAGTAATTATTGTGATTTAGATAGTTTAAAGAACAATTGTTACAAATGTAATTTTGTTCATATAAAATGCAAATGCCGCAAAAATAAAAAGAAGAAAAATGCACCATGTAATTGTCCTAGATTACCATGTGGATATCAATTCAAGAGACTGAGAAGTTTTATAAAACATTTGAATAGTGACCACAATATTAAGAAGGTTGATTATCAAAACAGTAAAATATACAACGCCTACCAATACTTGTATCATTTTATATATGAAAAAAAACATCTTGAGAATAAATCTTTGATGGATATGTGTTCTTTTGCAAAGTTTTGCATGATATCAACTTCTGTTACAGTGTGCACATCAATTAGTTATAATTATGTGTCTAATATATTTGAATGGGAGAATAATAGGGGTAAAAAGGTTGATGAAATAGATATTTCTAAAAATTTAGTATTATCAAAACTTAATAATGAAGATATTGAAAAATATTGGCAAAAGTGGGAAGCTTATAAAAAGGGTGAAATAACAAAGAAACTATTTCCAATTGCCATCCAGATTTTAAGAAAAAAATTTAGCTGTAGTTATAAGTTAGCAACACTATTTGATGATTATATCGGTAAGCATCAAAATACAAAAAATCAGTTAGATTTATTCTTTAAAATCATAGAAGACTTAAAGATAATTTATGATAAAATAAGAAGTCATAAATTTGGGAAATATGTGGCTGTTTCTTGGGAAGTATATTCATTATGTATGTTGCCTATCTTTTACATAACTAAAGATATTGATAAAGAATTATTGTTCTTGTTTCAAAAATGGACCTGTCGGAATATTACTAATCGGGGTGCTTTTAATAACAAAAAGTACAAAGAGAGACTGATCGAAATAGTAAATAATGTTTTAGAAAAGAGTACTCCTAAATATGATTATTTAAGTAAACTTAAAGAATTATTAGCGGGAATGTTGCCAAATGAATTGACATATGATAAATATGTTGAAACAATGTTAGCTAAAGAAATAACATATCGAGATTACGAATGTAGATTGTTATTATTTGGATTTGAAACTTTGAAAACTACTGATGAAACTGAATTGCGTGATACTTTACATGTGGATCACATCATTCCAGCTGCGTCAGAGATGGAAGTAGGTGATCAGATACATTCAATTGGTAATTTGACATTGTTTGAGTCGACTAATAGTTTGACTGGTGGTGTTGGTAACATGGGGCACGGAAAGAATGAGTACAAAATAAAAAAAGAATCTTACAAGGATAGTCTTGTAAGCATGGCACGAGATTTGTATGAAACATATACCACTTTTACAAAAAATGATATTAAAACAAGAGAAACGGAATTATTTAATGCTATTAATAAACTAAGTAAAATGGATTAAAAGTTACTGTTGATCATAAAAGATTATTGGAAAGTAAAATTATCTAATTTTTTTATAATTCTTTATATTCTCCAAAAATACCATTTGTTGTTCCGCAAATCATTTTTCCAGCGGCGACAAAGATAAAAAATATGTGGTCGGGTTTGCATCTGATACAACCAATTATTTAGATATCTATTCTAGTAAAACATAAAGAGATATAGTGTGTTTACCAAGGATTTTTATATATGGTCAACCAACAAAATAGATCATCGTGTGAGGAACCGACATTGAGTTTTAATTTTTTCTCATCAATGGAATTTTGCATAAAATTCTTTAAAGCTTGACATCTAGATTTGGTATGTTTGTAATCATGTTGTTCGCATCTGGGAGTTACTGCAAATTCTTGACGCAATGCAAGCGATGGATTAAATTCTCTAAGACCCTCAAAATCTCTCTTAGGAGTGAGATCCTCAAACTTTGTGAGGTCGCTCTGAATTTGAAGTTTTCCATCATTTAATTTTTCCATTAATCTTTCAAAATTTTTCTTATTATAGTCAGCCATTGGGAATTAAGAGTTAAGAGTAAGAGTTAAAAGCCTCCCTGTAGAATTAAATCAATTTTTTATTTTAGAATTACTAATGCGTTCGACACTTTCTGGTGGCTCTAGCCCTGAATTCTTCCACCATTCTAAAACTTGAATCATACGCCGACGATCCAACCAAGCGCAATTAAGTGCTCCCACACTATATTTAAGTTCTAATCCAGAATTCTTCCACCATTCCAAAACTGAGATATGGCCATTTGCAGAAGCTTGATCATTTGCACCTTTAGTATATTTTAGTTCTAGTCCAGAATTTTTCCACCATTCTAAAACTTCAACTTGACCGCGCAGCGAAGCCCAATTAATTGCATTGAAACCATACTTTAATTCTAGACCATGGTTATGATGAGCTTTCAACCACCATTCTAGAACATCGACATGACCATTCCAGCAAGCCCACACAATTGCATTCCCACTATATTTAAGTTTTAATCCGATCTCTTTGTTCGCCTTCTCCCACCATTCCAATACATTGACATAACCATACTCTGAAGCCCTATCAATTGCATATACATCATACTTCAATTCTAATCCAAATTCATTATGAGCTTTTAACCACCATTCTAGAACTTCAACATGACCATTCCAAGAAGCATGATTAATTGCCAATTTAGTATATTTAAGTTCTAATCCTGAGCCATTATGAGCGTTTAACCACCACTCTAGGACATGAAAGCAACATTTAACAGATGCCCCATCGATAGTCCAGATGTTATTATAATCATTATATGAGTAAGTAATTTGACTCGGATTAGGTTGCAAATTAACTCGAAATAAACTTATTATCCCAGGAAACCTAGAACTTGTTAATAATTCTAAGGGTTTTTTTCCTAATTGTATGTGGTCCCTCAATTGGATTGGTAAATTAAGAAGCATTCGTTTAATAAAAAAGTAAGAGTTGATTTAGGTTTTCAATTTTTAGTTTAGACTTGGTAGGTTATTTACACAACCAAGAAGGTATTTTCTGAAGATACACAATCTTCGATATTTTTTATAAAATTGAATTAGTTTGCAGTTAATATTTCAAATCATTCTTAATATTAATATTAATAGCAAATCCCAATGAGCAACACAGCAAATACTGAGTTTTCCAAAAATATTGTCCAAATTCTGAACACAGAATTACATGATGATATTAAATTATCTCAAGAACAATTTGATCGTGACATGATATCAGTACCAAAATCATTACAAGAAAATTTTGATAATAAAAAAAAATTATTTAGCTCCAAACAGGAAATGCTTCAAAATCACATCCGTCCAGTTTTACAACGGTTACCACATTCTCTTATCAATGATAGATATACCATTAAATATACTGCATGTTCTAATCATAAATTAGGAGCTAATCCCTTTGGTTCCAAAGATAATATAGTTGTTTCTTTTGAATCACATCGATTCAGACAACTGGGACCTGGCATGATTCAGTGTCCAACCCCCAAAAATTTTAAAGTTGTTTGGGTAGGAACAAAAGTTCTTATTCATGGTCCAAGTCGTGATCCAGATTATAGTCTAGGTTGCACTAGAAAGACACCAAAATCCTTTGACTGTGGTGAACATAAGGCGATTGTTGATTATTTAGTTGCACAACTTAATGATCAGTAGCATTATCATTTGATTGGGAAATAACTTTTAAACGAGGGACTACAATGTTTGATATTTTTGATATTTTTTTATAAAATTGAACTATATTTCTAATTTTTTATTTAATCATTATTGAAACATCCATGTCATACTCTGATAATATTGTATCAACAATAGATAAAAAATTAAATAATGCTTTGAAAACATTACAAGATGAATTGAGCAGCGAAACCCAATTGTTAAGACATAAATTAAATAATAAGCTCAAATCATTAAATGATCAATGGGATGATGATTTCAAATCAATTCAAAAACGAAAAAAAATAGTTAATGATCATGTTAAACCAATTTTACTAGAATTAACTGATATTCTTAAGGATAAATTTTGTATGCCAAGCTGCTCATGGATCCCGTGGGATGATGAACCTGGAATACAAATTTATTTTAGCCCCAAATCACGGAATTCATCTCCGCAACCAAAACGATTAAAGCCGAACCTTGGTGGATTAGGTATGAGCATTCGGAATTGGAACATGACAACAATTCGTGTTGTTTGGAAATTATCACAGACAGATATTTATGGAATTGCATCTGACCCAGCTAAATCATTTAAGTCAGATAACCATAAGGAAATTATAGGTTATTTGCGCAACCAATTAAAGGCACTTGCTGGTGATTGCAATTGAAGGTATTTTCTAAAGATACACAATGTTTGATATTTTTGATATTTTTTATAATTTTTTATAAAATTGAATTATATTTCTAATTCCTTATTCAAATCATTATTAAGAATGGAATCTAATATTCTGTCAACAGTAGATAAATTAAATAATGAAACTAAATCATTACGGGATGAATTATTTACTAAAACTAAATTACTACGAGATAAATCATACAACGATATCAAACTACTAAACGATAAGTGTGATGATGAGGTCAAGTCATTAAATGATAAATATGACAGTGATGTGGAATCAATTCAAAAACGAGAAAAAATCGTTAGAAATCATATTAATCTAATTTTACTACAATTACCCAATCCTCTTAAGGATAAATTTTGTTCGCTCTGTTACGAAAATATTGCGGATTATGATGAACCAGGTATAAAAATTTCTTTTAAACTCAAATCACCAAATTTATCTCCTCCGCGGAAACGACGAAAGATGAATTCTTCAGAACAGGCTGATTCAGACCTGGATGATCCACAACTCATTAAAACAGAAATTCATCTTATTTTATTCTTATCAGAAATTCAGGTTGCATCTGTACATGAAACCGGATATGGCCCATATGAATTATTTAAACCAGATAATCATACAGAAATTATAGGTTATTTACGCAATCAACTCAAAGCACTTGCTGGTGATTGCAATTGAAGGTATTTTTTGAGGATTCCAGTGTTCGATATTTTTTTGTTAAAATTGATTTAAGTAGTTTAAATAATTGATATACATCTAATACAAACCTCCAATTAATCAAGGGTACATGAGCTTGCAAGGTCCGAATTCACGGAGTGAACTACTGAGTAGTCAAAATAAAAATGTGCAACCCACAAAAAGAAAGTTTAGTGATCACGATATTCTAATGATTCAAAAACTTAAGAAAGACTTACCTAAATGCCCAGGTACGGTCATAGAAGCTGTCACAGGTATAGCCCGTGGTAATATTCCAAAAATAGTAAAAGGGGGTTTTAAATTCATCAACAAAGATGGTATCCAATTGGATGATTCCAAATATCAAGAAATCAAGATCAAGATTGAGAATGAAATCAAAAAAAGATCTGAAAATCTAAAGAAAAAAAAAGATTATGATGCGCAAGGAAAGAAACAGGCCCTTGCTGGAAGATGTTGTTCATCCCAAACCATGAAAAATATAATTAAAGAGAAATTAACCAATGAAAGTTATGAAGAAATTTCTAAAAAAATTAAATACAAAAAAAAAGATGGATCCGCAATTAGCATGGACATTGTGATGAATATATGTAAAGGCAAATACAAGTTATTTTTGGAAGATTTTGATTCTAAAAAAGAATATGATGAATATCTTAAAATTGTGAAAACTGCAAAACCAGTTAATACTGGGAAAAGAAGACCTCAAGAAAAACAAGGAATTAAATATGCCACCCGAATTTTGCCAACATCTGAACTAATTAAAATTCTCAAATTAAAAGGAAAAAAAACAACCAAGGATATTCTTGAGATGAAATTCAATAATTTTGAAGGTCGTGAACCATCAAAAATTAAATTAACCGAGTTTGAACAAGTAGGTAGAATTTGGAGAGGAATTACTAAAATTTATGATTCTGAATTTACAGATGAATTTACAAAAGAAGATTATAAAAAAATTATTCATGCAGAATCACTGAATCAGAAAAAGGGAACTGCTGCAACATATACCCCAACCCAAAAGGATGAAATAATAAACATCTTCAAAGCAGATAATTATACACTAATGTCTGAATTAGCAAAAAAATATGGAATAAATAGAAACACAATTAAAACTTTCAGAGTGGAAGCAATAGGTTATTAAACTATTTGCGTTTATTATTATAAATCATTCCACTTAATTTTTCAACACTAAATTCTTTTGGAAAAAGCTTAATTAGAGCTTTTTCACTTGTTATAAATGGGGTCTTTCTAATTCCTTTTTTAATTGACTCAACTAAGTCATCATATTTAGATTTTTGACGTAATTTTTTCTTAATTTCTCCTGCATTTTGATCAAAGGTTTCATTATATTTTTGAAAAGTTAAACCATATTTATTGGTCGCATTTTCAAAATCACTATTAAACAGTTGCGTATTTCCATTCCAAACATCTTTGACATTATTAAATTTAAGAGTAACATTGCGCTTATCAGATATCAATTTCGCAATATCGTTATCTGATTCTTTTTTAAACTTGTGACTATATATCTCAAGTAAAATATCACTTGTTAAGCTCTTAGATCTTTTGCCGATGGAGGTGGTTTTAGCATGTTTAAATTCATCTTTGGTAAAGTTTTGTTTATCTTTGCGGCGTGTTGGGTATTGAATTGTCTTTGTGTCAGAATCATTTTCTTGATCATCTTTTTTAGCATCTATTTTTGGTTTAGTATGAAGTTTTGTATTCATAACAGCATGAATATTTTCCTTTCTTTTTTTAACATAATCATCATATGTTAGATTGTGAATATTCTCAAAATCATCTTTGGTCAGCCAGTAGGCTCGCCCTCCTCCAATCATATTTTGGACGGTTGTTACTTTTAAAGAGTTTTCATCTTTATCTTTGTATTTATTCGCAATTTGTTGATAGCTCAATTCTTTTTTATCTAAAATCATCTTAATGACAGTATCAACAGTAACTTTCCAATTTTTAGAGTTGGAACTAGTTATTCCATGAACTTTTAAAGCTTTTCGCACATCAACTTCTTTGATAATATCAAGTTTTATTAATTTATATTCTTCAATAAATTCGGATCTTTCAAGAATTTGAGAAGTTATTTTATCAAGTTCTAAAGTTGTTCGCCATTTACCCTTTCTAATTCTGGAAACATTATCATCACTAATTCCTAAAATATCTCCGGTAACCGAGTTATTAATTATAAGTTGTCCATCTAACTTTTGAATAATTTTAACATCAAGCTCATTGTATTCTCTTGAAATATTCTCTTTTTGATTATGGCCAGCAATAACATCTTTGAGACATTTCTGAAAAAAGTCGATGTTGTCTGGGTCTTTAGCTTTGTTAACAATCAAATCATTATCAGTCACACAACTAGGTTTATTGATCCATTCTAGTTTAATATTTTTACTGTTTAACTTTTTTAATAGATCTGACAATTTTTCATCAAGCGTAAATTTCTTTGAAGAGCTAGAAGAAACTGTAAATTTTTTAGGATTTTTTTGTTCATAAATTAAAGCAGATCCTCTTTTGTCAGATGTGGGTTGATACCTCACTCTTTTTGGTAAATTAGATTTATTTAGCTTAGTATTTTCAGAATCAGGAAAAGTGAGATTATCATCTATTTTGCCATTAGATGGATCATAGTTATTTTTATTTGTTGCTTCATAAGAAATGCTATCTGCTTGAATATCACAATATACATTAATTTGTTCTAAAGTGTGTTTCATAAAATCATCTTGATCATCAAAATGAAACCCATCAATGTAAATATTTTCAAATTTGATTTTTGAATTGATAACCGCATTGTATCTTTTACACAACGCATCTTTTAATCTTTCTTTAATTGTTAGTTTAGAACTTTTGGAAGCATGATGGGAGAAGTTAAAATATCTACTGTCGACTATGAAATGAGCTTGAGTTATTGTTTCTTTTCCTGTTGTGTTAGATTTTAGAGTACCTTTTTTAAAATATTCAATATATTGGGGGAGTTGGATTGGATCATCAGATAAACCTTTAATGAAAGATACTTTTTTTGGTTTTGAATCTTTATTATGATTTTGCTCTGACTGAGTGCAAAGCCTTAAATTTTCTAATCTATTATCGCAGCGATCCCTGTTCATATGATCAACCGATTTATCAGTTTTTGATGAATAGACATGTTGATCAAGAAGATATCTGTGCATGTAAATTAGTTTCTTTTCTTTTGTTTTTGACATGCATACAATATATCCATTTTTGCTTCTATACCAGCATGGTATAAAGGTAATTTTTAAAGTTGGATCATTAATTCTTTTAATTTTATCCAATGATGATTTGCTAATCTTAAATGTGTTTAGACATGGTAATTGTACCATATAAAATGGTTCATATCCAGTCTCCTCTATTAATTTGATTGTTAGAGGGTGGAGCATTGATTCAGGTTCATTACCATTGTAATCAAGCATATAATTATTAGTTTTACTCATATTTTAAGTGAGATATATACAAATCATGTAAAATCCCTAAATCAATTTTTTGTTATTTATTACCAAGAGAGTTCTAGGTAAAATTTAATTTATAATACAAAAAAAAAGTTATGTTAGTATTTAAGCTATCATTTGGAGTAGATTTTTTTTAATAAACCAAATAATATTACTAGCATACAACCAGGAGATAAACCCCTTAGTTTGAGTAGGCCAGACCGCCCATCCCGGACATGATACGGAGAACATTGTAGTTCACCCCATAAATTCTGACTTTGCAGGCTCTGCTTCCCTTAACGGCGTTAGCGGTCAAAGTAAGGTGGAGTGTAGCGTTATCAATACGGGAGAAATTGCAAGTACCAGAGGGTTGGTGTTCTTCAGGCTTGAGGGCGAAGGAGTACACGTTAATACCAGTGGCAGGGACGTTTTCGTGATGTTGGTAGGGTTGGACCAAGTTGAAGTATCTACCTTCGCGTTCAGCCATACGGTCGTGACCGTTAAGTTGAAGCTTGGCAACACTGACGGGGTTCTGACCAGTGTCGAAGACACGGAGGGGAACTCTCCAGGCATCGGTGGCGGTACCAGCGTTCAAGAGATCGCTGAAGGTTAATCCATCAATACCGGTTTCGTTAGAGACACCGGCTCCGGCTCCGGCTTGAGTAACTGAACCGTCACCAGAGTTGGCAACGTTGATCAAGTTCTGAAGACCAGAAGGAGAGGAGACACCAGTTCTGGCTCCACCAGTCATGGGGAGAGAGAACGGGAAGTTTCCAGAGTGGTGAGAAGCACCTCCCATACCTCCACCAAGGGGATCTTGGGGAGTACCAGAGAAGTAGGTCTCGTCGACACGATCGGTGTAATTGAACCATTGAGGTCCACCAACGGCGTCAGTGGCAGTGCGGTTAACATTGGAATCAGGTTGGACAACCCAAACCAACTCCTTGACAGGGTGGTTGAAGTTCAACTTGATCTTGTTGCTAGCCGAAGTGACAGATTCGTCACCGGTGAATTGAAGCTGTTCAATCAAGTATTCGTGAGAAACTTGAGCGAATCGGCGACGTTCATCGGTATCAAGGTAGATGTAATCAACCCAGAGTGAGGCCGAGACTAGACTGGGGTTGGTGACAGTACCGTTCTTCCAGATGCAGTCCAAGACTTCACGGAATTCAAGATTAATCTTGACCTCGTGGTATTGAAGAGCAATCAAAGGCAGAGCCAAACCGGGGTTACGGCAAAACCAAAATTGAAGAGGGACGAATAAGGTAGTTTGGGGAATGCAGGCAGTGTCATCACAAGTGTTAGATCCGGCGGTGGTACCAATGGTTCCAGCGTTACCAGAGATAACTTGAGTTAAACGAGGGACGTTACCGACCATGTTGGCGTAACCAGCTTGGTGACCGGGAGTTTGGGTCAATTCATTCCAGATATGAAGCCAATCACCGTAGTGCTTGTCAATCTTTTGTCCACCAATTTCAACTTCAACGTTCTTGACAAGAACGTGTCCGAGCCAATTCAACCAACGGAATGCAGCGCCGGCAGCGGCGGTAGCAACTTGGGGAAGAGTGACTTGAAGGTACACACGGTGAATTAAATCTCCGTTACGGGAGATAGTAGCGGTAACCTTTTTGCCGAAATCGGCAGATCCGCTAAAGGTTTGTTCGATGGATTCCATCGAAAAGTTAGTATGACGGCGATACACAACCTTAAAGAAAGTGATTTGAGCATTTCCTGTAAGATAAATATCCTGTGCGCCATAGGCGACCAATTGCATTAAACCTCCAGACATGAGTTTGAGAGAATTATATTCTTAGCGAAGAAAAAAATTTCACGAAAAAAAGACTTCTTTTTCCGATTTTTTAACTAAATAAAAAACGATCTTAAATTTGTTTGTACTGACTTTGATCCCTTTAATATGCATTTATTGAAATTCTAAACAGCCCCATAAAAAGTAAAAATCCTATCGGAAAATTTAAATTAACCCTTTCCTAGGGTTTAGAGATTTATTTTTTTAAACGAATGTTTTAAATTAAAAATATATTAAAAAAATCTTTGGTAAATATAAACAATGTCCGATAATTTAGAACAAGAATTACTTAATAACATTCAATCGGGTGGTGTTGTACCTGGTGATGGAACACCGCCTGCAACTCCTTTGACTCAAGCTGAAAAGGATGCTAAGGATGCTAAGGATGCAGAAAGAAAAGCCTTAATGGAGTTGAAGCAAAAAGATAGAGAAGCCAATGATCGGGAACGAGCCCTCAAACAACAACAACAAAAATTTGATGATTTAGCTAAATCGCCTGGAAGTATTCAATTGGGTACTCTTCAAAATCAACCAATTAATGTTACGGAGTTAAACATCATTAAAAGAGGAGCTGATCGTAATGTTCCTTCAATCGATGCGATGATTGAAACAATTGTTTTTAATTCGATTCATCAAACAACCGATTTACCCGGGGGTGGAAAAGTTTTTTATGTTCCAACAAACAAATATCAACAAATCCGACACAAGTTTGCTAGTCTAACACCATATATGACAACTGTTAACAATCCTCCCAGAGTGATTACCCACAAAAATTTGGCTAAGGGTTATGCCAGTTTCTTAGACCCCAATTCTTTAAAACTCCCCGACGCTGGTGATCTTAATCTTTCTTCCTTAGACCCAGCCGCGGCAGCAGCCGCAAAAGCAGCCGAAGACGCTGCCGCCGCCGAAGCCGCCGCAAAAGCCGCAGAACCTGATGGAGGATACACAGAAGTAGTCGTTGTTATTATTCCTTCTGGATTGCAAGGTAATGGTAAATACGCAGATGGATCCAAAGGAACACTTATTGATGGTGGTCCTCCAAAATTTGCTGCGTTGAGTCCTCAACTTCCATTGGATATGACAGTGAGTCCCCTGTGCTTAATAGAAAAAGTCCTGGCTAGATTCTTGTACTATTACTTGGGTGCAGATAGCTATGATTTACTGGCTTCAATCCTGGTTAATGCTGGTGATCACGTTAAATTTACTCCATCTGGTGATTTAGATCCTGCAACTCCGGCTACTTTCAAGTTTGATCAACTGGTAGAATTAGTAAGAAATGGATTACACCGCATTGTGGAATGTGATCCTGCAACTGTACCCGCAGCTGATTTTTATCCAATATCTCCTGCATTACCAGCAGCATACAACTCAAATCCATTAGATCCAGCTGTGCCTCTTAGCAATGGTATTTCCCATTATCAATTTCATTCAATTGAAACCTTGTATCAATCCTTGAAAGTTTTAATAATTCCAATGGTGGCACTGATAACAGGATTGAAAAATAATGCTGGAGGAGGAGCCACAGATGGATTTCAGACGAACATCCACTCCTTAATTTCGGATGATCGGGTCAGGAAATTAATTGGAGGGTTTCACAAGTTTAGTTTAGATGGACTCAAGGGAATAACTAATCAAGACCTATCTCAAATTGTTCCCACAGCATTTAATACTACTTTTGAAGCAATGGTTAATGATCCAAAGATGAAAAAGACTGGTAGACTGGGAGGTAAAAATGTGTGGGAATATATTGTCACTGGACATGATCCAAGTAAAACGATGGATGAATATTTTACTGAATTAAGAAAAGATATACCAACCCTTAAAGCAATTAGTAAATCGATCTACAAGGATTCTTTATTATATGATTTATTGATTATTCAATATTATTCTTCTGAAGCCTTTCGCAAGACATTACATGCTAATGCAGGTTCCGTAAAAACAACTACGGATAAGGTTGATGCGAGAATGTTTTTATTTGACAATGAAAACTCATCTTTGAAAGAGCCTTACTGGCAATCCATGGGGGACAACAAGCAATCCTACTATGGAATGTTATTATCCGTTATGCACGAACAAATTAAGGACAGCAACAATATTGATCATGGATTATCATCAGACGCAACAATCAAAGCATATCAACTGTATAATTCTAAAGTTGCTAAAAATTTCTATGAAAAAGCTATTAAAGATATTACTGACAATAATGGACAATCTTTAAAAGAAGGGAAAAAAGGAGAACTGACATCTAATATTGTTGATGACAGCACTCCTAGAAATGCAATTAATATGAAATTGCGATGCAAAGATAAACCCAAAGATAATTACACAAAAGCTTATGATTTGAAGTTTGCAAACCCACTTAAATTTGGCGAATATGATGTAAATTCTTTATTGACCCCGCTTGACACTCGCAAGACACCCCATAAATATTCAGAAAATAGAGTGCCAACGTCAGATATAGCTAATCTCAAGGCGACTGTTTATGGTGATGCGAAAGAAGGTGGGAATCAACTGAAATTTCACAAGGATCTTCCAACATTGTTTCATCTGATGAAAGCACCTTATTTGGTTTTTATTGAAGAAACTGAAAATAATTATACAATTCATTACATGACGACTGGTAGTGGTACATATTTGACAAAGCAAAATGAATTAAAGTGGAGTGTAACACTGCGATTTGATAAGACTCGGTTGAAAAATTATGATGCTACTCTAGCAGCGGTTAATCCAGGCGGAGGAGGACATGATGAAAACCCACTAGAAGATGTGGTTGGCATTCCTGGCAGTGCGGTTAAAGTTAGTTCTACTGTTCTTGCCACCCCCCCGAATGGAACATATCCACCTTTAGATTTTAGTGTCATGAGTAACCCAGCGGGCAAACCATTTGTAAATTCAATGACTTTCTTAAAAGATATGCATGACCGGTACATAATGGGATGTCTCAATAAACTTCAAGGTTTAACTAATTTGTCTAATCATTTAAAGAATAATGGATTTAGGTTGTATGATCAAGCTAGAGACAAACCGTATTTTGATCAATTATTTAATGGTATGACCAATGCAACCGGATTACATGAGTGTATTAATGAACATATCAACCGACCCGCCCTGGGTATTGCGCCAAAAATTGCGACAGGGGGGGCTCCAACTGACTATTTTGCAGTTCCACCTCCAATCCCTGCAAGATATCATGATTCAGTACCTTTAACACATCTTGCAAATAATCCTGGAAATACAGGTAATGTTGTTTTGTTGAGAAATTGTCTAAATGTTCTTCAGAATTTACACACTAAGCTTTCTTAATAAACTTTAGTGTGTATTCATAGTAAGTATTCATAGTAGGTATTCATTTTATTACTTTTAATTTACGTTTAAATTCAATTAATTTTTATTGAATTAATTTTCCATAACGAATATAAAGTTTTTTTATTGGTTTTAAATTATCCCCTTTTTAGTCTTTTAAAGATGACTGTCAAAGTCCGAACTAAAAATAAAATCTCCCAAGATCAACGTTTGACTTTGGACGCTATACATCAAACACAAATCAAAACTTTTCAACAAATGCGCAAATCAATTCCACAAAAAAAAAAAGAAATCCAAAAACTTAAAGATCAAATAAAGAAATTACAAAAAGAAGGTGATAATCTAGATGATGATTACGCTTTACGTTTCGAATTAATGGATCAAAAACGGGGCCTTGAATTAAAAGTTTCAGACATTGAAGATCAAATTGCTAAAATAGAGAATAATAAAGTCGAAGAAAATTACCTTCTCGATGTGGGCCACGTAATGTCACAATACTATATCCACCGTGACAACCTACAAGCCCAGGGGGTACCAAAGAAAAAACACAAAAAGAAACTCGGTAAAGGTACTGACGTTTTTGATTTATTTGACCAATATAAAACAAAAACAAAAAGCACCGACCAAGAAATAGATCCAGAAGAACAAATCCATGAATCTATTCCAGAAAAACTCAAACCAAGGGAAAACATGTCGAAAATGGAAATTTACAATTTTGTAATGGCCAAAATAGACAATGACTTTATCCCAGAAGAAGAAAACAAAATCTCAGAAAATGATGAATGTCCTTACTGCGAAACAGACCGTGAACTCTACCAAAACGAAGGGAAATTAGTTTGTCCCAATTGTTATTACGTTGATTTCATCCTGATCGATTCCGACAAACCATCATACAGAGATGCACCAAAAGAAATGACCAACTTTGCTTACAAGAGACGTAACCACTTTATTGAGGTATTGTCCCAATACCAAGGTCGTGAAACTACTGAAATACCTGAAGATGTTTACATTGAAATTCTTCAAGAGTTAGATAAAAACAGAATTACAAAACCAACTGATCTAACCAACACCAAATTGAGAAGCATCCTCAAAAAGATCGAACAAAACCGGTATTATGAACACATCCCGTTCATTATTTATCAGTTGACAGGTTTGAAACCACCAACCATCACAAGCAAAACTAGAAAACGCTTAATCGAAATGTTTAACGATATCCAAATCCCATTCGCTAAATATTGCCCTCCTGATCGCCGCAACTTTTTATCATATTCCTATATTCTCTATAAATTTTTTGAATTACTGGAACTCGATGAACACCTTCCTTACCTCAACCTTTTGAAAAGTCGAGACAAATTGCATCAACAAGATGTGATCTGGGAAAACATCTGCACCGATCTTAGTTGGGAATATATCGCAAGTGTTTAATTGCTTTTTATCCACTTTAAGTACTTTAACAAACTTCATATTTCTAATAAAATATAAGGTTGATCCAACTAAAACATTAAAATGAACACCTCTGAATGTTCGCGATATCAATATAAAAGAATTAATCATTTCACTGAGATGATTGATCATTATCAGAGTCATGCAACCTGTCAACTACCTGAAGATCTTTACATTGAAATTAAAGCCGCTATCAAAGAAAAAGAAACTGAATCATCTAGTTTTAAGTTGACACCAGCTACATTAAAAAGTATTCTCAAGGAGCTAGGTCATTATAAATATTATGAGAATATTCAAACTATTATTTACAAGTTAACGGGAACCATTCCTCCGCCCATCTCCGATGAAACTAGAGAACAATTAATTTCAATGTTTGAGCAGATCCAAATTCCATTTCAAAAACATCAACCTCCAAATCGGATGAGTTTTCTTTCATATCACCAAGTTCTTTACAAATTTTTTGAATTACTCGGATTAAAGAATCCAAAGTTAAGGGAACATTTACCTTACATCCATTGTTTAAAGAGTGCTGAAAAATCATATTATTTTGATCAAATCTGGAAAAAGATCTGTCTTGATCTTGGCTGGGAATATATTGTCACACCAGATCCGTTTGGACCTGATCAATCATCTTTGTTGGACTGAGAAAGATATTTTTCATAAACCAGCCATCCCACAGCATTGACTAGGCCCGCTCTAACAATACAAACTCCATAACCTTTCCAGATTTGTCCAGCTTTTAGGCTAGATCGCCAATCCTTAAAGTCTCCTGATTGAAGCCTCGTTTTAATTGTATCAAGGGGATATGACACAGTCCAGGCGGCCATACCAGCTAATCCTCCAGCGGCAAAACTTCCGGTTTGTTCTTTGAGGTGATAGTAGGTTGGAAAATAAACTCCGTAGGCGCTGCATTCCCTGAGGATGGTGGTACCAAGAGCCATTTTAGGAATTGAAATGTTTTTGAAAATTTGTTTAAAAGATAAATGGTGAGTTTGATTTTGAATTTTGAAGTATTCCACCGGGGCTGTCACTAGACCAACACCTAGACCAGATATTAATCCAGAATTTAGATGCGAGTAACCAGATTTATGAGCCGTGTGGGCTAAACCAAAACTAATGCTATTCAAAAATCCAGCGGACAATAAAGGATATGAAACCCCGGAATAAAGAGACCTAAAACTTAATGCTTTCATTTCACCCTGCAATTGTCCATTTTGCGACCAAACCTTTAAAGTATCCAGTGGATGCCCAACTAATGTCTGCGCAAACCCACTTAAACATCCAGCAAAATAACTCTGATAATTCAAACTCATTACTTTATTACTTTAATTAAAACAAACATTTCTTTACCTTTTATTTTTTTTGATCTTTGATCTCTCTCGATCTTGCTAATCAAGAAGCATCAAACTAAAGTATAAAACAATTCCATAGTTAAATATTGAAAGGAATATCTCCAGAAATGAAAATTAAAACTGAAAAACGAACAGTATCAAAATACGTTTTTAAAATACCTCTGATTAAACTTCCCTTGTCTGAAACACCTAAAACAGCTGAAACATTGCCCACACCGTTTCAGACACTTCAAGTAACCGAGATTAAACCGGTTGAAATTAAGCCACCCGAAGCAGATGATCATCTTCTACTTTTGGATCAAATCCAATTAGATCCAAACGCAATTTCTGATGAAACTTCAGCTCCAACTGAACTGATCGTCACATCACAGGTCCTAATTCTGAAATCAAAAGAGCTCAAAAACTTTAAAAATCCCAAGTACCATCATCGAATTCTAGCAGTTGATGATTTATCAAAAAAGAAAAAAATCCAATTGATCCTATTCAAATTTTCAGAAAAAGGAACCCACTTAACCCTAAATCAAGAGTTTGTTGATGTGGCCCTATCTGATCAACTTTTGAATGACATTAAGATTAGGATCAATGGCTTTTGTCTCGAAGTTCTACTAACAAGAGAGAAGTTTGGTGAGTTTCTAACTTTGCCCCCAAGAAAGATTCCAGATATTCTTTATAAATATTGCTTCAAATTAACTTTTCAAGCTGAAGAAAAAGAAACCTTCAAAGTTCATGGTTACAGCAAATTTACTCAACCCTGTGCGTTAGATGTATTTACCAATATTTTTAAAGATCATAAACATACGCCCTCAATTAATCCCGAAAGAACGCCGGATTCAGCTGAACTTACTAAGATGGTCGCGATATTAAAAGCGTCTCTTGCAAGTACTCATCACATTCAAGTTTATGATCATAATAAATATCAACCCTTTCATTTTCTAAACAACCAAACCAATCATTATCTTTCTTTAACTGATTCACACATTTATCATAAATACACTTTGCCATCTCGCACTATCACAAGCACTAATCTAATTTTCTCCTCACTTGGTGACAAATCTGAAATGATTCTGAATATCTTTAACAATCCAGAAGAAGAAGAATTTTTTAATCAATTGGGTAAAGGTTGTGTTATTTTGACTTTTAATCCGAGTCAATGGAAAAACTCATTTCACTATTTAACGGAAAAGAAAATCAAACTAATTATGGTCCAAAATCCAAGTGATTTAAAACAACAGAAAGGATGTCTTTATGTGGTCCGACTGAGAAAGGATCCTCTTCATCAACTCAATCAAAAATTACTTTTCCACTTGAGGGATCAAACCAAGAAACCTTTCCTAATTTTGGATCAAATTAATCAACTTCCCAAATGGAATTTAAATTATCCTTTCTTATCCGAGTTTCATAAGTGTTATCTAGAAAATCCATTGAACCAGATCAAAGAAAAAGATTTACTTAATTTAAAAGAGAAAGAAGAAATTGTTCAAACAGATGGATTAAGAATTGCTTTCTATAATACTGTCGAAAGCCTTGGATTAAATATAAATATTGAAACATGCTATTTGAACAATTGTGTTGTTGAACCAAAATGGATTGAAGAGATCGAATCCGATGAAACTTGCCCAATTTGCTTTGATTCTTACTATCTCGCAAAATTAGAATGTAATCATTTTATTTGTCCAGACTGCCTCAAGATTTTACAAGATGATCACAAAAAAGAATTAGAATCCTCTTTATTAGCTAAATATGGTTATGACGAAGTTTCAGTTCAGTGTCCATGCTGCCGACGAAAAGTAGAGGGAGGTGAGCAACCAGTTTATAAAATTAAGTCAGCTGGATCAGAAAATGATGTTGGACATCAACTCATCTTAGGTATTTTTACTGGCCAAAAGGAACGAGAAGTCGCTCACCATTTGCTATCAATTAAAGATAATTTGACTAAAATTCTATTCGTTGTCAAATACCAGAAATCATTAAATTCAAAAAAAAATAATATGTCTAAATTCTTCCAAAAACTTTATCAGAAAGGATTAACAAATAAGTTAGTTGAAATAAACTATTGCCTTCAGACAGCTAAATCATCTGATTTTAGTAATCACCAAATTGCTGGAACGGATTTAGTAATTTTATTTGACAATGTTCCATCTTACACGACCTTTGCCACAAGCATTTACAATCAAAAAGACTATCTTCATCCAAAAGGAGTTTCGCCTGAAATACTGAGTCAAATTAAACCGTTGGGTTATCAATACCATGGAACTTTACAGGTTGAAAATATTATATATGTCAATTCTGGTAATGATTCCACGGAGATCTCTGTATATGGTTAAGATTCAGAGTCTTCTGAGTCTTCTGAATCTTCTGATTCTTCTGATATGGGTTCAAGAGTTTTTCCAAGTATCTTCTTAAAAGCTCTCTTTTTTCTAAGAATTTTCTTAGGCATAGGCTCTTCATCTTCATCGTCTTCATCAAAGATTGATTCTTCTTTAGATTTGACACAATAGACTTTGGGACTTAATTGGATTGCATAAGAATATCCGCTGCGATCCGTCCATAAGTTTCTCAGACTCAAATTAATTTGAATTCTATCTGAGTCTGGATGTGCTTCAATGAAATCTTTAAAATAAGATTCATTTGGTGTGGTTGTGCAAAAATCACATTGATCACGTTTTTTAACTTCAAATCTTTCTTTTCCAATTTCGTAAAAACTGGAAGTTTTGATTCCAATATTAACTGTTACTGGTTTATAATTAGGATCAGTATTTTGATTTGGGTTATATGGATAGCTAAGACGCGATCTAAACTGGCACTTTGGTCCTAGCTCATCAGCGAAATCTTTTTGAATTTTCTCTTCAATCTCCTTGATATGTTTAATCAACGGGTGACTGACATAAAGGGCCAAAAAAGAGTTGTTATTTTGGTAGAGAGCTTTGGGGCTAATGACGGTTGAGAAAGTATACTTGCAATCCTCTGTTTCGTTAGAGTAAGGTTTGGTGGCGTAACGAGCTTTTAAGTCAAAATACTCAATCGGCAGGGTTTTGTTCCAGTTCTTATCGTCTTTAACAAAGGTAATTACTTTATCTAAAGTGTGAGAATTATCTCCAGACTCATAGCCATAGCCATGATACTTTGATCCATAAATCTCAAGTGGTTTGAATGTTTGGGTTGGAATATCTTTCTGTTTCAAGTACTTGAATTTAGTTATCTTTTCAAGATGCTCTTGAATATTACTGTTATGTTTTCCCAATTTCTCGTAAATGTTTGGTTTAAGATAAACTGCTTTGGTTAAGATCTCATGGTTGGTTGATCCTTTGAGTAAATGTTTTTTAAGAACTCGGCTGATATCCTGATCCTTGAGTCCTTTTAACTCATTCAGGATTTCTTTGGCATCATCATCAATCTTGGTTCCGCTAGCTTTGCGAATGGAATGATCATTAATTTGAAATCCTTTCACATAAGCCTTTAAAATTCGAGAGGGGTTGATTCTAACACTAGAATTAATCTCGAATTGACCAGTCAAGTAAGCCTTGTAAGCAGCAAGAGTAATTTCAATCTTATCCCAGCTTGAAATCATCGCTTGGGAATAAGATAAATCAAACTTGTTGATAACCTCTTGACCAACTTCTTTGGTATTAATCAATTGGAGATTCATCTTGCTTCCGACCAGAATAACATTTATGATACATGAATTTGAAGTTAATTCAACTGTGTAAGTCTTTGACAGATGGTCAATGATTTTTTGACAAGTTTCATTGAAATCTTTGTAAATGTAAAAGTCTAAATCAGTGTAAATTGATTTCAATCCACAAATGACATTGGTTGGAAATCCACCGGCAATTATAAAGGCTGAATCATCAAAAGGAAAACTGGGATTTAGGATGTTTCCAGAATATGTAATGATTCGTTTTTGCAAAGTCCTCAAATTAAAGGTAATTTGTTGATCTGAATCAACGAAACCTAATTCCGATTGCAATGGAAATGTTTTTAAAATGGATGGTTGTTGGTGAATCAAATCTAGGTAATGGACATCGCACAGGTAGTTTGAATCAGGGTTAGCCTTGACTTGTTCTTCTAAGATTTTTTCCATGATTTTGACTAACATTTCTGAAGTGACCATCTGCTGAAGTTTTTTAGAATAATTAATGGCACATAAAATATGTTTCATGAAAGTACACCTATTAGGCGTATTCCTATTATGTTTTACAACTGATTCATATATTGTAGCAGCTAGATCTCTAAAACAACAATCTAAACTTGTATCTTCTTGAGTTTTTTCCGATTCTGATGAATCATCATTCATAAATTCTGGAAAAAGCCAGAGAACTTGGATATCTTTTAACAGAGCACCTCGCAATCTAGTTCCTTTAAGTAACTCTTTAGAGTTAGGGTTTGAGTTTGAGTTAGAGTTAGTCTTTTGGGATTTGGATAGGCTGGGTGAAGTCTCCTGGAAATAGTTCTTGATCTTTTTCAAAATTTGTTGAACAATCTCATTGCTTCCAAATTTCAAATTAAATCGAGCTAAATTTAAAAGCAAGACTAATTTATCAAAATTTCTAGATCCACCATGAATTAGAGGAATTAGTTTTTGACCATTCAGATGAGATGATAAACCACTTCTTTTGTTGTAAACCCAGTCAACCTGGTCAACTAAAGACTGAATATTAATTGTGATTTCCCTTGTGTTTTTTTTGGATTTTGAATTTAAATTCGTATTTAAATTCATTTTTGGATTCAGAAAAGCAGGATACTTTTCGAGAATTGTTGATTTCTCAACAGTAATAATATTTTTGTCGTAAATAACACGCATAACTGTTAATTAAGGTAAATAATTAAGTAGGAGCGTCCTTTTAACTTTTATTTTTGACATTCAATTTTTTTTTGGTGGGAAAAGATAATTACTTAAATTTTTAAAGAGGATTTTAAGATCATCGAAAGATACTGTTGGTCCAACCCATATTCGTACTCCTTTTCCGGTCGACGGATGGGACTTAATATCTAGAGCGATCATTTGTGTCTCAAAATAATGGTGCATCTGCTCCAATTGATCTTCGGTCAGGTCAGTCAAGAAAGTTACTCCAGTAGGAGATCTAAGTTTGGGATCTTTGATTAAGTATTCTAACTTTTTAGGATCTTTGATGGTGGTTAACCAGTTATCAATCCAATTTAATTTCTCTTGAAGATAGTTGTATGCATTTTGGGAGGTACCATACGCATTATTCCACCACTCTAAGGCTTGTAAATAATCATCAATTAAGAGAAAACTAATTGTATTAGTGGTGTTATTGGTAATTAAACTTTGATTGAATCTTCCTCTAGAATCTTTTAAATTCAACAAATTGGGAACGGGCCATTGTGGAGTATATGTTTCCAATCTTTGAAGTGCTTTGGGACTTAAAACCAACATACCTATGCCGGCTTCTCCTCCCAGGACTTTTTGCCAACTAAAACTAACTGTATCCAATCGTTCCCAGGGAAGATCTTTAGCAAAAACAATTGATGTTCCATCAACAATGACTAATCCCTGATGAGATCTCGGTAACCATTCCAGGTCTGGCACACAAACTCCAACGGTTGTGGCATTCCAAACAAAAACTAGATCATTTTGAGAAGGTATTTCCTTTCCCAGGTCAACCAAATCTTGATAAGTCATGTTTTGATAATCCAATTGATGACTTTCGAGATTCTCTAGTTTGAGCTGCTGGCTTAAATCATTTTTCCATTTCTTTCCAAAATTGCTCCATGACAAAACAGTGGTTCCGTTTTGAGTAAGTAAATTCCAAAAAGCAGTTTCAATTGCTCCGGTATCACTTCCTTGTGTAATCATAATTTCGTACCCATCTGGTAAATTTAGTGCTTCTTTGGTTAATTGAATTGTCCTGATGAGAACTTCTTTACAATCGTTCGCTTGTCTTGAGCGATGCAATAAAGCGTTGGGGTAGGATGTGGAATCAAACGTATGATATTTCCGACATGGACCTGAAGAAAAATAAGGAATTGGCATTTCTGACATACTTAATAGTTCTATAATCTGAATAACTAAGTTAAAAAATTGAAATTAACTTGATAAATTAGACAATGTTAAAATCAATTTTAATGGCACATAAAGCAGTAGTTGAAGAAGCTTACCAAGTCGTGGCAAGAATATATCAAGATCATCAAAAAGTAATCTGTCAACCTTTACCAGGATCATCACATTACGGAAAATGTCCAGATCAATGTGAACTTTATTTTAATGAATTTGGACTTCATGCCCGAAACTTATTATCTGAAAATGCATTATCTGAAAATGCATTATCTGAAAATGCATCACATAGAAGCCAATCACAAAACTTAATTTCTTCTGGATCATGCTATAAAATTAAAGAATTAAAACCAGGGCAAACAATTAATTCTTTAACACCTGTCGAATTAAAACAACATTATAGAACCATTTGCAATTATTGTGAACACGAATTTTGGACCAACACCATGAAAGTTAAAGATCGAGCAGCTTTTGATTCCATCATCTACATGGATATCGATCGACCTCAGGATATGACAAATTATTGTCATGCTTTAACACCCAGACTACAGATGTGTAAAAATCGCCCCGTTTATGGTAAATACTTTTGCTCATCTCACCAAAATCAAAAAGTTTCTGGTTTGAATGCCTAATCCTTATTAAATATTTTCACCTGCGTTTAAATTTTTTATTGAAGTTCTTCATTTTTATTATCAACCTAAACAAACACACTTACATTTTTAAACCAATGCAATTAAAAATGTCTCAAAACTATCTAGTCCACCTGATTAAGTCGCCTCTCTATGGCGAAGATCAACTTAAAGTTCTCATTAATCAGGACTCACAGGAAACTATCCTGAAAACTCACCAAGAGTTATACTCCGCTTTTCAAAATCTTGGAATCGACCAAGAAGCCAATTTTGAAATTAAATCATTCCCAGTTAAAAATGGTGATTTAATGGGACAATTTTTAGAAAATTTACCCAAAGATAGCAATCTTAAGATTGAAAAATTCTATCACTATCCTGGATCTTTTGATAATCTAGAAACCTTAATTGAATCAGTCAATCAACTAGTTAGCCAGATGAGTAACCTAGAAAATAAAATTAAAAATATCAATCAAGAAGAACCAATCCTAGAAGAATCAATCCGAGAAGAACCAGCCTCAGTCTTTGAAGAACGAAAAGACGATTTTGAAGAAGATTTTGGAGTAGAATCTGAAACTGAATCTGTTGGATCTGTCGGATCTTATGATTTAGTTGAAACTGATGAAGGAGATGAAGAAGGAGATGAAGAAGGAGATGAAGAAGATCTTTCAGTTAAAATCATTGAATTAGAATCTTCAGAAACCAGCAATGCTAGATCAAAGCTTGAATCTGACGAATCTTTGTTAGAAATTGAGCTTGAAAAGGAACCAATCAAAGACCTTTCTTCATTTGACAAGTTAATAGGCAAAATGAAGGATGGCAACAATGATTTTTCTGAATGTTGTAAATTAGCTGAGGGTTTTATTAAGAACACGATTGATTTAACCAAAGAAGGAAGTGCAACACCTCAAGTACATGGAGACTTTCTCTCCAGTTTGGTAAAAGGAATCACTAATTTTGTGACATCTGTAGCAGATGAAAAATTCCCCTCACCTAAGCCTGAACCTAAGTCTGAACCTAAGTCTACACTTAAGTTATCTGAGTTACTTCCATCTGAACCCATATTTAAATATAGATCAGAGCTTGCACCAGGGTCTTCATCAATCGAAGAAATATTTTCACAATTCCCTGTGGTTGCTCCTCCTAAACGCACTCCCCTTAAACACGCTCTTCCTAAAGGTCCTTACAAGCATCATCTGAAAGGTGCTTATTCCAAACGCATCACCCCAGAAGACTGTATCCCAAAAAGTACTCTCCTTGGATATTCTATTGATCATTGCAATTTTTCTGAAGAGAAGATTGTAAAACCTCTCGAACAACCAATTAAAGATTTAGGATTTGGTTCAGGCAAATCCAAGTCTGGAATATCTTCCCGTAAAACATTTGATGAAATGCTCAAGGAACGAGAAAATTTTAAGTTTGGCGCTTCAGAAGAAGAAAAATCAACCTTAAAATTTCAAGTGACTGATCACCCAGGTCCATTAGATTGTAATCACCGCAGTGGCCATTCATATCTTTCTCCAGCTTCATGGCCTTGGGAGGATGATGAGCTTTGTGGTGCAACTAATAAAGGATATAGCGATTTCCGCAATATTACAGAGACGGATAAAGGATATAATCCATTGATCTATTCTTTAGATTCATCGAGAGAGTTCCAAATTTCATTAGTTAAATTTAAGTTAAAAAATAAAAATTTAGTTTTAATGGCGCCTGATATTAGTCAATGGATTGCTCATAGTGAATGGTTCCCAGAACTGGAGTTTCAAATGATTTATTTAATTCCAAACCGGGATGATGTTGAAGATTTATTGAAAATCCAAATGAAATTGGTTGGAGAATTAACTACCTCGAAGCAGTTAGAAGATATAATTACTAAAATCAAAGAATTTCTGAATGTATCTGGAACCAGCAGCATCATTAAAATAGGTATTGATATGATCCAAAAAGATCAAACAGAACGTTTAATCGTCAAATTCATTAATCAAAATTGCTACAAAGTCAGTGGGAAATCAACTCTCAGAGGTGATGTAAATGATGCTTTCCGTGCTTACTTGGATTTAATTGATATGTCATTGCATATTAAAATTACTACTACACTGTTGCATAAACAGTTGCAACGGTATGGATACACCACGGTTGATAAATCATATACCAATTTGAAACTGAAAGATCAAGAAAAAACTTATAATATGAATAGTTATATGCCACGTGATGGATCTTCATTCATTGAGAGCCTAGCTGACAAAAATTCTTGTATTTCACCATGGCATCAATCTTCGCGAGGTCTAAGACTTTAGAAGATATTTAGCAATTCTTTCACATAGAGTAAATTTCTTAATTGAACCGTATGAATTTAAGTAATACGAAACCCGTTTTTTTTTCTTAATACATTCTGTTGTTTCTGATCGATGTAAATCAGTTTCAATATCCTCATCATAGCTAGCCTCGCTATCATAACTATCATAATAACCTCGGTGATGAACTCGGCGAACCGTCACTCGATCCCTGGAATAAGTAACCAGATTTTTGGTGGTTGAAATAACCTTGTCACGGAGACATATTCCATCATTGATTTCATCTTTTTCGAGATAGATTTGCTTGAAAATACAAACACGATCAACAATCGAAATCTCCATCCAAAATTTATCACCACTTTCATCATATCCCATTCCGGTCTCAGGGCCATTAAGGATCAACTTGCATTGACCATCAGATGATTTTAGAAAATTTAAATCATGATGATCAGCTAATTCTCGGTATAATCGCAAAGATTCTGCTGTCAATCCAGAATACATTCTAATTGGATTCAAATCTATCTCATCAATTTCAATATTGCAAAGTTGATACGCTCTAGCTACTAGAGTTCGAGCTGGAACTTGAATATTCATCAAAATCGTAAAATGATCCAGGACCCACTTCCGAAGAAAATGATAGTCTTGTCCGCAAAGATTTGTCGCAAAATGAGAAGCAATGTCATTGGCATCTCGATCAAAGTTTTCTAGATCATACTTTTTTTCCTGATGGAGAGCTGGAATGATTTTTCTTTCTAGAATCAAAGCTAAAATCTCTTCTTGAACCATAGCAATTTTATCTTCTTGACAACCCTTCTCAAAAAGAGCCTGGTCAAGTCCGGCTTCGGGGTTATCTGGATTTTTGAATTTAGGAAAGATTAAAGTAGTGTCTCCGCGATTTAATTCAGCCACAATTTCATGCAGATAATCATGGTCATAAATCCTTTTAACACCATCCTTAAAAAAGACATTCTCATTTTCTCGTAAAGTAACCAGCGTGTCACCATACCTCTTAAATTTATCATCAACCCGGGTATGATATTGCTGATACAGAAAACTGTCTTCGTCAACTAGAATGTCATAATCAAATTTCTTGGAATCGATCATTGATCGCAACTTGTTGTATTTATCAACTCGACTCAACCAAACTTGCACATTTTCATCATGATTGTCAAACTGAGGTACAATTCGGATAATTGATGAAAGTAACATCATTGCAACTATTTCTTTTGGTGCAATGATACAATGAAAATCTAAAACTTTTTGAATTTTTACATCAGGCACAGAATTCAAATGCACCATCAGCTCTAGATCATAATCACGTCGGAAAAAGTCAATTGGAGGGTCTGGTTTATCAGCAAACCAACTTTTCCAATTGTTAGTATTTCGAGTAATATATGGAGAAATTATGTCATAATCAGAATCTTTTGTGTGAAGGCCTACTGCTCGGCTCCCAACAAGAATAGGTTTTGTGGATTGGTTGCTAGACATAGTATGAACTAATTAATTATAGTCAATCATCTTCAATTTTTAGGTTCTACTAAAGAACTTAAATCGCTTAGGACCAATCTCATCCGACTTATTTTCAAGTTCAATCTTGGCTTCTGGTTCAGGTTCTGGTTTAGAAGCCTTTAAAGCAATATCATCCCATAAGTTTACTTCACCATCAAGATCAAAATTGGGGTCAAACACTTCATTAGTTGGGAGATCAGTGACGTTATCAAGAGGGTTTTCTTTAAGAGGGTTTTCTTTAAGAGGGTTTTCTTTAAGAGGGTTTTCTTTAAGAGGGTTTTCTCTGAGAGGGTTTAACTTGATTGGGTTTTCTTTGATTGGGTTTTGCTTTTCAACAACTAAATTTTGCATTTTATCATCTTTTTTAGTTTCGCCCGATTCAACATCAACAGTTTTAACTTGGGATTCAGCTAGGGATTCTACTTGAGATTCTACTTGAGTTTCAGCTTCAACTTTTTGAACTGGTTTAGTCTCTTTTTCGGCTAGAACTACTTCCCTGACTGCTACTTCTTTGACTGCTGCTACTTCCTTGACCGGTTCATTGACCGCTGCTACTTCCTTGACTGGTTCCTTTGATTTAGAATCAGCTAGGTTAACCTCATTAAAATCAAAAGATATGGCATCACCAGGCTGGGGAGTTTTAACTTCTTCAAGATCAATCTCCAAGTCTATTTCAGATTCTTCGTCTTCAGTTTCAGAATCTTTTCCAGCTAGGGATATCATTTCCTCCAAAGAAATATCCGGCACAGACTCTACAAAATCTTCAGCAACCTGTTCTACTTCATTAAGGTTTTTGATATCTTTGAGGTCTTCGACATCAAGCTCTTCAACCTTGAAGTCTTCCACCTTGAGATCTTCCACCTTGAGATCTTCTACTTTTAAGTCTGCTTCACCTAGACCTTTAGCAACTAGATCTTTAAGATCTTGGGACATTAAGTTATCGGCCAAATCTTTCTCGGCTTGCATTTTTTGTTCCTTGAGTTCAATATTAATTTTATCAGTTAATGTTTTTGGTGAGGTTTCGGCAATTTCAATTTCATCATCACTTTGTTTTAGTTCTTGATCAATCAAATCTCTAATTTCAGATTCGGAGCTTTCTTTGGTTGTTGTGTAGTTAGCGATCTCATTCTTGATGATTTCCCGAAGATTGTTTTGATAGGTTTTGCTAAATCCTTGTGTCATTGGTTCATTTTTCTCTTCTTGGTCTAGCTCTTCCTCGTTGTAGGCATCACGAAGATATGTTTTTAGGATGTGCCGAAAAGGCAGTAATTGACGAATAGTATCGTTAATGCAGTTGTAAATAATACTTTCTGCTTCTCTGATATTTTTCTTTAATTCATTCGGACTAATAGTATCATTTTCATAATACCAGATTGGATCTTTCCAAAATTCACGAGCACTATTAATGTAACATTTGTGAATAAAATGCTCTGGCTTTGGGATATCTAACTTAGTTTGCTTTTTTTCGCTCGGGCTAGATCGGATAAATTGAAGAATTTGAGTATGACTCATAAAGACAGCTGTGACTAATTCTTTAATGAAATCACATTGACTATCCTGAGAAATACGCTCATATTCTCGGTCAATCATTTCTTGACTCCAAAGACGAACTTGGGAAAGGAGATTCTGAAATTCACTTAAAACTTCTTCTGGGCGAGATTCAGTTTGGCATGTTTTGCTGGCTTCCTCATAAAGTGATTTGATCCCTTTGTATAAGGGAGTTTTCAGGACATTTGATAAATGATGACTATATTCCTGCTTAGCATCAGTAAGAATTGCAAGTTTTGCGTCTTCCATCGAGATATTTAAAAATTGATTAGAAATTTATATTGGTTTAAAGAACGCAAGTTAGTCTTAAACCAGACAAAGCAATATAACACTTTTTAATATATAAAAATACGTATGACCACATATACATTCGACTCTAATTTTACTTCATTTTGGTATTGCGGTGGTGTTGTTCTCTTTAATCACGCTCAGACTAAAGTTCTGATTGCTGAAACATCTTCAGGAAATATCGGCTTTACAAAAGGAAAAAGAGAAAAAGGAGAAACATTAATCGAAACTGCCCACCGAGAGGTAATGGAAGAATCTGGTTATTCACCAGATGAATATTATCATAATGAGATCGTGATTGGTGAAAGGAAATCATCTCGAGGTTCTTCAATCTACTACTTTATCGGTGTTCTGAATTCGACCAAGCTTGAACAAAAAAAAATTACTTTTAATCCTTTGGAATTGGAAAAAGTTTATTGGTGCTCAATTGAAAAAGCCCAAAAGATTCTGTGCCTTAAGCGAAGAGAAGTTCTCAACGCCGCTTTAGAACATTTAAAAGCTTAAAAGCTTAATTTATAATTTTATTTTTATTTTATTTTATTTTATCTTTATTTTTAGCTTTTTTTGGTATGCTTAAAAATTGATTTATTTTAAACGTCAATAGTTTAAAAAGATGAACTACGATTCTGATTTTGGCCGTGATACGCGACGTGATGTCCGGCGAGATAAAAAGGCTAACCGTTTTAAAAATGGTAAGCACATTCCTAGAACAAATAAAGATCGGAGAAGCGAAAGGGTTTTTGATAAACCTGCTGAAGATTCCGAATATAATTTTAGTCGATCTACTAGAAGGGCTTGGGCTGTTGAAACCAAGGACATACTAGATCAAAACACCTTTAATAATCACTACATTCTTCAAACAAAATATTATCCAGAAGAAAAAAGCATTGATGCTGACCAAGACTGGGATGAATTTCCAGATCAGTCTGAAGATCTAGAAATTATCTTTGTTCACGAAACAACAGTTGAATTTCTATGGGCTCTTTCGGAAGAAGATGAAGAAGATGAAGAAGATGAAGAAGAGGATGAAGAAAAGCAACCACTTAAAAGGATTATGGTTCTTAACTTTGCGTCTGCCAAGAATCCAGGCGGAGGATTTCTAAAAGGATCTGGGGGTCAAGAAGAAGCTTTATCAATTGCCTCGGGTCTTTATTTGAGTCAAACTGAAGGATCTGGAGCAGTGATGTACCAAAAGAACCAAGAGAATCCTCGTGATGGTCTTTATCTATCTGATGCAATTTATTCTCCAGGGGTCCCTCTCTTCCGGAAATCTGATGGAACTTTAGTTGATGATTTGGAGACGGATCACTTGAAGATAAACATTCTTAGTATGCCAGCCGCCAACTATAAATGTTATTCTGAAAAGTCCAAGTTTTCGAAAGAAAAATACGATCAAGTCATGAAAGAAAGGATCAACCGGGTTTATCAAATTGCTTTGATCAATGGTTGTGATAATCTTGTTCTAGGTCCTTGGGGATGTGGAGTATTTGGAGGTAATTTGCCTGATATGATGGGTCGTTTTCAGGAGAATCCTTTGCATAAAAAATTCAAAAAGATCTACTTTGTTTCAACCTCAGAGGAAACTGTTAATGAAATGGATCAGTTTTGGGAAGAATAAATTAGGAGAAATTAACTATGAAAACAAACATTTTTAGCTAAGAATTTTGTCTAATAAAATTGATTTATCAACTCCATAACAAGCAATATTAACTAACATATCAACTATGTCCTGCACCACTAGCAATAGCTCGCACTTGCTGTCTCTACCAGGGGCAATTATTGTCGCAACCCTTGAAAATTTTGACCAATCAGTTGGTATGCAAAATCTTGGGTTTGGCTTTTCCTCAACTGTTCGTTCCCTCATCCTGACAGCCTACGATTTTCATGATCAGAATATGATTCAAGTTTATCAAGGTCAAACTCAGATTTCGGACCAAGAATCAGATGAAGCTATTATATCTCGATTTCAAAATTTGGTTGGGCTTGATGATGGTACATGCCAGGTGACTCATTTTTCAACCGATGTCAACTCGACACCCTATCTCTGTCTTAGCAAAAGTTCTGCTATTTTTGGAAGTCGAATCACTTTGAACGTTCTGAAAAATCTGACTTCGTTTGACCACGGGATGGTACAAAATATGACTATTGATCTCATTCAACAGCGGCTGAAACCCACTACTATTTTGCCGATTGAAGTCCTTCAAACTTATTATTCCAAGGGGTGTCAAACGTATGACTGGTGGAATGAACACATGTTGGCCATCGAAGCTCGAGATCTTCAAGAGTGTTCTGCCGAGGCAGCCCAACAACATATTCAGGATCTTCAGCGGCAGCTCACAGAATACCATGACGCAAATCTTCAATCAGATGTGGAGATCGAAGCTATGCTGGATACTTTGCGCAACCCAGTTCCTCCCATGTATGCCGCTACCAACATGCCTCTCCTGCAACCTAATTTGGATGTTGCTGTAGTTCCGTTGGACCTTCCCAATGCAGATCCGCTCAATGTAGTTCCGCTACTGCTTCCCAATGCACTCAATGTAGTTCCACTACCACTTCCCAATCTGGATGACGACGGCGTTGTCGACTCACCCGCTTCATACGTTTCAGACGACACCCTCAGCTCTTACCAGTCAGAAGACCCCCTGGAACCTTTCACACCTGATTTCATGAAAGAATATAATAATTTTTCAGCCTAGACCACTTTAAAAAAAACTTAAAAACTTAAAAACTTAAAACTCAATTATTTTTTTACTAGATTCATACTAGATTCATACTAGATTGATCCTAAATAATTCGAATAAGTAAGATTTTTAATTTTTTCTTTAACTTTATCATCGAGGTTGGGTAAATAGACAAGAAGTTGATCCTTGATGTTCTGAAGGCTCAATTCTGGATGTCCTTGAGTGAGTTTGCGTAAAATATTATAAGCATCTTTAATTCCAGCTTGGCGAAGAATAATCTGAAAAGCTTCTGATAGGATGGTGGGATGATCCTCAAGATCTTTGATAATTTTATCTTTATTGACTGAAAGTTTCGAAAGGCCTTTCAGCAGAGAATCTAAAGCCAAATAAGAATATCCAAAGGGTTGATAAATATTTCGAAGAACTGTCGAATCGGTCAAATCTCTTTGAAGTCGAGAAACTGGTAGTTTCCTGGACAAAAAGGAGGCCCACATTTCAACTAACTGAGAGTTTCCTTCGGCATTTTCAAAATCAATTGGATTAATTTTCTGAGGCATGGCGGATGAGCCAACTTGATCAGCGGAAACTTCTTGAGTAAAGTAATCAAGTGAAATGTAAAGCCAGATGTCTTGACAAAAATCCTCTAAAACTAAATGAGTGTTTTTCAAATAATCAAAAATCCAATTCCAGTAATCATATGGTAGAATTTGAGTTGTTGAACGTACCCTAGATAGGAGACCGTTGCTCATATCAGCAATAAAATTATCAAAATCCTTATGCCAATCCTTCTGGGGATCAGTTAGGTAATGAGCATTTAGATTTCCAACTGCTCCACCGAATTTTGTAGGGATACCATTTTTAGAATCCATAAATTTAAACTGATATTCAAGTCTCTTAACATAAACCATTAGTTCTTTGCCCAAAGTGGTTGGAACAGCTGGTTGACCATGTGTTCGAGCCAAGAGAGGTAAATTCATGTGATCAGTAGCTAGTTTTTCAAGAGCCTTGAGAAATTTGATTTGTTTGAGGTAGAGAATTCGCAAAAGATCACTGATTTGAAGAGCAATTGCAGAGGTATTGATGTCTTGGGAAGTTAATCCAAAATGAATTAATTCAGTGATCTTGGAATCTAAGCTGAATGGTTTGAGTTTTTCTCGAAGGAAATATTCAACCGCTTTGACATCATGTTTAGTTTTTTTTTCGATTTTCTTAATCTCTAAAAACTCTGCTTCATCAAATTTTTCCAAAAGATCTTTTAAAAAAGTTTTAACTGGATCTGAAATTTTATCTTTTCCAATCCAGCAGAAATAATCAATTTCAACTTTAAGACGGTATTTCATAAAACTGCGCTCGCCAACATAAGGCCTAAGCGGTTTTAAAGTTTCTTGGTAACGATCGTCAAGAGGTGAAAACATTCTTGATAACCGATGAATAAAATACAAAAAGGTTCAATTTTATATGAAAAGGGAGATTGGTTCTAGATTGGTTCTAGATGAATCCTAGATGGGTTCTAAGTTTAGTTGGGGAATCCAACCATCTTGGCACCGATACCGAGACCAGCTCCAGATCTAGCCCAGTCGGCCATGAGGTTAACCCCTTGATCATTACGGCGACCGAAAAGATCGATCAGGGCGAAGGTAGAAGCAGCTACACAGGCAATCATGATAACTTCTTCTAAATCTAACTTTTTCTTGGGTAGTGCGAAGGCAGCAATGGCTACGACCAAACCTTCAACAATATAAGTGACAGCCTTGCGGCAGAGTTCTTTAGCGTCAACAACAACTTCAGTCATTTTTAAGACCTTATAAAATAGACAAAGAAAAAAATCTAATAAAAAAAATTCTAATTAAAAGTCTTAAGTCCGACCTTAAAATACAAAATTGATTTGTAAAATATATTTTAGTTAATATTACAATGTCATCATTTCAAATGAAAAAGAAACGTAATCAACACCGAAAGTCCATGTTGTGGCTAGTCATGGATCTAGACCATATTTTTAGAAGGCAATATGTTGGTTTACAATCATACCATCGTAAGATAGACCCCGAAACATATCATCAAGGATATCAATGGGAGGACGATATTAAGTTTCTAGCCGAACTGAAACGTCAGATTCAAAGCAGAATTAAAAAGCTAATTTCAATTCAGCGGGCAAATCCAAACAGGGTAATCCTAATGACTGATGATATCCAATCTGAAAACACTGATTGGATTTGGAGAGCCGAAGTTTGGCCTAACTGGGCTCAAAAATTTCAAAACGAATTCTACAGTTATCGGCAAGGTCCCGTCTGGAATAAAATATTTTCGGAAGGACTACTAACCTTTTTTGAAAGAGAAAAATACACTTACTTCAGAATTCCTGATTTTGAGGCTGATGACATCATTGCCATCATCACCAAATCAATCCTTAAAAAGTATCCCAATGATCGCATTCAAATTATCTCTAACGATTCCGATTTTTATCAGTTAATTTCACCAAATGTCCAAGTTGTTAATGTCTTGGGAGAGGAAGAAACTTCAAAATTCTTCCCATCTGGAAAAGAAAATCTTTGGTATAGCATCATCGGGGGTCGATTATCTAATCGCGTACCGGCATTGCGGTTCAGAGTTGATAAATTAAAAGAATTCTTAGGCATTCGGTTCGAAGAGGATTCCGAAGAGCTAGAACCAATCGGAGAATATAGGCGTCTAACACGAGCCGAACAACAGTATTGTGTTGAGAATTTGGAGAAGTTTTTCACCTGGTTGGTGGCTGGCACTAGGAATGGATCTGACACTGGATCTGACACTGATGGAAAACTAGTTGAAAATAATCAACACCTAATCAATGAACAAGTTTTGGATTTTAACTTGATCCCATCCAAATACGTCACAATGATCCAACATCATTTTTGGAGTCAGTATGATCACCGAGATCCAAAAGAAGGAAAAACAATGGCGGTGGTTAAGGAAGAAAAGAAACAACCTCCGCGAAATCCTTTTGCTGCTTTGGCTATGTCTGACTCTGATTCTGATTCTGACTCAGATTAAACTGAAGATGTTCAAAAAAATTGAATTTTAAATCCATTTATTTTTTTATTAAATATCAGATGCTCAAATTAATTAAAGGAATAACTGCAACAGCTTTAGGGGGATATGTTCTAATCAGAAATTTTAAAATTCAACCTAAAATTGTTGAATTACGTGATCATACTATTAAATTGCCCGACACAAGCAGAACGGGCATTCGAACTTTTTATAATATTGAGAATAAGAATTGTTGTCTATTCAACTTTTATACTTACATAGATTACATGCCATTTCTAAAGTATCAGGCCGGAGGAGTTCGTGTTAGACATTTTGATTGGAGAAGAGTCCAGATTAGACATACTGATTTAGAGAATACTGCTCGGGAGTATTAGGTTCAACATTAGGTTCAAAACTTTAACACTTTTTAAAACTTTTTTTATTTAAAAATTGATTTTAGAACTTTTTCTTAAGATTGAATAAAGTTATGAAAACTACAAAAATTATTATCATCACTGGTGGAGTCGTATCATCATTGGGAAAGGGAATTATTACGGCCTCCCTAGGTGCATTACTTAAATCCTATGGGTATGACAATATCAAAATCATGAAAATGGATCCCTACTTAAATTTAGATCCAGGAACAATGAGCCCTTATCAGCACGGTGAAGTCTTTGTCACCAAAGATGGTAAGGAAACAGATTTGGATTTGGGATATTATGAAAGGTTTACTGGAATTGAAATGACTACTGATAATAATTACACCTCTGGGCAAATCTTTTCTCAAGTTTTTGAAAAGGAAAGAAATGGGGAGTATCTAGGACAAACTGTTCAAGTAGTACCCCACTTAACTGATCACATTAAGAAGGTCATTCTTAAAGATCAGGATAAATATGATTTTATTTTAATTGAAGTTGGAGGAACTATTGGTGACCTAGAAAGTATGTGGTTCCTAGAAAGTATTCGCCAATTGCGACAGGAATATCCCGAAAATACCTTATTGATTCATTTGTCTTTGATTCCATACCTAGAAAAGGCCAAAGAACTCAAAACAAAACCGACCCAGCATTCAGTCAAAGAACTAATGTCTTTAGGATTAACTCCACCAGACATTCTAGTTTGTCGAACACAGTCTGGTGGGCGCTTAACCAATAATTTAAAGAAGAAGATTGCTGGATTTTGTAATGTTCAATTCAAAGCTGTTGTTGAATCACCTGATCTAGATAGTATTTATCAAATGCCATCGCAGCTTCATCACGAGAAAATCGCTGAAGTAATCTTTGAACGATTGAAGATTAGCCCAGTCAATCCAATTCCAAACCTGGAAAAATGGATTTCTCTAGAGGAATCAATCAGAAAAACTAAAGCATCGAACAAGGTTGTTAGAGTGGTTATCGTTGGAAAATACGTTCCTTATGATGATGCCTATAAGTCTTTGGTAGAAGCAATTAAGATTGCCGGGTATCACCTAGAAACACAAACAGAGATAGTTTGGATTAACTCACGAAGTGTGACTCTCCAAGATCTTCAAGATCATTTACTAGTTAAAAACACTTGTTTGATTGTTCCTGGGGGATTTGGAGAAGATGGAACTGAATTTAAGATGGAAGCCATTCGAGTAGCCAGAAATCATCAAATCCCCTTCCTAGGAATCTGCTTTGGAATGCAATTGGCTTCGATTGAATTTGCTCAAAATGTTTTAGGGCTTCCCAAAATGACATCAGAAGAATTTCATCCCACCATTGATACCAGCAATCAACTTATCAAAATTCTAGATCCAGCCATTCAAAAAATGGGCGGAACGATGAGATTGGGAAACAAAGAAATTTATTTGAAAAAGGATTCAATTGCCTGGAAAAGGTATGGATCGAGATCTGGAAGCATCCTAGAAAGACATCGTCATAGATATGATCTGGATCATCAGTTAGTTGATGAACATAAATTTAAAGAAAATGGCTTTCTAATTACTGGTCAAGATCAAAATAATATTCCAGAAGTGATTGAATTGGATCAAGATCTTCATCCATACTTTATTGCAGTTCAATATCATCCAGAATATACCTCAAAATTAATGGAATCTCATCCTCTCTTTCTGGGATTAATCGAAAGTCTTGATTTGAAAAATTGATTGTTCTCCGCAAATCTATCCCAATGCAACAACAACATGACATTAACCAATAATCCAATTTTGTTGAAAGGATCCGATTTCAAGGGAATCGCCTTGTACAGAATTACCAATACCAGTAATACCAATACCAGTAATACCAATACTAGTAATACCAATACCAGTAATACAAAAGAAAAAATAGGAAAAACTCTTCGTAAAAAGTTTGCTGGAGAGTTATATTTTACAATATTGGATCATCTACCTAATTATTATAAAAATGGGGGTTGGGTTCAACCAATCATTCTTCCAGATGATGCTATAGTATTTTCCGGTGGAGATAAATGGATAACAGATAAACTCGTTGTTGGAAAACGTCATTATCTAACTGGAAAGACTGATTATTTATTTGGGGAGGATAAGTCTCAAAAGATATTAGCATTAACTGATATTCCCGTTTTGATGAAAGGATCAGATTTCAAGGGAGTCACCTTTTATAAAATAACTAATAGTAGAGAAAATCATTATGGATTTCAATACAAAAAAGGATTAAATACTCTTCGTGATGAGTTTAGAGAAAAAGGGAGTTGTGGTGAAGGAGGATTATATTTTACAACATTGGAATATTTGCATCACTTTTATGACTATGGAGTTTGGATTCGAAAAATCACTTTACCAAATAATGCTAAAGTAATCAAGGATCCTGATGGAGGTAAATGGCGGGCTGATAAAGTCATTTTGGGAAAGCGGTATTATCTATTTTCAATGGAAACTATTAGAAAATTTGATCTTATGATGACTTGGCAATATGGCAAATACCTTCACGAACATCGTGGATTTTTTGGTCAATCCAAAGATACAGTGGTTAGTAAGAGAGGTCAATTAGAAGATGCTCGTGATGTGCTTCCTAAAATTGGGTTCTGCAAGACATATTTTGATAATATTGGGAGGGGTGTATATCCAGCAAGAAGAATTTCTAACATACATTAATTGTTTGTCAATAATGCCATATCTGGTCTTTCAGGAGCCCATAAATATTTCGGATCTTCTAGATTTTGAACATTAAATGGAGGGTTTCTGATGTCTAGATCACGGCAACCACCATCTTTAATGTTTCGGTTAACAGTTGTTTCTCCCATCCGACCAGTGTTGCCAATAATAAAAAAGTGTTTATACTTGTGAAGTTGTAACAGAATTTTATGGATATTGTGGTAAGACAAATGTTGCAGGACATCCTTGCATATCAATAAGTCAGCAGCCTTAAAATCTACTGCTTGATCCAAATCATTATAAATGAAATTTATATTTTTTCTTTTGTATTTTTTATTATTCGCATCAATGATAATGCTACTGGTATCATAACCATAATATTGTACATTATCTAGATTAACTAAGCTCATAATTTGCCAATCCCCACAACCAATATCAACAATGCTTTTAATATTATTTTTCTGGATAAAATCGTTTAAATATTCGATATATTTTTTATTTAACTCGGGACTTGATCCTGGTCCAGAACTACCACCTGAAATTTCTCCAGTTCCCCAAACCTTATTTTGATAAACCTCATTAAAAACATTATTTGAAAAATTTTCGTTAGATTGATATGAATGGACCCGATATGAATAGATAACAAAGACTATTATTAGAATCACTATTAATAATAATAAAAGACCAATCCTCTTTTGTATTTGATTCAGTTTTTTCATGTATATATTAAAAAACACAAAAGATAATTCTAAAAAATTGATTTTGAAATCGATCTAAAATTTAATCTAAAATTTAATTCATTTCATTTGTATGCCAAAGTATCTTAAAAACTTTTACCAAGATTCCAAAATGATTGAAGTACTTAAAACTAAAGATCTGGTAAAAGGATCACACTTCAAAGGCTATACTTTTTATAAAATTACAAATTATCTTGAAAACCACCACGGGTTTCAGTACCAAGATGGGTTAAACATCCTGAAAGAGAGGTTTGCTGTTTGTGGTAGTTGTGTCAGAGGTGGATTTTACTTTACAACTTTCGAAAATCTACATTATTTCTATGATTATGGGGTTTGGATTCGGGAGATTACCATACCAGATGATGCAATGGTCATTCAGGATCCAATTAAAGGAAAATGGAGAAGTGATAAAGTTATTTTAGGTCAGAGATATCCATTGTTTAATATTAAAACAATCAATGGATTTAATTTGATGATTAATCAAAATTATTTGTATAACTTAAAACTCCCTAAAACCCATGCCCAAATCAAAGATGTAGACTTCAAGGGTAGAGTTGCTTTATCTAACTGGTTACTCAAGATTGATTTCAGCTTGAATTTGGGATTTCTTAATCAGATTCATATCTGTGATTTTTTAGAGAGGACTGCTCAAGTTTGTAATTACTAAAACTAAAATTGATTTTAAAATGCTATTTTATTGAGAGATACAAAGAAAACACACACACAATGTCACTTGATTTGACTGTTGATCCTCTTGAACGATATGACCTTATGACAGGGTCGGATTTCAAAGGTTACACTTTTTATAAAATAACTAATTCCAAAGAAATTCATCGCAATTTCAAATACAAAAATGGATTGAATGTACTTGATAAAGGGTTTGATGTTTATGGAAGTTGTGCTCCAGGAGGATTATATTTCACAACTTTAGAACATCTCCATCATTATTACTATTACGGGATCTGGATTAGAAAAATTACTCTGCCGGATGATGCTCAAGTAGTTAAAGATTCCCATGGTAATAAATGGCGAGCAGATAAAATTATTCTTGGGGAACGTTATTATCTTTATTCTCTTGACACAATTACAAAATTTGATCTGATGATGACCCGTGGGTATGTTCGGGCTGTCACGGAGGTTGGGGGTGGAATCAGATCAGGCATTCCACCCATTGGCAATAAGAGACAAATCAAAAAATTATATGGTTTGTTTTGTAAACTTAGTATTTTGGGGGGGTACTATTTTAATAACAACCCAACAAAATTATCCACTTATGCTACTCAAAGAGGAATGACTCTTGAAAAAAAAAAGTTTGACTTAAACTTGAAACTTAAGTTAAAACTACTAAAACTAAAACTAAAACTAAAACCATTTTGGATAGTTGATAAAGTTGATAAAGTTGATAAAGTTGCTAAAGTTGCTAAAGTTACTAAAGTTACTAAAGTTGATAAAGCTACTACATCAAAAGTTTGAGTTAATATGTCTTGAATCCAACGATTCAAAGTCTTCTGGATCAAATTTACCAGGAGCCATCAAAGAAATATACCTGGTTTCTTCATTTAAAATTGGGTGAACCAAGTATTTTTCGAGAAGTTTTGTTCGCCTTGAGTAAGTATCAACTTTTAACTCATCTGAGTGCATTTCCAAGAGCCCTTCTCCAATTGAATTTGCTAAATCCCGTCTTCGAATTGAATATAAAATATCTTTGTCCGAATCGTAAATATTTTGATCAATATTGGTTTGGGTTAGAGTTTTTTTATTACCTATCTCAACTGTTCCCATGGATTGATCATCTGAATCATGAGATTGGTCTCGTTGAATCACCACTCCATCACTGTTCATGGTGACAATTCCGCTGATGGGTCCATTTCTGCGACGGCAGCACATTGTGATGTAACAAGGAGCGATCAAAGAAACTTTTTTTAAAAATTTAGATGCTGCATGATAATCAAATTGATTATCCAATAGATCTCGAACAGCATACCCAATTGGCCACCTCATACTCCAGCAGGCTTTAAAATTATCCCACATGCTATTCTGGTATGATCGTCTGTAATTAATCGCTATTGCATATGACTCTGGCCGAACAGCAGTTAAAATACCAACATAACCAACCCATGTGGTAGCCTGATAAATGACCCGACCTCCTTTCATTACATTTAAATTAATGGTCAATGGATCAAGTGAATCAAGAGCCCAATCCATGGTTCGAACCATAATTGGATTTTTTTTGGTGTTAATAATCGAGCTGGTGCAACAAGTTGATAACTCGTACATCAATTGCATTAGGATCACTCGGCTAACTGGAACACCCATTCCGGTCGCAATAGATTGTAGTTCGTCTAAATATTTGACTTTCCCAAGCATTCTAGAGATATTAACCAAGCCCAGAACCCCATACTTAGCACAAAATCCCAAAGTGCCTATTTCTAGATTGTTTAATTGATCATAAATGTGCAGCAGACTTGCTCGATATTTAACAATGATGTCTTTCCACCGATCAGAAGGATCTACATCTAGATCTAAAATTTCAATTGGAATATTTCTCAGTTGATTTTGATTTGACATGTACTATCGAATTATATTTTTTTTAAATGGATTTCAACTTTCAATTTTTCTAAACTGAATAGAAAAACTAGATATCAAAACTAGATAGCAAAACTAGATATCAAAATAATTCAATTGTGGTTTATTTTTTCGATAACAAAGATACACACCATATGCGATACATCCTAGAATCATTAAACCACTTGCCAAAGCTGTTCGAATCAGAAAATAATCATAAAAGCGATTATCATAACAGGTATTATCGGCATGAGTTGGATCATTTTCTAAGTAGACTATGGAAGCAACCACAACTCCTACAAAGGTTTCAATTATGATTATGGATATTGCAAACAGTCCCACGCAACTGTGATCATATTTAAATCTCATCAGATCCTCATTAACTCCATACATGCTGAGTCTTCGTTGGATATTACTATCTAAGTTGAGGGCAATGATAACTGGAGTACCTAATCCGAAAGATCCCAGGGTGAAGAAGTAAATTGACAAGTTAACGAAATAAACGTGGCAACCATCGAAATGTCCCGCAATTACAAAATCAACCATAGATAAAGCAATTGTCAGAAAGCAGATTATAATGACACTTTTTTCTAATCGTGTTGAATGATTAAAACTATATTCAGAGTGATTTTCACCAAACATAAAGATTTTTTAATTGTTCTGGTCCCAGGAAGGAAATTCAATTTTTAGACATCAATAAAATTGAAATTAAAATGGTTCTTAGAAAGAAAAGTATATTCGAAAAGCAACAATGTTGATCAATGTGCCGTGCCACCTATCGGAAGGAATTCGATCAAGATTAGTCCTAAAGGATGATCATCAAAAGTATACACTTGCTTATTACATCATGCTTGTATCATCTGACGGGTTTCCAGGTGTTGACCTATCTGGAATATCATCCACACAGCTAATTAAAAAAAAGTTTCGAAGAAATCTAAAACATAAGCTTCATCTCCTGTTATCACTGGTGATTGGAAATGATCCAGAAAAAAATAAAAATTTTGATCAAGCAGTTTTTACAGGAGTCGCTTGGGCCGGTGTTCTGAAAGGTAATGCATATCAAATTCCATCCAAGGACATAGTTGATAAATATCTCAAGAGGGCTCTTCGGGCCATTATATCTGAAGATGATATTGAAATGGTTGATTTCTATTTCCAAAAAATAAATCAGATTAGTCTTCAGAAAGAAAATTCAAAAAAAAAGGAATATCTTCAACTTTTTTCAAAAGTATTTTTAGATGTTTTATCAACGTCAAAGATGGTTGATCATTACAGCTCGGGGATAGATTATAAAATATTATATTTTCGACAAATTATGATTTATCTCTTTAATCATCTGACCATAGTTGATGAAGGGTCACCTGCACAGATCTGGATTGATGATAAATCGTATTATTCAAATACTTTGTCAAACATTGTTTCGACCAACGATTTACCAACCAAAATAGACACTATTCTGAAAATAAATGATTTGGAAATCTTATATCTCATTCGCGAAATGCATTTCCGACAAGGAAACATAGATTATTTTAATCATGTTCTTTTGAATTCGATTATTCGTCTACTTTTCAGTGACACTAGATCGGTGTTTCAGATTAAAACTAGCAAAGATTCTCCAACTAGACGAATCATGTCCATTATTTATAAGCATTTCCACGATTTAAATTCTAAAGTTGGACTAACACGGAATGAATTCGAATTTCATTGGAAAAATTACTTTGGTTCATGGTCAATTAGTGACTTTTGCACCAATGACAAGAAAAATAGCAATTGGCGCTTTGGAAACATCTCCAGACTTTTTAAACTCAAACCAGAAGAAAAAAAAGATATTTATCAAAAGCTATTGAAATTTCAACAGCTTTATGAAAAAATACGCCACGGTTATCAAGAAATCACGAGATCCAGAAATTTATCACATCGTTCCCACAAAGCTTATTACCAAAACATGAGTGACTACAGCTTTCCAACTGATATGATCAGAACAACATCTGAAAATCTGGAAGTAATTCTAGAACATTACAAAACTGATCTGAAAATTGATCAATCAAATAAAATCATAAATGGCGTAGAACTGGAATATAATCCATATTGAGAGATCAGAAACACTAGGATGCCACATAAAGGTTATACATTCGGTTGCGATGGACATTAATTTTTTTAAAACCACTTTTTTTTATTAGGGTAACCATGTCATCGACCTCAAAAAACTGGATATGTTCCGGATTATCATCTGGTTTAGATGGGACAGTGACAATTAAATATTGACTTGTTATCCGGGCTGCTTCTTGAAGCGCTAACAAAGGTTCTTCTAGGTGTTCTAGGACCTCACTAATGATTACTAAATCAACTGATTTGGATTTGAGACCTTCAATTGGTTTGGTAATGTCAGCTTGAATCATATTGAAATGGTTTGAATTTAGTTTTGATAACATTTCATAAACTTCAGAATCCAAATCAACTCCCACTATATCTGCTTCAGGAAATTTATCAATTAAAGGAAAAAGCAAAGCTCCTCTTTGAGAACCAAAATCAACAATGGATTCTAGATAAAGCCCTTTGATAATCCCAATAATTTCTTTGACTCGAGGTAAAGTTTGGAGATCAGTCCTCTTAAAAAGATGAATTTTAGATCCTTGATTCTCTTTCGAAGATTGAGAAACATATTCTTCATTTGAAAGAGAATCTTCTCTAGGAAAAGTCTTTTCTAGGTATTTCAATAATAAAGGAAAATAATAACGGTTGTTGAGAGATGACATCGTTGAAGGATTTCTACTTACTTTCTATCTTTTACTTTTCTACTCAACTGAGATCAATTTTCATCATTTTGTTGATCTTCAAGACGATTATAAATATAATCTTTCATAAAGCTAATTTTTTTAAGACTTGTTTCAAGATCATTTGATTTCATAAGAGTTCTCTTAGTTAATCCGTAATCTTTGCGATACTCATTTAAGTGAGAGATCAAAGGTTCCTCATTATCATACTCAAAGTCATTCTTGATTTTTGAAATATCTTCCAGTTTAACATGCTTGCCCCTAGCATAATTTTCAGCGAAGAATGAATTAAGTTCATCATTGTAACAGTGGTCAAAATTTGAGGCAGAGTTTTGAGGATTTCGTTGGTCATTTGAGTAATGTTCTATTTCATGAACCAGGGTTATAAAAAGTTCCTCTTGCGAGAGAACTGGGCATAAAAATATGCATGGAATCTCTCCAACATAAAATGCATCAGCAAATTCATTAAATTTATTAGCATCACATGAAGCCAATGGATTAATTAATGAATCTTTGTGTGAGATAGGAAGATCGCCAACATGTCTAAACAATTCTGGAGAAAGATAATCAAAAAATTTAATTTCAATCGGATTTCGGCTGATGAACCGGGATAATCTTTTAACATGTCTTGACTGGTGAGTTTTCATTCTGTTTAAACCATGAATCAGATTATTCTTGGCTTTTTTTAATATAATTCGGCGACTATACCTAGACATTCAACTCTAATTCAAGAGATATTCTTATTTCTTTTCACATATTCCAATCAATTTAATTTTCGCTGATCTGTTAGTAACTTAATCTTTTAAAATTGAATATTTGTGATCCTTCAAACTAAGATATCACAAAAACAATGGCCTGTAAGCAACAAAAGACTGTTGAAATTGAGGATCTAGGTATCTCTCATTTGTCAGTCACTAATATTTATCGTGATTGTGACCAAGCAACCACTGAAAAATTTGTCCAAGCACTTCTGAAGAAGATTGCTGATGGAACTATTTCAGACAAATCTTCCTGGACCAAGACCAAAACCGCTTTGACTAGGGAATTCCACATCAGCCCAGGGACAGTTCAACTAAATTATGCCTATTATTCGCTTCTTAATGCGGGGACCATCAAGAGCAATGCCACTTTCAGAAGTCTGGCCACTGCCAAGTCAGTTCGATCGGAGAGCGGTGTTATCGTAGTAACTGTCCTAACTTCTCCATTTCCCAACGGGCAGCCCTTTAGTTGTCGTTTTAACTGCTACTACTGCCCGGATTATCCCAACATGCCTCGCAGTTATGTTCCGGATGAGCCAGCTGTTAAGAGGGGGGAACGCAATGGATGGGATTCTATTGAGCAAACATGGGATCGTTTGAGTGCTCTTTTCTTGAATGGTCATCCCATTGACAAGCTAGAAATTCTAGTTCTTGGTGGGACTTGGGATTCGTATCCGGTCAGTTACCAAGATGAATTTGTGCGAGATCTTTATTATGCCGCCAATACTTTCTTTGAGGATAGGACGAATCGTCGCAAGCCGATTGATCTTGACACCGAGACCAATATTAATCAAACCGCTGTTGTGCGAGTTATTGGTTTGACCCTTGAGACTCGCCCGGATCAAATCAACTCTGAATCGATGATTCGTTATCGTCGATACAATTGCACTCGGGTTCAGCTTGGGATTCAAAGTCTCGATGATCGAATTCTCAAGAAGATCAACCGCGAATGCTATCGTGAAGAGTCTATTCGGGCAATTTGGAATCTCAAGAATAACGGTTTCAAGGTTGATATCCATATTATGCCTGATCTCCCTGGTTCCACTCCTGATGGTGATCGGGAGATGTTTGATGAGTTCTTGGAAAGTGATGATTTCCAGGCTGATCAGTGGAAGATTTACCCTTGCGAGACAACCCCACACACTGTGATCGAAAAGTGGATGGATTCTGGTAAGTATATTCACTACTCAGATGAGGATCTTCAAGACGTCATCATCGAGGTTAAGACCAAGGTTCATCCTTGGATTCGGCTCAACCGGGTCATCCGAGATATCCCAACCACTGAAATCCTAGATGGCAATCCTTATCCGAACCTTCGTCAAATGCTTCATCAGAAAATGGCCAAGCTGGGCCTGAAGTGCAATTGCATGCGTTGCCGGGAAGTTAAGTCCCAAAAGGCCGCCCTAGAGATCATTGATCAGGCTGAACTGGTGGTCCGGGAATACCAGTCTTCTGGAGGAACAGAGTACTTTATTAGCTTCGAGTCACCTGATCGCCAGTATCTATACGGGTTTTGCCGGCTACGGCTTTCCCCGCATGGTGGCTATTCACGAGATAAGCCATGTCCCAAGGATCGCAAGGGTGAACTTCGGCATGTTGAGGAGAAGACTGTTCTAGCCCAGCCAGTTCTGAAGAACACGGCCCTAATTCGTGAATTGCACGTTTATGGGAAAGTTACGCCAGTTAAATCCACCCGCCAAGATGGTACCCAACACTACGGTTTTGGCCGTCGATTGATGGCTAAGGCTGAGGAAATTGCGTTGAAACACGATTATCAGAGGATTGCCGTGATTTCAGGTGTTGGAGTCCGACAGTACTACAATAAGATTGGTTATCACCTTGAGGCTACTTACATGATTAAGACAGTTGATAAGTCAGCATTTGAAGATGCTATGTCAGTCATCAAGAATATTCTAGGATTCTGAGATAAGATTAAAAAAACCTAAACTAAAACTAAACTAAACTAAACTAAAACTTTTTTTTCTTCTGTACTTTAAGTAAATGTCTGAATCAGCAGAATCTGGACAAGAATCTGGACAAGAATCCGGGCAATTTGTCAGTTCAACTGATATTGCAATTTACTTGTTTTGGGCTGTCCTACCAATTCTTTTAACTATCGCGGGTGTAATTCTAGTTTATATCTATTATGTTCGACCAAATTCCGGAAAATTAAGTTTTCTAAACAAATGTTTATTGATTTGTTTACCAATTCTTCTATCTTTTATTTTCCAATACATTTATTATGCTCCTGGGCCAAGATTTAATTATTTCCTTTCGATCCTTTATGATGAAACACCAATCAAAACTGGATTTGCTCATACAAGAGATAAAGAATGGCCCTTTCTAGGATCCGCTTCTATCACGATTAAGGGAACAAACTACATTTTTCTTGGTGGTGGTGGAAAACAAAAGGATTCCTTGATTTATTATAATTTGAAACAACAAAAGTTCATTGATGTAATTGATAAAACCAATTTGAGCAGTCTCAGTCCAACCTTTTCCGCCGTATCTTTTGATATGGATAAAGATGGTAAAAATGATCTTGTGATTGGTCGCCAGGATGGAGTTTATCTCTATAAGAATTTAGGTAATCTCCAATTTAAAAAGACTAAATTAGCTGAACAAAAGGATCGTGTCCCTTTGGCTGTCTCAATCTCCGATTATAATCGCGATGGTAATCCGGATATTTATATCAGTAACTTTATTCCTAACTCAAAATACAAAGGAACTGTCTTTAATACTCCCAGCCATAACAGAAGTAATGTTTTGCTAGAGGGTGATGGTAAAGGTTGGAAAGATGTCACAATTAAGAGTAAATCAGGTGGAGCATCAAATACATTTACATCGGCTTGGGTTGATTTAAATCAGGATTCATATCCCGATCTAGTCTTGTCGCATGACAGTAGTGAAGTTGAGATTTTGGAAAATGTTCAAGGAAAATATTTTCAATCTAGAAAAGTTCAAGGAAAAGGTAATTGGATGGGATTAGGAATAGGTGATTTCGATCAAGACCTAGATCAGGATCTTTTTTTAACTAATGTGGGCGATGATATCTCAAAGGACAAATTAAGTCTCGGTGATATCAAAGAAGGACAAAATCAACTCTTCTCACATATCTTCCTCAGAAATGATGGAAACTTTAAATTTGTTGATGTGATTGATAAGAAGGGTGAGAAAGGTGGTCAGAGCAGTGGAGTAAGTGGATCTGGATTTGGTTGGGGAGCTATGTTTGGGGACCTTGACCTGGACGGCAAGGTTGATTTACTATTCTCTGAAAATTTCCTTTTGGATCCGAGAGATTGGATTTATCCTGGAGCATCCCAACATTACCAAAATAAAGGGAATGGGAAGTTTGAAAGAAAATTTCAATATCGTAATCATAATTTTGGTCAAACACCTCTTCTAGTTGACATCAATCAAGACAATAAGAAGGATGTGATTTGGGTTAACCAGTATGGTGACTCAATTGCGTACTTGAATAATTCTAAAAATTCCTACTTAAATGTTAAATTACCTGAAACAGTTGATTATGTTAATGCTAAAGTTACTTTGTATACCAACCAAGGAGCACAAAGGAAAGAAGTTATTCAGGGTGGTGAGGGATTTGGTAGTAATTCTTCAAATGTAGTTCAATTTGGATTGGGAAAAGATTCTAAATTGAAGCTAGAGAAGGTTGAAGTTGAAACATTAAAGGGAGAAAAATATCAAGTTATCAATCCAAAAGCCAATTCAACTTTGACTTTGAAAGAATTGAAGAAAACTAGAAAATAAAATTGATTGAGAAAAATCACGATTGAGTTAATCATATATGCCTAACATTATAAAAATTCACCTTGCGGTCAGATACAAGGATAAAGATTACTTGATTTACGATGGTTGCAACAAGCATTTAGTTAACAATCCAGGTGATCTGCATGATGATAATGCTGAAGAATGGTTTGAAAAAATTAAAACATTTATGACAGATTCAAATAATTGGGATACCATCTCAACTTTTATGGGGCGTTTAGTTGACACTTATGGTCTTTGCCATGATCGTAATAAATTCCAGGACGAAACAAGATACTTTCATATTAATGCTGAAGATACTGAAGATACTGAAGATGCTTCAGAGGATCAGATTCTCTGTTCTAGGTATGATCTTGAAGGAACGATTCATTACGACCAGAAACTATTGCCTTTGAAAATTACCAATATTCTAGAAACAGACAAAATTAACTATCCTATTCAAATTGAATTCTAGGTAACTGAGATCTAGGTCAGATTCAAATGTAATCACACTTTCTCACTATCCAGTGATTATTTTCTTTAATCATTTGATATGGTTTGGCGCATCCATAAACCAATTCATTTTTTCTATATTTCTTACAAGCTTTTTTAGGAGTATGTGGGTTGATTTGTTGACCATTGGATTTCAGGACAGCATGTCTAAAAATACCACAATTTATTTCATTTTCTTTAACTTGAATTAACAGTTCACAGTGGGGACAGCGAACTATATAAAATCCATCAGAATAAGTAATCTGAATCATCTTTAAAATGTTTAAGAGAAATTTAAGCAGAAATTTATGACACCTAGAAAGGTCTCTTTTGAAATGTTTCATGGTCTCAATAATTTTTTAGAACCCTTTTCTAGGTACTGATCAAAATCTCATTTTTAAACTAATCACCGACAAGAAAAATAAAGTGAACCCTGATCCAAAAAGAAGACGTCCCAGTAGATCCATTTTAAATTGTTCTTTTCTATTACGATTTTGACCTATTAAGTAGCCCCCTGACAAAATAAGAGCTGGACCTAGAAGAACCATCTTATCATTTGTTTGGGTGTAAAGAATTTGACTTAGTAAGGCAAAAGCTAGGAGATGAAAGTAACTTAGAGTTTTATATTTTTTTCTATCCTTGAAGCTGTGGCGACTGAAGAAACTGATCGCTAGCGAGGATCCAGCTAGAATAGTCAAGGAAGGATTCAAGGGATAAAAGACACTCAATAAACAAGGCCAAACCAAAAGAATTAGAGCATATCTCCATTCAACACTGAGTTGATATTGCTGTCGTCTTCTGGCAACTTGATTTTGGTTAAGATTAAGATGTGTAGGATAAGAAGGTTCCCAATAAGATAAGTTAAGAGATGGGAAAAGTTCTGAACCAATTGCTAGACCAGCTAGAAAAGGTGGTAAATCTGGAATATCCATTTATAATTTGTTTCTTTACAATTTACTTCTTTACTTTTAGGAGGGAAGAAAAATTATAAATAAAATTGAATATTTTTAAATTTATAAAACTCAGATCTAGTATGTTACTATTTAAACTAGGAGTACCCTTGAGGCAAACTCTTTCGAGAGCCACTCCAGTGGTTAGATATTACGGTCAATTTGCCAAGGAATTACCAAAAAATATCTTACCCAAAACTTCTCGGCACTATTCAAGTCAGCAAAGGCTAGATAACCTAGATAGAAATATTGAAGTTTTTAAAAAACTTGAAATGATTGAAAAACTTAAAGTGAGTGGTAAGTATTACTATAAGAATTACGTGCCATTTGGGGTTAAAGCTGGAAGCGGTTTAGGTTTATTTTGTTCGTTCGGTCTCATTGGTGATGATTTGAACAATGAAAATCGCAACTGGAAGGACAAAATATCCTTGATTTCCTTTCCGATTATGGGAATTGTTGCTGGAGGATTTCTAGGAGCGACTGCTCCAATATGGATTCTCTGTCCCCCAGTTGGACCTGTTTTTGGATATGCAACAATTAAAATAGTTGTCCTTATAGCTGGAATATTTGCCTTTGTTCTGGACAGTTTTGAAGAATAAAAGATTTATTTGATTCTTAATTTAAAACTTAAGATTTACTTTTTTTTTTACTTTTAAAATACAACTTTTAAATGAATGATAATGAAGTTAGATGTTGCATATGCGATAGAACTATGTGCATCAATGATGCCATTCAGTGTCATAACTTAGGAAAAGTTACATATGAATGCAATGACACTGAATTCTGTCATCTCAGGGCCGGAATAACCCGCAATTCACTTATTTTAACACCTGAACCCGAACTTAGGGCCGAACTCAAACCTAAACCTAAGGCTGAAGTTAAAGTTAAAAAGAAGAAAAAGAAAAGAGATTGGTTATTCCCATCTTTTTTAAGATAAATTAAATAAAAAATAATTTAGTTTAGTTTTAGTTTAGTTTTTATAATTTAAAATCATCCTTCTGGAATTATGATTCCAAGATCAGATCAAACTGATAGCCTTCACCATCCCAGTGGCCCAAAGTCTCTTGACCTTCTTCAACTCCAACTAAATGAAGATTAGATCGTAGTCGACTTTTAATTCCTTCTAGTTCTTCAGTGATCAAATCTTTGATATCTTCCTTTTCTAGGTGTAAGTAAACATCCACTTTCTGGTAAGTTTTCAGTTTAGAATCTTTTTTGGCTTTTTGAATTTGCTTCAAAATCAATTCCATTTCGTTCTCCACGGCAGTAGTCAGAACCTCTTTGGACAGAATAACCAACAAGCCATTGTCAGTGTAGTTGACTAGATCATCTTGATCTTTTGAATCACCAACTGGTTTAATTCTCCAAACTTCGACTGGAATCTCAAATTGACCATCATTGGCATTAACACCAACATTGACTTGAACTGATTGATGCCCAACAAAATCTGCTACTTTGAGTTTTTTCAATTCAGTCAAGACGGCTTTAGCATCTTTCTTAGCAATTCGACCAATTAGGCCAGGATTAAATTCAACCTTCAAATCACTTTCAGAGGCTTCCATCAATTGATATTCAATCTGATCAACTTTAATTACACTTCGCAATTCTTTTTCCAAAACTTGAACATCATCTAGAAAACCTTGATCAAGATGTTTCAAGACCAATGACTTTGACTTGTGGCGTGGGCTAATGCATGCTCCATCCTTAAGGGATCTAACAGCCATAACAACCTCAACCATTCTAGAAACCCGCTGGTTAGTTAGAGCATTGTATTCCAGGGGATGATTCGAAAGCAGTTCCATATGAACACTTTCTTGGTCATCTGATCCAGAAGCCAGTTCCGTCAAACCCAAATAGATATGTTCACTCATAAAGGGTGTGATTGGTGAAATCAGAACGCAAAAGATTTTCAAGAGTCGATGAAAAGTACTCAAAGACTCTCGCTGAGCAGCCTCCCCATGTTGACCCTTCATGATTGGCTTAGCCAGATTCAAATACCATCTCGAAAAGAGTTCTTCAAAACGAATCAGGTCTGGAACAGCCAGGTAAAGGAGATAATCAGAATAATGTTTGGTAACTGCCTGAGCAACCTTGCTCAATTCTCCTAGAATCCATTGATCATAAATCTGAGTGGAGTCAACCAATTGAAATCCGTCTGATCCCGATTTGAGATTCAGAAGTTTGACCTCCTGTTCCAGGAATTGAAAGCAGTTATACCACTGAACCAGAAACCGCCCTTTTTGTTCAATCCCGGCTTTCTTGAACTTCAGGGCCTCACTCTTAACAACTGGGGAATCCAGTAGATAAAGGCGAAGACTATCTGCTCCATATTGATCCAGAACTTCTGTTGGATCAGGGTAATTTTTGTGTCGTTTAGACATCTTAATCCATTTTCCTTTGATATTTGGGGATTCAGCCAAGACCAGACCATTGACGATGACATTTTTGTAGGATGACTGGTTGAAGAGGATTGTTGAGATGGCTAGCATAGTATAGAACCATCCTCGAGTTTGATCCAGGCCTTCACCAATAAAATCTGCGGGGAATGTTTCCATAAAATTACTGAGTCCTTCAGGATCATTTCCACTTAGGATCTGATACATTTCATCTTTACGAAGTCCCTTTTCAACGGCGTATTTACCATAGGGCATTGCTCCGGATTCGAACCAGCAATCAAAGACATCATCAATTCGTTTGAGTTGTTGACCATTGCCTTTTTGGGAGTAAATTTTGAGATGATCAATTTGTTCTCGGTGAAGGTCCTTGATAGACCCTGGTTTTAGCCCAGCCAATTGCTCTAGTTCAGCTACTGATCCAACACAAACAACTTCCTCAAAATCCTCTGAAACCCAGAGAGGAACTGGAGTGCCCCAGAATCGACCACGGCCAAAGGACCAATCGCGAGGTTCTTTAAGCCACTGATGGAACCGATTCTCTCCAACTGCTGATGGAACCCAATAAATTCCCTGGTTCAAGTCCAACATTTTGTCGTTGACTTTGTGGATATTAATGAACCAAGATGGAATTGATTTCTGGATCAAAGGGGTATCAGTTCGATAACAGAATGGATAAGAGTGGGTGATAGTTTTAGAGGACCACAGCAATCCTCGTTCTCGCAGATCCCTAATGATATCCTTGTCAACAGCTTTAACATATTTTCCATTGAATCGTTCATCTGGGACTTCCAAAGCACCTTGATCATCAATCGGAGAAACAATTGTTTCCGGTCGGTGAGGATCAATGATTTGTTCCTTCAAACAAACCCGATAATCATCATCACCTAGGCCAGGAGCAATGTGAACAATTCCGGTTCCTGTTTCTGTCTTGACATAGGAATCCTCCAAAATAGTAAATGCTTTCTGAGAAGGATGGTTAAGGAAGAAATCATAGGGAGGATGGTATTTCTTACCCAGAAGTTCAGAAAGATGGATTTCACGCTTAATAAGATAAGTGTGATTCTTCTGTTTCCATTGCTCTAGGGCAGATTCAGCAATTGCGATGTGTTCTAGAGTTTCTGAGGTTTCTTGATCTTGAACTTCAACTAGAACATATTTAATTTTGGAGTTAACACACAAAGCCAGGTTGGCAGTTAGGGAATATGGAGTGGTGGTCCAAACCAGAAGGTTGATTGTGTGGCCATCCAGGAGATCACACAGAATATATTTGAGGACGATTGACGGATCATTAACGTCTTGGTAATTTGATTTGGCCTCAAAATGTGAAAGACATGATCCACAACCGGTTGAAAAGGGCATTGGAACTAAACTACGATAGATTAGACCTTTTTCAAAGATGACCTTGAAGACTGACCAAACAGTATTCATGAATTCAAAATCCATTGTTTTGTAACCGTTTTTGAAGTCAACCCATCGACCAACTCTAGGGATGATAGTTTCCCAGTCTTCGGTTGATTCAAGTACCTTTTCACGGCAAACTTGATTAAAGTTTTGGATTCCTTTTTCAATAATTTCTTGTTTGCTTTTAGTTCCCAGGAATTTTTCTGCCAATTGTTCGGCTGGCAATCCATGGGTATCCCATCCATTAATACGAGGAACATGTTTTCCGTTAACAGTTTGAAATCGGCAAATAACATCCTTGATGGTTGCAGCTAGAAAGTGGCCATAGTGGGGGCTTCCGGTTGCGAATGGTGGTCCATCATAAAAATTAAAGGGGCGCTGGCCCTCACATCGCTTTTTTGAGGTGGCTAAAGTTTTCTGAAAAGTGTCCTCTTCTTCCCAGGTTTTTAAAACTTTGGCTTCGATATCTGGCAATTTGATTGACATTGTCTGAGAATAAAAAATAATTTAGGCTTAAATCAATTTTTCCTTTGAATTTCCCATCAAAGAGTCTTCCTTTTCTCATTGATGATGATGATAACATGGATGGCAAAAATCGTCAAGAAAGTGATCACTCCATACTCAAAAAGATCTGGAATCAAATGCCTTCGCGACCAAACAATCGATCCTGGGCCAAACCAGAGTTCAGCAGCGATCTGAACTACCAGCCCAGTCTGCCACGAATAACGAAATTTGGTGTATTGCGAAATCTGATTGGCTGATCGTTTCAGTTTAATATTGTAAGAAACCATCGGAATCAAATAAATGATGCTTGACACAATCACAAAAGCTAGAAAAGTAGGATAAGTCATGTGCATAGACCAACTTGAGCAAAATACAGTGGCCACCAGAATCGCACCAAAAGATACACACATGCTGACCAGCAAAATATTTCCTCGGTATTGCAGTTCAGCATGCGCTTTGTTCCTTTTGTCATCTACTGAAAAGTTGAAATTCGAATTCGATGGAAAACATCCACCCAATTCAACCGAATCATGTGGTTGACGGTTATGTGGTTGGTTAGTAATATGAGAAGACTGGGAATAACCCAATCCTTTTTCAGAATCAATTTCTTGCATCATATCAACTTGCTATGAGTGGTTTCTCTGAGTTAAAAAAATCAATTTTTAACTTTTGAAAGACATTCAAAAGAGAAGAAAAGTGATTTTAAGAAAATTGATTTGTCTGGCTTTTTAGTTTTATGGTCAAACAACGATTAGTTAAACAGATTAGCTCGAAATGAAAACTAAAACTGTTCTTTACACCATTTGTATAATTGGATTTATCTATTTACTGCCTGTTCTTTTGGATGGGTTGATTGCTGTTTCTCATCGGCGATGGGAACGCCAAGAGCTTTATGAACGAGCCTTCAACAGATCATTAGCCACCAACAAATCTCTTTTGGTGATTGGTGACCCCGATACAGGTTTTATTAATTATTGGCTTGGAAGAGATTATGAATGTGGGGACATATGTCTTGATCTGACTGGGTGTCCTCAATGCAATAATTCTCTGAAAGGTAATTTAGAGGTTCTATTACCGAGCTTTGAAACTGGAAAATATGTGGTTTTCATTAGTTGCACCTTGGAATATCTTCAAAATATGGCGAATATTCCACATTTGTGGCGCATTTCTTATGGGGATATTTACATTGTCGCAATTGAATATTGGGCTCCTTTAAATTGGTATTTACCTGGATCTTACCGAATTATTTGGGATTATCCACCATATCAACAAAACATTACTTGGATTGAATTGCCAGAGTGGGTTTCTTACCTTCACACAGCCTACATGTGGACTGGAGATTCCAGTATCATGGCTGGGGAATATAATTCAATTGATAGGACTAATTTAGAAAAAAAACAAATTCTTAATGAACTTTAAGTGAATCCTAAGTGATTAAAAACTTTTAGAATAGAATTTTTTTGTAGCATCATTAATTAGAAAATTTCTAAGTGATTCAGCATAAATATTTAGTTCATTTTCAACATATTTTTTAGTTTTAAAAGTAGCCACCTGGTTAGAAGATGGCATATCAATTAATCCATGTCTTGAGAGCCATAGATCTCCTGAATGCAAACAATCAAATCCAAAATCGGTTGTCAATCCACCATGAGGATTATAAATTTTATCATCTGAATCCAGATCGTCTAGATCACTCAAAAGCTTTCTTTCAGTCTGATTTAAATTTGATTGATTTACTAGTATTTGCCCAGTGTAATAACCATCTCTAAAAATTATCTGGCAACAAAAACCAGATTTCCAAAAAGATGATTTCAAAATAACTGCATCAGGCTGCTTAAACTTACCATCCAAATAATTACACATTAATTGATCTGGATCGTTTTCTTCTTCAAAAACGTCTAACAATACATTCCGAATTGTTTCCGTTTTTACCGATTCTCTATTGTCACGGTATTGTATATTTTGGTCCAAAGTTCCTGATAACGGAATACTAAACATGCGTCAAGATTGAGATATAACTCGGTCGAGATGTGGGAATCAATTTTATAAGGAAACGTTTTATAAGGAAACGTTTTATAAGGAAACGTTTTATAAGGAAACAAAATTGATTTAGAGCTTCAACAAGATCATCATAACCAAATGTCTGAAGATTTGAAAAAAGTTCGTTTTGATTTGCCAGAACTAGAAGATGGGTCTGATACTGATTATGAAGATGAAGATCCTCAAAAAACCTTTCGAAAATTAATCAAAGGAAAAAATATCAAGGTTGAAGAATATGGCGATGATTATCAATCCAGCGCTGAATTAAGACGAAATGCTGAAATGGCCTTTAACTATGGGCAGGAATTAGTCAGTCAAAGAGATTTAGAAAGCCGTCAGCCTTCCAAAGATCCTCTTGAAATAGAAAAAAAGAATGATTTGAAAAACCTGATGGGAAATGAGTATGATATGAACATGGAACCTTGTCCCAAATGTTCTGAAATTATGGTTCTCCAGTATAATCATTGTCAAGTTTGCTCTAGAGAAACCGTTGATGTTAGGTGCCCAGTTTGCGTCCCAGACCTTTTTGACTTATGTTCAGTAAAATGCCAAAAGATTTTTGAAGGACACATGCATGTGGCTAATATAACCAACAAAGAAGGAAAAACATTTATTGTGATCGAAGATGATGATAACCTAGCTCTTCGAGTTGTTGATCACAAACTCTTTTATGCGCAACTGAACCAAAAAGATCTAAAAATGATTAATCAACCCTGTCCAAATTGTCTCAAGGAGGATCAAGTAAATCAAACTGATCCTGAAAACAAACCAGAACATGAAGAAGATGAAATGGATGAAGAAACTATTCAAAAAGTAGGAGTTGCTCCAATGAAATGTGAATATTGCCTAGAAAATTATAGCTATTTAGTGGCTTGCTTAAAATGTTTTCAAGAATCTGGACTAAAATACATTTGTGATGCCTGTGAAGGTTAGTTTCAGGAAGTTAGTTTCAGAAACTCAGATTCAAGAACTCTTTGATGAATTTTATTTTTTATTTTTTATTTTAGGTTTTTTATTTTAGGTAAAAATTGATATTATTTTAGAAATTCAACCCAGATCCAACGTTACCAACCATGATGGAACAAAAAAAAAGATTGATCAAACTATTTTTAATTCTTGAAAAACCAACCAACATTCAACTAAAACCAGATGGATTTCCAGATATGAGAATGAAAGAAAACCAACTATGGTACAAAAACCAAGTTAAAATCAGAGAAAACTATCTACGAATTTTAAAAGAATTTAAAGAAAAATATCAATCAAATCAACAACATACCACTCAACATGCCACTCAATATACTACCTTACTAACTAATTTTGTGAGATTGAGAACGGCTGAGGCTCCCATTAAATCAACTGATCATGCTGGTGTTATCTATATCTATTGCGATCAAGATAAACATCTCAACGAAGTAAAAATAGGACGATCATGCAAAAAAAATGCGACGAATCGTCTCCATGAACAAATTAAGAAGTTTTCAAAACCAATTTATAAAATGTTTGAGACACCATTCAACATGTTTGTTGAATCGTTCATTCACCAAGAACTCAAACATTTACGATTAAAATCAATTAAGTCAGATCCAGCTGGTAAAACAGAATGGTTCAATTGTGATTTTGAACAAATTTGCGATATTGTCGAAGAAATTTGCAAAATATCTCGTATTTTGGATGGACCATGGGATATTTTTGTTCACAAAAACAAAGATAATCTAGATCTATTATGTCAAAATCTATATTATTCAGATTTTGATGATCGCAAGTTGAATATGTCTACATCAGACCATCGTACTGCAAAAGCCAAATTGGAAGCAATCCACCGAAACAGCCTCCAGATGTATGATCATATCAAAACGATTTTAGAATCTAAAAGAGTTAAAAATCGCTCAAAACGAAATGTTCGACCAAGTTCTTTGCCAATCCTTCCAGACAAAATCATCCCAACAGAGAACAATCATAATCGTTGTCAAAGAACTACTAAGAAAGGATCACAATGCAAACGAAATGGTCAAGCTGTTATGAACAATGGTGGCTACTGTTGGCAGCATATTTAATCCTTATCATCCTTGATTCTTAACTTTCATCACTCATTTTCAGAATAGCATCCAATTGATCCATAAGTTTAGCTCTTGCAGCAACCATTACATCACTTTCTATTATTTTTTGTGCTCTTTTAGATTCTTCAGAATCTTTTGAATATTCTTTGATAATCAGCTTGATTTTTCCTTCCGCTTCAAGAGTCTTCCATTCGGATGGTATTTTTTCCATCAGATCTTTTAGAGAAATCGTTGGATCATAGATAATTTTGAAAATGATAGTTGAGTTAACAACTTCATAAGTAATTATTAAACCATCATCAAATTGATCGTCGAGCCAGATGTCATATCGATCATAAATTTCAAGTGGGTGTGCTTCCATTAAGTTTTTCTTTTAAGTTTGGTACTTAGTTTCAATTTTAAGTTAAAAATTTAGGTAAAAATTGAAACTTTTTAAACAGAAACCATCCGAGAAAATCAGGTAAAACCAACGAAAAAAATCAAGAAAAAAGATATTCGCCTTAAGTAATGACTGACCGAGCACACCATTTATTACACCATGACCCGCATGATACCCTATCATATGTTAGGTCATGCCCTCACTGTAGATTAGAAAGAAGATTGCTATATGGAAATGGAAGTCGGAATGGAGAAAGAAATCTGAATCCAGATGCCAGACGAATTGTTGAATCATTACCCCAAAGATTACCAGCTAGATTTAGACGATTGGTTAATCGCCGAGTTCAAAATCAAACTAGACGATCACGAGAAACTTATTTAGAATATAATCAAGATGGTCAAATTGATGGTTTTCAGGTGATTGAACCTATTACCCGAAACAGATACATCGTTGAACATTATATTCTAACTAATGGACCTGGTAATCATTGGTATTTAGATGGATTATTAATCACCACTGGTGAAGAACTGAATGGTGATCATCCTCCTGTTCATGAAGCTTTTAGTGATGTTATAGTTTACACATCTGTTTATCATTTAAATAAAAATACTAATTTAAAAAGACTGGGTAGTCCAGTTGAGTTAAATCACCATGATTGTGTTATTTGCCTCGAATCTCTGGAGAAAGATCAAATTTTAAGGGAAATTAAGGGATGTAACCATCACTATCATCAGAAATGTCTTGATGTGTGGGCTGAAACTAATCACCGGTGCCCACTATGCAATTTTGATTTTGCTGAGTAAGAAAATTCAAACTGTCATCCCAAGCATTATAAATAATTGAGGCCCGAGGAGCTAACATCAAAGCCTTTGATTCTTCATCTGTCCCAGTGGTCATCAACCAATAAAAGTCTCCAGATTCTTTCAACTGATAAATATCCATCAAACTAAGTTCGATTTTTAGTTTTTTAATCGAAATTTGATAAAGCCCCTGAAGTCTTTCTGAGAGTTGATCCAGATTAGTGACTGTATCCAACCGCAGATCAGTTTGAAGGAAATTAAAATCATTTCTAAAATACCATGGGGGAATTCCAATCGAAATCCCATGGAACAATTCGTTCGCCACATGCTCCTCGATCACATCAGTCTCCAAGTGAGTAAAGTATTTAAGGACATTGGAGGCTTGTCGGTCAAAATATGCTTTGGGGTTATTAGATAGTAATTCATCAAGCTGTTTTTCTAAATCCATATCTTTTTCTAATAAAAAGTCAATAAAAAATTTCTAATCAATTTTATTGAATTTTTAGATCTTTAAAAATCCTAATATGGATCTAAACTAAACTACATGATGCTACAGTTGCCTGGTGCTCCAGCTCCACACGTGAAATACGACTTATCTCCTCCTGCTTTGACATAAAGATCTACTAATCCCTTGAAATAATCTTCCAACAGAGGATTTTTCTCTTGACTCTTGTAAATTTTTAAATTAACCAATGGCTGAATCTCATAAACTAAATCATGCATACTCAAGGCTTCCGCATCTTCAAGATATTTTTTAACACTTTCTTCAGACAGTTTGGCCCTCATTAAATTCAGAATTGCTTCAGAATCAGGCTCAAAATTCTTGGTCAAATACTTATCAGCAATTTTCTGGTAAGTTGATTCAGAATTAAAGTAATCATCCAAGAATTCTGGATCAAGAAATTTAACACTATCCTTGTTGAGATCAATTAATTGGTCTCTAAAATCTTTTCCCCAATAACCTTTCAAAATCATAGTATCCATAAAAATATCAACGTAATCGCTCAGGGGCTTATCATATGTTTTAGCGATGAAATTTGTTTTTTCCTTGTTTCCATCATTCCGTTCAACTAAAATTTCTGATATGCCGCCGAAAATAGTCAATTGACATAATTCTTTTAGGAATTCTTGGTCAGATTTTTTTTCCAATTTAAGTGCAATTTTTTCTTGAGGAGATATTTCTTCTTCCTCGATGTTTTCAAAATTACTCATTTATCAAATTGTAGAGTTTTAATAAAGCTTCATCAAATCAATTTTTTTACTTAAAACTTTTCCAGATTAAATAGATTAAAATAGATTAAATTAAACTTTTCAATGTCTTCGCATCGAGTTGCCTTCATTGATTTCGATTCAACCCTTTTAAAGGGTGAAACATTTGAACTTCTAGCTCAAGAGTTCAAGCCTGATTTACTCCAGGAAACCAGAAGCACTAATCAAAAATCAGTTGAAGGAAAAATGCCATTTTTTGATTGTATTATTGAGCGAGCCAAGCACTTCAAAGGATTACACATTAGTGACTTTCGACGAGTTTTTCAGCGAATGGAATACACTGCTGGGGCCAAAGATTTAATTAGCTATCTCAAAAGTAAAAATATTAAGGTTGTTTGTTTGAGTGGAGGATTTGAGAGTGTGATTCATCATGCGCAAAAATCCCTTGGTTTTGATCATTACTGGGCTAATCAATTTCAAACTGATCAGGATGGCTATTTGACTGGCCAGGTTAGTGGTTCGATGATGAACGAAAACAGCAAAGGAGTTATGGTTAAACGTCTTCAGGAACTCTTTGGCTTTAAACCGACTCAAACAATTGTTATCGGGGATGGTGCCAATGATGCCAGTATGTTTAATTTTAATTATGCTGATTATAGAGTGGCCTTTTGCGCTGTTCCAATTTTGAAAGAAAAAGCAAATATCATTATTGATCAACCAGATTTAAGGTTGGTTATCCCCCACTTGGAATCTTTGGGGTAGGGGCCTCTTGGTTAGATCTACCTAAGTAAAAAAAATTGATTTTCACCTCAAGTTAAATGGAAAATCATTCTTTCATGACTGATTACACTAAAATTCATCCCGTTGGGGAACCCCTAAGTTACAATTCGTTTCGGGAAAATAATGACATTAATGAAGAAGATGGTGGTACTGACCATAATACTTTTACTTCAATGACTATTCTTAATGCTAAAGATCCTGATACCGAAGAACAACAAGGAATTATTAGTAAAGTAATTTTTAATGATCATATTGTTCATGAGGATCGATTTTTAATGGTCCCGAGTACTGAAATGAATGTGATGCAAGTCCAATCAATGTACCCGCCACCTGATCATGTTTTTACAAGTTATATGATTATCCCATCTGGTAAAACAATCAATGATGCCTTTACCAAATTAATCAAAAATACTCTTTATCGTATCACTCGGAAGGGTCGGGTTCTATTAATGGATCATAATGTTTCTGATGAAGCGATTCCTTATGGCAACCAAGATATCCGAGAGTTTGATGACATTTTAGTTTTAGGAACTCTAGTTGAAAAAATGGATTGGTCAGAATTTGAATTTGTTCATTTATCAAAAGAAGAATTCTCCAAATGGAATCAATTCTACCAAGATCAAAAAAACAACCTGGGAGAGGATTTAGATCAACATCAAGGTTTTTTAAAGAAAATTTATGATTATTCCCATGGTCTTGACTGCGGGAATGATTTGATTTATTCATTTGAATTTTTGGAAGATGTCGTGATAAGTTTCTTTGCTAACGGGCGGCGGCTGAGAAAGTTAAATTTAAAATTAAAAGTTGATCACCCAGAATCTCTTCAAAATGTTCTCAAACTCAACACGACTTTAAAAACTCTAACTTTCGACATTAAGCTAGAAAAGTTAGGAAATGATTCTTACTGCTATACTTGTCCAAAACCAATCGAACTAGACAATGAGATTAATGAAATGTCTGGACTAATGAAAAAAATTATGGATTCTTTCCAAGATCCTGAATTTGGAGCGGAAGAAGAAGGTGAACCAGAAAGCGAAGACGACCTGGAAGAGGAACTAGAGGATTCTGAAGAAGAAAACAACTAACCAGAAAGAATTATGGATGTTGTTTGATGTGGATTGTTATGAACTTCCAGGTCCAAAATAGAATTATATTGGTCAGTTGTAGCAATTCCTCCTGCTTTTTCAAAAATGAAAGCAAATGGAAAAGCTTCATAAAAACATCTAATCTTTCCTTCGGGATGTGATCGTGTACGTGGATATAAAAAGTGACCACCTTTGACTAGGGTTCGATGGGCATCAGCAACCATGCTGCCCACATATCGAAGGGTGTATCCCTCATTCATCCACTGACTAACTTTGTTTCGGATATCATTACTAATCCATTGATGGTAATAAGCCTGATTAGCTGAATATAATTTTTGGTTCTTTGGTATTTTCCAATTTTTTTTTGTTTCAATTGCCACAGCACCTTGGATCAATGGCAAATGAAAGAAGTCAATTCCGTCCATCTCTCTAGTGGTGTAGACAAATTCAGTTATTGCACCATATATGCAATAGCCAGCAGCAATAATTTGCTTTGGATTATCGATCTTTCCTTCAGTATTGAGGAGATAAATCCCGAAAATAGTTCCGGTGGTAATATTCAGTTCAATGTTTGAAGAACCATCAATCGGATCAAAAGCAACTAGATATGATCCATTTCCTTCCATTTGATAAATTTGTTCATGTTCTTCAGAAATAATTCCACCAACATTAGGATTGTTTTCTAATTGGTGAAGCAAAATTTGATGAGCTAGAGCATCCAGTTTCTTGATATGATCACCAGAATGGTTATCAATTCCGATTAATTGTCCTAATTCAACAGGATCACATTCATTCATAATTCGAGCAATTTTAATACACGAATGTTGGATTTCTCCAATCAATTGATCGAGCGAATTCATTCGATACTTCAAGTTGGTTATCTCAAGTTGGTTATCTTTAACTTTAAGTAATTTAAATAAAAAAAATTAATTGTTAACTTCTAATCAAATTAAAATATTAAATCAAGTACTAAATCGAATACTCCTTAAGATTTACTTAATTTGTTTGACTTAACTCGTTGGCCTTAACTTGTTTGACAAGTGGAGGTTGGAGCAGAGGAAGTTGAAACAGATGTAACTTGGGTAGTTCCTCGGGTCATTTGTCCAGCCATTTGGAGGAACAAGGTTTGATCCAGGGCCATGTTGGACTCACTGCTAGCAGTCAACCACTGGAGTGCCTTCTTATAAGCGGTATTCCATCGTGAGCTATGTTGCATCAAACGATGAAAGAAGGCCACTACTCGGAAGGTCGAGACTTCATCATCAGGAACAGAAACAGCAACGGGGAGAACCCAGTCCAATCCTGCTGAAACCAAGGAAGCTTGATCCCAATTTCCCTTCAGAGATTGGAGCTTAATCAAATCTTCCATAACAGCCAGGTCAGTTTTCTTGGGTTGAGCTGGAGGCTGAGACCATGGAGCTGAAGCCGAAGCTGCGGCAGGTGCCTCGCTGCGCAACTGGAGGTTGGGGTTCCTGAGGGAAGACCCAACGGTATTCACACCAGTCGCCGTGCTCTCGAACCGATAGTGAGAAGAACCAGCAGCACTTATGTTAATTGACTTAGCCGCACCATGTTTACCTGATTTAAGCTTGCGCTTTATGTTGGAGGTGTTTGATAAATTTACTGAGGAGCCTTGATCATTCAAGCACAAAACCTCGTCCATGTCAAAATCCATTTCATCCCCATCATCCTCTTCATCATCCAAACAATCCATCGACATCGCACAGCATTGCATCAGACCGCCTCCACCGCCTCTCGATCCCATCATTCCACCATAACTCTCATGTTGTGCGGGTTGACCACGCTGAGGTGTCGCAATTGGAATCTCAATTCTCTTCAATACCGATGAGGAGGGATTTGGTTGATCACTTTGAGTGATACCAACCGCCGCTGTGTAGGGAGTAATGACGTTGAATTTGATGGCTAACGGGGTAATCTTATCGTTCTTCTCAGTTTTTGACATCTTAGCTACTGGAGCATTGAGCCACTCCTTGAGCTGAGTCATTGCAAAAGATTGATCAAGGGGAAATCCGCTTTGAGGAAGATCCTTCAAACTAATAGTAGTGACAGTCTTATCCTCTCCACGCCAGTTGGTCTTCAGGGTCATACTGGGGTTTTCACCAACCGAGTTAACCTTGGCCCAAACATAGCAGGGTTCATTCTCAAAGAGAAGAGATGTTGGTCGAGTTGAAGTCATTTCAACTTCACAATCATTCCATTCAAGGTGAGCATTACGAAGATGAGCACTGGTCAAACAACGCATGGTCATTTGAACTTGTTCAGGAACATCTTCCGAGAAATAGACATGGCTGCAATAACCATTTCCAGCCCTGGCGATATTCTCAACTAGTTCGGCTGAATGGCCGTTACCGATTCCCATTGTAAAACAGGAAACTGTATCAGAGTGTTTTCGGATCAACTCAGTGATTTGGGTCGGTTGTTGTCCCCAAACATCACCATCAGTCATAAAGAGGATCATGTCCTGATATTTCTGACCTTCTCGGCGAGTAGTCAAAAGACGAGTGTAACCCTCATTAATGACATTGAACATTTCTGTTCCACCATAGTTGGCATTAACATTGCTTTTAACCCACTCGAAAGCGGAAGCCATATTCTCATCAGTTTGTTCCAACCAGAAAGCATCTTCAGTTTCAGTCGGTGCAACACTACTAGATTCAGAAGTAAGAGGATCCTCCTGCTTGCCAGTGACAGTCTGGAAGACATGAGAGGAAGTGTGGAATGGTGTCATCGAGTTACGTTTGAAGCAACCTGAACACAGATCGAAATCAGGACATTCCTGGCACTTGTGACGATCACCAACGACGGGCATCATTTGGCAACCATCACAGGCAAATCCAGCATGAATAACTTGGCCGTTAACCATAGTTGTAGTAGGTTTCTGACGAACTCTAGTATCAATCGATGTCAGACGCTTAGCTTCCGGATAAAACTTGAAACTTGAGCCAAACATAGCCATGGAGAACTTAGCTGATCGAGGTTGATCCTTCAAAGCCAATTCCATCGCGTTTTTGAGATCCTTGATTGGATCACCACCCATTGAACCAGAGCCATCTCCGATGAAGAGGACGCGGCGCTGAACATGAGTCGATTCGGAATCCGGATCAACAACCTCCCAATCACCATCCTTTTCCGGACTGAAGTTATCAGCAGTTGGAAGAGGAACTTGATCGGCTGACTTGAAGTAGTTGGCCAGACAGACTTGGACGTATTTCTGACCTTCGGGGCTAGTCCATTGAAAAGCTTTGGAACCGAAACCTTCTGTGGGTTTGACTTGGAAAGTGACGTTAGTCTTACCATCCAAAGTCTGGCGAGGAACCTTGAGGGTGTTCTCAGTAGATTGGAAAGTGGTGACCTGATCACTAATGAAATTCAAACTGAAGGGAGCCGAACGCTCAAAACTAGCATCAAGAGTTATCCCATAAGGAAGATTCTTGTCAGCCTTCCAGGCACTTGGAGTATGCCATTTAGGAAGACCTTCTGAGGAATCACCGGGGCGAACGTAGGGAGGCATCGCGGTGAGTGGAAAAGTGTAGCTCAGAGATTCCGAAGTGATTTCATATGTTGAGTAGTAAGAGAACCGAAGGGAAATCTTTTGGTTGGGCTTCAGACGGCCAATCTTAACCGTGTAAATCTTATCATTGTCTTGTTTAGCTAGGACAGCTTGATGTCCCTGGTTAATTGCTTGTTGATACTCGCGCTCAGCTTTGCGCTTCTCTTCAACTTTCATGTTAACCCAGTCATCATCGTCGATTTGATATTGAAATTCAAAGAGACTAACCATCTTAGCTGGAAAACGAAATTCAGCTTCGACCTCATCGTTAAATCGATGAAGGTAGTCTTGACGCTCAGTAATCACTAAATCAGCTTCACGAAATTGAGCTTTTAGGTGGCGGCGATAAAGTGGAATTTGCGTAAATTCCTGAGGTTTGGGGACACATGGCCAGCACCAATCCGGAACTGGGTCACATGTAATAAAGTCCATTTTAGGGGATTCCTCCTTTGGGAGATAAACGAATCCGAGGCTGCAGCAAACTTGATCTGTCATTTGATACTTTTCTGATCTTTAAAAATACTTAAATCAATTTTATAGTTTTTAGGTTAAATTCAAAAGTTAAAAAATTATTTTTATGAAGTTGTGAGAAATTATCCAAACATCAGACCAGTTTTGGTTCCTTTTCCAGTGAGAGTGCTAAAGTGTTTTTGTGAAGAAGCCCCAAGATTTCCCTTAGCACTAACCAAACTACTTGTTGAAGGAACAGACTTAACTGCTGTTGCTGGAGGTGCGGGTGGCATCGGAGGTGGTGGTGGAGGTGGCATAGAAGGGGCATTTGTGGGTACTGAAGCAGGAGCAATCTTCTTTTTCTTTCTCAATGACCAACCTTGTTTAGGAGGGGGGCGAGGAACATTAGCAGTCTGGATTACTTTTTTAGTATAATCCTTTTGACCTAATATTTTAGCCGCTTGTTCCTTGGTTTGTTCTACACCTTCCAATTTTGCAATTCTCGCATTTTCGGCTTTGAGAGATGTTTGCATTCCATGATGCTTTGCAACTGCAGTTTTTTTGCCAAAACCTTTTCCAGGCAACCATTTTCTCTTCAATGTTTGTCTGGCACCTCGATCTCTTAAAATTTGTTGTTGAGCTGGTGTTAGATGTTTAATATCTCCCGCACGAATTCGCTTTTTACCAAGTCCCAACTTTCCTTTTGATCCATGTGCGGAAACAATCTTTCTATACTCTTTATTAGCTTCATATCTCAGTATTTTATCTTTCATTTTCTTATTTTTAACATTATCTTTTATGTAAGCTAATTCTCTATCTGAAAGATTAGCTTTTTTGATGTTTTTGGCGGACATTTTATTAAATTTTCCAACACGAGCTTTTAAATGTTTTTGGGCTAGTTTACTATGCTGCTTGGTAAGTTGTTTACCAATAGTTTCGGATCGTTGTGTTAATTTTTTTTTATTGGCCTTCATCACTGCTATATATCGTTTTCGCATGGGATCATTCTTTGGTAATTTTTTTATAACTGCTCGCTGCTGTTTTGTCATATTTTCAAGGGCTTTCCGTTGTGTAAGTAATTTTTGGTATTTAGCTTGTTTCAACATTAAAGTTGATGATCTTGATTTCATCGCAGCTTTTTTAGCGTCAAGCGTCATTCTATTAGTTCCAAAAGTTTTTGCTCCAAAACCCTTTGTTAGATTTTTATTATTTTTAAATTTACCTGCTTTACTTGCTTTGCCCACTTTACTGCCAAAAAGTCCCTGTAATTTAGAAAGCATACCACCCTCTTGATTTTTCAAGTGAGTACCATGTCTGTGATCATGTTTCTTAACTGTTGTTTTCTTGGCTCGTCGGCCTTTTTTATGGGTTATTTTTCTATTTACCATTCTTTTGCTTGATATGTTTCCTTTACTTTAGCAACAAGAAAAAAAGATCTTTATCTAATATTCAACTTATGAAATCAACTTATGAAATCAACTTATGAATCTTCTTAATTTAACTTAATCAAAAAGATTGACCATGTCATCATCTGATTCAGATTCGGAAACATGTTTTGGCTTAGGTTTAGTATCACCATCATCAAATAGACTAAACATACCATCATCTGATTCTTGGTCTGAATCAGTTGGCTCTGGTTCTGGTTCTGGACCAGGTCCCGAATTATCAGTCTTATTGTTCATTTTAGCTTCAGCGCTTTGCAGAGGGGAATGAACAGTTGTCTGATCACCATTATGGACATAGAGTAAATCATTTTTCCACTCTGACCACATGTATGTGTTTGGACCATCTCCTCCAACAACCACCATGGCTCGATAATCAACAATTGAAAAAGTGCCAAAGGGGAGTGGGCCTAAATAGCCAACTGGTCTATCATTAAGTTGATAACCAGTGTAATAACCAAGGAGAGTCATATGTTGAGGTTTTACTGTATCAAAGGGTCGTAGAAATTTTAGGTTTTCAACAACCCAAACATAACCGTTGTAGGCTTTAGAACGGACACCGCACTCATGAAATTTATCGAGATGTTGCGAGCTAACTCCGGTATTGCCTCGGACGGCCCAATACACGTTCTTTGGATGTTCACCAACTTTCAATTCTTCTTCCATATTTAAGAGTTTATTTAGAGAAATGGAAGAAGATATATTTAAAATTATAAATTCAATTTTTTATTATGTAAAAATTGAATGGCTTAATGTGCATCCAATCCAACCCAAAACAAAATAAAATGACATCAGTTACTCTCAAATTTTTCGACTTCAAACCAGATTATGAGAACGAGCTCAAAAAGGTTTTCGATCAAACTGCTTTTCCTATTCAAAATCCACAAGGGATTTCACAATTAAAGGTAGAAATGGCAACTGAAAACTTGTTTGATTTGCCAGAATACGCTGATCACACCAATCACCCACAAATTGCTTTTGTTTCACCAGCCAACTCTTTTGGATGGATGAGTGGGGGTATTGACTATCCTCTATCAGCAAAAGTCCTACCTAGAATTGAAAAAGAACTTCAGAAAATGTTGACAACTCTGAATTATAGAGGTGCCCTAGAAAGAGGCTATTCAAAAGAGTTTATGGATACCATGCTTGATTCAGTTCAAACTATTTGCACGATCGATCCTGTTTTGCAGAAGAAGGTTTTGGCTTTATTGAAAGCTGAGAATCCATCTGTCACCGCTGATACTATGACGGATCAGATTACACCTGAGTTCCTAACCAAGCATTTTCCGCGTCAAACTCCCGAGCTTCACTTGCCAGTTGGATCAGCGATTTTGGTTTATCACCAGGATAAGAAACAATTCTTAGTTTCGGCCCCAACTATGTTCTTTCCTCAAGATGTCCGCGGTACTCGCAACGCATACTTCGCGATGGTTGCCATCCTTAAAGTAGTTGACAAGTATAATCTGGCTAACCCAACAACTCCGATCACTAGAATCCTCTGCCCTGGATTGTGCACTGGTGTTGGTGGATTGTCCTTCCAAACTCTCTCTAAACTAGTTCATGAAGCAGTTCTTGATTTTCAAAAGGGAATCAAAGATCCAGATACTTTGGACCAGGAACTAGTTAAGAAATGGGAAAACATTCACCCTAATCTTCTTTACCTTCGTGAATCTGCTTTTCATCAACAACCCCACAAGATCGGAATGTTAACCCATCAACTAAAATCAATGTTGGAATCAGACACTAATATGATCGAAACCAATGAACTTCTTGAATCAGAATTTGAAGCCAAGATGTTCTCTTAAGTGCCTAGGTATTACTTGATTGAACCCTTCCTGATTAAATCTTAATTAATTTTTTATTGGTCTTTGTCTTTGTCTTTGTCTTTGTCTTTCTTTTCTTTTTCCATAATTTCATATTCAACCTGAGTATTAAGATTAGTTAAATTAAAAGTGATTTTATCTAATGAATCGTCATTTGTTTTAAAGGAAATTGAGTCACTTCCAAATAATTCAGTTTGAATACAGGGATCTTCCAAAATATTTTTAAATTCTATTTGAGCCTCATCTTGACGAAGCAGCATTATCTGACTATCCATCAACCTTTTTTTAATAAATCCATCATCAGGATAATCATCTTTCATTCCTGAATACTTATAAATAGTTTTATTAATACTATCTTGAATCAAAATTTCATAATATAAGCTTTCAGATTTTACGTAAAATGTTAAATGATAAATATATCGGGCATCGTTATTATCTTGATCAATAAAGATCATCGAAAAAGAAATCTTCTTTTGTTGATTATTATCACGAAACTCATTATATTTGTTAGATTTACTTAATATTTTACAATTTGCAAAATCTATTTGAATCTTATTTGGGTTACTCATAAAATTCCTTCTTTTTTGATGTTTAAAGATGATAAAAAAAATTTAATTTATCCTTAGCGGATTTAAATGGTTTTTAAAATGATTCTTGAAATGATTTTTAAAACGACTCTTAAGATTTAAGACTTCATGGTTGGAAACATGATCACTTCCCGAATGTCTTCCTGGTTTGTCAGGAGCATAATCACCCGATCAATTCCAATTCCAAGACCAGCCGTTGGTGGAAGACCAACCTCCAAAGCCTTAACAAAGTTCTCATCAATATCTTGGGCTTCAGTATCACCAGAATCCTTTTGACGACTTTGTTCTTCAAAGTTCTTCCTTTGAATTCGTGGATCATTTAGTTCCGTAAAACCATTGGCCAGCTCACGTCCAGCAACAAACAGCTCAAACCTCTCAGTCAATCCAGGGCGATGCCGATCTGGCTTAGCCAAGGGGCTCATTAGAACTGGATGACCACAAATGAAAGTTGGGTTCTGGCACTCTGGTTCAATAAAGTGACCAATAATCTTATCAAAAAGCTTGGCTGTGGTAGTCACCGCTGGCATTGAAACCTGCTCATCCAAGCAAAACTTCATCAGTTCATCCCGGAGATTTGGATGCTCTGGGCTGGGGAAGTCTGCAAACTTGCTTTGAAGATACTCCATAATATCAACGCGACGATAAGGTGGTGTCCAATCAACAATCTTATCCTGGAATTCAATCTTAAGATTCCGGCCCATCTTGGCTAGGATGGTTGGGAACATCTCCTCAATCAACCGCATTAGGGTCTTATGATCTGCATCAGCTTGGTAAAGCTCAATCGTGGTAAATTCTGGATTGTGAGTGTGATCAACCCCTTCGTTGCGGAAGACACGACCAATCTCAAAGACTCGGTCCATTCCTCCAACCACAGCCATCTTAAGGTAGAGTTCAGGGGCAATTCGCAAAAACATATCTGTCTTGAGCTCATTATGGTGGGTCTTGAAAGGGGTTGCTGTGGCTCCGCTAGCAACCATGTTGAGAATAGGAGTTTCAATTTCCATGAATTTCTTGGTGACCATAAATACACGCAGGTTCTGAATGAAAAGGTTTCGAGTGACAAAGTTTTGAAAAGTATCATCATTAATCATCATGTCCAGGTACCGTTCCCGAAACCTCTTCTCCTTATCAGCAAAACCAAAGTAAGCTCCTAGATCTCCCTCCTTGACAGTTCCCTTGCCCGACTTCTGATTGAACTTCTTTGGGATTTGGTGCAAACAGGGAGTCAGAACGAGAACTCGAGTTGCCATAATGCTCAACTCTCCTTGGCGAGTCTTATACGGATATCCCTCCACTCCAATAATGTCTCCTCGGGAAATCTTAGGCAGGTCACTACTAAAAGAATGTTCTGGATTGTAGTTCGCATCCCAGGCCATTACTTGAAGCTTTTCACCTTGACTGTTAATATCCATGAAAAGAATCTGCTTACCAGCCTTTCCATTGGGCTTTACTCGACCCCGCAGGGTATGAGTTCGACCCCAAATACTGTAATTACTACTCTTATCATCAGCATTGGGCTCCAAATGATCATGGGCAGACTTGAAAGCCGTAATTGAGATTCGTGGAAGTGCAGAACTAAATTCATGCGGGTAACTTTGATCAGTCAAGCTAGCTAGCTTGTCCTGATAGTGCTGAGTTTCATCGGACATTGTTAAGTTATGATCTAAAATTGATTAGGTTTAATTCTTTTCAATTTTATCCTTTTTATAGATAGACAAATGGAGGTCAAATATACTTTCATCGATTTAGATGGGGTCTTTACAGCATCAATAAAACCTTTTGCTTTAAAAAATCCGAATCTTTTGATTGAAACTAGACAACAAAACATTTTTGAGTTTCATCAGGAACATCAAAATGAAAAAGGATTATGCTATGTTAGTCCTGCCAATTCACTTGGCTTTATGGATGGTGGGATTGATAAAGTTTATAGTGAACAAATCTTTCCCAAGATTGATAAAGAAGTCAAATACTGCATTCGAAATTTAAAACATCATAATCTAGTTGGTCAAGCTTATTTGCCAATTGGGTCAGCGGCTGTTATTAAACGTCAGGATCAATTTATGATTTCAGCCCCAACCATGTGGCTTCCACAAAATGTTAATCAAACTAAAAATGCTAAAAATGCTTTTCTAGCAGTCTTAAACGCCACTTTCTTGTGGAATAAGATTAGGTCTTCAACTCCAATTAAACATATTGTTTGCTCTGGATTATGCACCGGATATGGTAAAATGACTGGTCAAGAATCCGCCAGTCAAATTTTTGAAGCATTTCAAGAATTTAATTTGAAACAATCCTACCATCTACAGCCTTATCATCATCAGTGGTTTCAAGAATTCTCCATTTATTTTCAAGAACCTCCTGAATCAATTGTTGAACAACCTTTGTATTATGAGAATAGTCAGTGGAAAATGATTAAACCAATGGAGATTATTAGATCGGGTTCCTGAAAATTTGAAGAACCAAGGCAAAAATTGATTTGCTTTGGTGTTTAGGTTGAAATGATTATTAAGTAATGATTTCAAGAAAAGAAATTGAAGGATCTAAATATGCATATGTAATAGAAAAAGGTTTGCCAGACCATATTATTGAATTTTTCTGGTATGGTTTTAAGGATAGTATTTACAACACAATTGCCCAATCAGATGTTCCAGATCAGGAAACAGATTTAGTTAAAGCTGAGCTAGAATCAACTAGAGAAATCCTTAACGAATTGCAGAGTCAACAAAAATACGATGAGATTTCTGGAATCATTCAAAATTTTATTATCTGGATTTCACGACATTTAATGATTTCTTTTGTTAAACATTACAATTTCAACATCTTTGTTACTAACATTAAAAGATGGTCAAAATGGATTTTAGAAAAAGGTGATAAATTATGTTATGATTGGCTTAAAAATTACAAAAAGGTTGGTGATGATGCCTTAGGTGATCATTTCTATGTCTTTTTTGAAATCAAGCGATTCGTTTATGGTCGATCAATTCCAGAAGGAGATCAGATATTAGAATTTGTTTTCCAATATCTTCCTGACAAATCATGCAATAATTTGGCTGTTTTACACCAATTAATGGAATATTTAGTTAAAAATCATATTTTAAAACCAACCCTACTAGAAATACTCAATGATTGTTGCCCAGTCATCGAATGTCTCAAAACCCATCAAATTCTCCCCAAAGATTTGAAGGTTATAAAACCTTACTCATTTATTAAATTATTAAAAAAGTATTCAATGTTGAATCCTAAAAGTTGAATCCTAAAAGTTGAATCCTAAAAATAAAATTGAAATTTAATTGGGATCAAGAGAGTAAAATTCTCAATGATTGCTTTGTATAAGCTAATTTACAGTTATTGGAATCCGACTTCTAAAATGATGGATCAGTCCATTTGGGTTGTTGTAGATTTCTTTGTTTGGCTACTTTATTTTATTATTTGCTGTATTTATTGGCCCTGGGTCATCATGACAGCTATAACCTTAGTTTATTTGATTGCCAAATATCCTTCGATTCGGAGTGAACTTAATCCGACCCCAATAAATAGATCGATTGGAATTAATAGAACTAAGTTATGTGTTTTAATGGAATTAGGTGTTGTTTTAGTAATAATTTGTCTAATTTTTTCAAATACATTTCGAAGTTTTATTCTTTCAACTCAACAAATCATAAAAGGGGATGATAATCATCAGCTTTTGTGGGCTTTAAATTATCAAATGGTATTGGTCTGTGTTATGTTGGCTCATGTAATTGTTGCATGAGCCAGGCTCTTTTAAGTAAAAACTAAATAAAAAATTTATCTTTACGATATTTTGTTTAAAATTTTTTTAATTTTCTGAACGGGATTCAGATTTACAGCAACACTACACAATAACCATTCAAATTAAATTTTTGATTTTGAGATTAGGTTCTTGGGTCATTAAATGTAAATTAGGAATCCTACTCAGAAACCTCTTAATGATCTTTGTACCGGTAGGAGAATTGTTTCATGGGACAATCTGGTCCCATCAAATGTCCATCACCTCCGCAAAAATTGCACCTTTTGTTGGGGCAATTTTCAACCACATGTCCAACAGCTCCTTTGCAATAAGCACAGAATGTGGGGCATTGTCGTTCACGGTGTCCGATACCCTTGCATTTCTTGCACTTGTGCTCCAGAATCTCTGGACATTCAGCGACCTTGTGGCCAAAATCTTTGCAATAGACACAAAATTCAGTCTCGCATCGGCTGCGGGTATGGCCCTTTTCTCCACATCGAGGGCATTCATATTCCTTTAGGCGAGGGCAAGTTTTAGGCAGATGCCCCTTGCACTCCTCTTCAGGAAGATCTTGATTGGCACAAAAGTTGCAAAACATTTCACGCTTGTATGACTTTTTTTGTCCCGAATTTTGGCTTGTTCGTTGATTGCCATTGGTTTGATTGCCATTGGTTTGATTTCCCCGGGGTTTCCCCTCAAATTGCTTTCCTTTGGGTTTTCCCTCAAACTGCTTTCCTCGGGGTTTCCCCTCAAACTGCTTTCCTCTGGGTTTTCCCTCAAACTGCTTTCCTTTCGGAGTGTTTTTGCGAGTTTGACTTCTGGGCTTGCCATCCGAGTCATCTTTTGGATTAGGCTCACTGGCTTCCTTTCGCATAGGTCGCTTCTTACGCTCCACCATCTTGAATTCACCCTCTCCATCATCTGGGAATGGTTTCATTCCTTGAGATTCATTATCAGCTACTTCAGGCTCGTCCACGGTTGATTCCTTAGCCACCGGCTCAGGTTTTTCAAACGCAGGTTCATTTTCAGTAAGATTTTGCTGAGGTTCAGCGACCTCGGGATCATCCCAAGAGCCACTAGTGGTTGTCTCAAATTTGTTTAATTGAAGGTTTTGTGCTGTTTCCTTTTGACTCATTGTTAGTGAATGATCCTTTAAAATTCAAATCGATCAATTCAATTTTTCTGACTTAGATCAGACTCGTATTTAACATTTTAGATTTTAAATTTCAGTTTCTATCATTTCAGGTTCTATCATTTCAGTTTCTATCATTTCAGGTTCTATCATTTCAGGTTCTTTTAATATATAAACCACTTGTTAGTTCCATCATTGTACACCACCACACTGTCATAATTACCATTAATTACATAAGTATTCGCGCTACCATCTAGTCCTCTGAATAAATCACCATTGGCATAGGCAATCGTAATATTATTGGTACTTGAATTACCTCCTTCATCAATAATCGCAATTCTCATTGCTCCAGTGGCACTGATATCTGGTAGAGTAATGGTGCATGTACCAGTTGCGGTATAAGTAACAGCCACAATGTCATCAGTTACCAAAACTGTATAGGCCCCACTGCCAACAACTTTTCTGGAGTAGCCGGTGGCTGGACTATCCCAATTTAAAGTTCCACTTCCATCTGTTTTTAAATATTCTCCACTTCCTCCATCATTTATTGGGAGCGTCAATGTATAATTTGTAACTGAAGTTGGAAGAATTAGTGTTGCCGTTTGCGCATTAGCATTTGATAAAGTCACTTTTCTAGTTGCCACATCTGACCACTCGTAAGCGGTGGTTCCAAGGGCGATTGCGTTACTAGCGTTAGGGATGATTCTGACCGTGTCCGCATCACCAATTGTATAAGTCTGATCTGGTAAAGTTAGGGTCGAAAAATTAACTGCTGTACCATTTCCAGAACCCTTCGAAATACCAACAAAGGCATTTGATAAATTAATTGTACCATATTCCATAGTTACCAAACCATCATTGGCATGATCATGAAGATGCATTTTGATTTGGCAAGTATTGGCCAAACTGCTGCTCAAAGTCTGATAATTGAAATATGTCACCGTCAAAAGAGAACTGGCTTGGTTGTAATAAATACCTCCACTGCCAGACGCTGGTGATCTTAAATCAGTCCAGAAAGGATAAATACCGGCTGCACCTTCAAATTCAGCTAAGGTTGCCGAATAATCAGTTGATCCAGCTGAAAAGGTCATAAAACCGTTCGTATTCAAATGAACTGATGTATAACTGCTTGAATACATATGCATTTTTTTACCCCCTGTGATCGTATAACTGTGATAACCATCATCAGCAGTACCACTGGTCCAGGAACTAACTTTAGTGTGACCACTAATTGAAATTATACTACCATCGGTTTTAACGATCGTGTGTCCGCTGGTCCCAGATTTGGTAAAACTAAATAAAGAGTCAGCTAAATCAAAAGCTTTATTGGCGGATAAATCTTCATATGGATTGACATAAACCGTTGACGCAACTCCTGAAGTACTAGTTGGAATATTCATAAATCCAGTCCAGGATAAAGTTCCTGTACCATTGGTCTTCAAGGCTTGTCCATCTGTCCCAGCCACACTGGGAAGTGTTATTGTATGACCTGCAACACCAACTAATGAATGACTTTTTAGTGTGGTGTATCTAGAACTAGTTGTACCGCACAATCTAAAGTCAGGAACTATGCTATTTGGGTTATAAACTTGAACATATCCGGCTCCTCCTAAACCATCACCACCAGTTCCAGCTGCACCAGGTTCTAAAGAAATATATCCACCACGTCCTGGAGTACCAGCTGAAGCGCCTGCATTAGAACCGGCTCCCCCTCGAACAACAACATCGCCACCAATTACTCCATTTTGGACTGTTGTTAAAGTAGCTTGTTGAGTTGTTGATCCACTAACTGCACCAGATAACGTTACTAAGGTGGTGTTGGTGTAACCAGTTCCACCATTGGTAAGATTAATTGCAGTTAAATAACCTGAACCATTAACCGCGGCATTACCTATTAAACCTGTACCGTTTCCCCCACTAGAAATATAAACTAGTTCGCGAGCTGTATAATCATCAGCATAGAGAGGATTAATAAAGTTGACAACTCCTCCGGCGTGTCCTGTAACAATCGCTTTGAAGAGGGAAGGAGATCCAGAATTATTGAACGTCACCACATCACCATTGGCATGACCTGTGCCACCATCAGAAATAGTAATTCCAGTCACATAACCGCTAGTGACAGTGGCTAGAAAGGTACCTCCTGCACCACCTCCAGTTCTAGCAGTGATAGTCAAAGCTTGACTATTAGTATATCCCGTGGCGTAAACCGGGGATAGACTAGTAACAACACCACCACTTCCTTTGCCACCAATTACATTAATTTCTGGAGCAATAGAATTGCTAGGTGAAAAAGAATTGAGATACATATATTGACCAGATGCCGCTGATGTATAGCCAACTAATTTAACCAAATCAAACATGTGATAGTTATTCTCATCTGAATTAGTTGTCAGGGAAGTAATATAATTACCACTACTTGTGATTGTTCCAGTTCCATCAGTACCAGTACTAGTGCCTAATGTTTTAACAAATTTAGCAGTTTCTCCAGTTGTATATCCAGCAGCATATCTTAAATTAACAAAGGTTACTGCCCCGCTTGAGACTGTCAACGAAGCAACTGCATCCATGGTAGTACCATCAGTAAATGTTACAAATTCCCCATTACTATAACCTGTTCCGGCGGCGGAAACATTTGCACTAGTCAAATATCCCAAACTATTTGTTGCCGCCGTAAAAGTTGCTCCAGTTCCAGATCCTCCGGTGTAAGCAATCGTATTTCCGCTAGTGTAACCAATACCATAAATCAATTGCCAATTATATGAACCATCCGAAGTTGTAAATGTTTTTCCGGCAATCGTAGTTGTATTACTGGTATTAGTATTAATTTGCATAGTGCTTTTAGGTCCAAAGGTCGCTCCAGAATAATTTTGTAAATTAAGTAATCCTCCAAAACGACTTTCACCTATTTCAACATTCATTGCTCTAGTTGTTGTCAGGGTTGAATTCGTTCCGGCAACCGGATTTCCCTGAATGTGTAGAGTTGTGCTTAGCTGGGTTGTAATAGCGTTTGAACCAGCTAAAACAGGAGCTTTGATTGAAATTAAATTAAATTCAGTGGCTGCTGTACCACTGGCCACTGTTACATTATCCGTAAAAGTTTCTCGATCAACAAAAAGTCCATGACCACTTGTAGTTGGAGTATAGTTACGTCCACCCCCACTTAAAGTTATTTTTCCTATATCACCTATTTCTTTACTGGCATCCAAAACTAAAGCTTTGGAAGCTGCTGCCGTACCAGCTGTCACCCCAGCAACAAAGTTTAATTGAGCCGTGGTTGCTGTAACACCATCTAATTTGTTCAGTTCGGCTGCTGTTGAAGTGACTAGGACACTACCCAGAAATAAACCATTGGTACCATCATGGGAAGCGACATCAAAATCATTTGCACCATCCGACACAGTTAAATCGCCATTAACTGTTAATCCAGTTAAGGTTCCTAGGCTGGTAACACTAGTTTGAGCAGCAGTACTTAAAGTACCTACTAGACTTCCGGTCGCTGTGACATCGGTGGCACTTAAATCACCAGTACCTAAATTAATGTCTTTACTACCATCAACAACTAGAGCTTTACTGGCTACTGCAGTACCTGCAGTAGAACCATCCAAGAAATTCAGTTCTGTGGAATTTGAAGTAACTCCATCGAGGATATTTAGTTCTGTGGCATTTGAAGTCACGCCATCCATAATGTTCAATTCTGCAGCACTAGCAGTAATCAAAGTACCTCCCAACTTTAAACCAGCTGAAGATGCATCATGACCACTAACATCCACATCACCATCTAATCTAGTTTGACCACCATCAACCCAGAGAGCA